CCACATCACCTTCATGCGGGTGTCACACTTAACGATGCCGCGTAAGCGCCTGATAACGTGCGGAGTCCAGAGGTTACCCCACCCACTATACGGCACATTCGAGAAGGGAGAACGCCCCCTCAACTTGCCTCTTTCCCTCGACAGATAGCTGAACGGAGCGGTCCAACTCACGTAGGGATCGATATTTACGATAGGCCCCTTGGACTTCCCCTTCTTCTCCCGCGAGCGGAACCTGGGCGGTGGTGGTTCGGGCACCGGCTCCTTCCTCAATTCGTGCACCGGAATACCATGGTCCTTACGGTTGACTTGGCTCATCTCATAACCCCTTTGGTTCCAATACTTGCGGCGAATAATTCAGGTTATGTTAGTTAGGTTGAATAAGGGGGGCATAGTGACCAAGGTTATCAGGGCGGATAAGGTATATTTTTATGTCCCCGACCCATCACTCCTCCTCCTTTGACGAAGATGTGACACTGTACAAAAAACCCCCACAGCCAAAAACTGTGGGGGCTTCAATCTGCTCATCCAGACTTACACGGCTTCGAGAGCCTCCACACGCGGGTGATAGAGGTGCGGCTTGCGCCCCTCACCCTGATCGACCTCAACGAGGTAGTGGATACCATCGCGCCATGTCGGATCGAAACGGAGGCGGTACTTGTTCTTGAGCAGGTGGAAATGGCTGTTGCAGCGAGCCATGTCACGCGCCTTGGACACGGTCATATCAGGATCGGTCTCACGGAGGATGTTGATCATGCTCTTCTGAGACAGCTCGATCCACTCGTTCCGACACACAGCGACGATAACGCCCTGCTTCTCGACCTCATACCCGTTCGCCTGGGACGTCCACCGAACAGTCTGCCCCTCCTTGAATTGTGCCTTTGCTGCCATTACGCTACCCCTTTCTTCTAGGTGTGTAATACCGGTTGAATTTGCCGTCGTCCACGAGCCACACCTCACCTAGCGGACTACGGACTACCCAGTCTCCGTCATTCATGTACCGCTTGCCACCCCAATGGGTCTCAAGCAAGTACCTCTCTCCTACTTTCTTGATCTGGGCAACACAATCGCACATCGTGTGATCCCACTTGAACGCGCACACGGCGGTTGGCTTGTGAACCCACTCCTCCCAGGGAGGTTCCCCAACAAATATGACAGCCACCTTGTCCTCCGATTCCTTCTCCTCCGGGAGCGCCTGCGCTATCTCCGAAGCCAATTGGATCAACAGTTCATCCGAGACACCATGGTTATCTTTTTGATGCTCATGGAGGTGAACCATCAGGTCACCTTTGTCGTCGAACACCATATCGCTCTTGGTACCATCCGGTGCTTCATTGTAGCAACACCGATGGCAGACCCAAATCACACCATCGCCTTCACCACGCCTCTTCTTGAAGGTGGTGTAGACGTAAAGGAACGGAGTCGATACGAGGTAGTTACACATCTCGGTTACACCCTACTCAAAAACGCCGACACTGTCAACCCTTTATCTCCTTATACTTCGCCTTGGCGAAGAGCGCTCTCCTCTTCCACATATCACGCTCTGCTCTTAAACGGGAAACCAACTCCCGCCTAGTCTCTTCCCTCTTGGGGGTAGGCCACCCAGGACGTTTATCTTTCCAATCATCCTTGGGAACGGCTTTGTGGATGTGTGCCGCACGACCAGAGCGCGTGGGCCGAGTATCCTTTGTACGAACAATTCGACCAAGACGCACAAGCTCTGTTACCCGCGTCGTACAACTATTAGGGATACCTAGATGGACATTGATCTCATCAGAGGTTGCCCCGTAGTCCCCCTGGGATGCAATGAAGCGCCACACACGCTGCCGAAGATTCTTCGCAGGAGCTACCATGCTCTTAGCCGCAGCCTTACTGGTAACAGAACCCGGAGTGTACGGAAGCGTAGACATCGTCAACCCTTCCTCACACGGTAGCCCTGCTTCTCCCACCAGACCCAAGGCTTCTCCTCTCCAGTCATGCCCTTCTGACGTTTCATAAAGCACTCCTGTGCTTCAGTCTTCGACTTCCCCCTGGTAGCGGGGACTTCCTCGTTCGAGGACGGCTCAGAGACGAACCATTTCTTCACGAGACCTGCTCCTCGTCCAGCTTGTGATCGCCACACCAGTCATTTACATACACCACAGGGAACCCGCTCATGGTTGGCGCGTGCCTACGGCAGCGACCCACGATTGACGCCTCTTTCCCATCCTGCAACTTCACTATCTTTGGTACAAACCACATGCAGGTGTTACAGCGCATCCCGGCTGAACGATGTTTCCACGGATCTTTGTCAGTCATCTGATCTGTCCTTTTCTTCTTTTCCCTTGCCATTTTCGTCTTCAAGTAGACTACATCTTCGTCAACCACACTAGGTTCCTTGAGACCGACCATCTTTAGAAAACAGGGCCATGCTACGCTACTCATCGCCATTTTGACTTACGACCCTTCTTAGCCTTACGGGCCTTTAATGCCCTTGCTATCAGCCATTTCCTATACTCGAATTGGTCAATAAAGACGACCATCCCAAACCGCATCGTCGGATGCCGTAACAAAAACAGTTCCGGTATAGAGAGTACTGGCTTAGCATTCTTGGACTCGGTCACCTTTCACCTTCGACCCAATCACACCAATACTAAAGCTGTCGAGATCCCACCCAAGGTTGATCCAAAGCTGAAGGGCCTTGCGTAGTGCATACGCACGAAGAAGAGCAGTATGGCCCTGCACAGAAGGCACGAGAACGGTATCCCCGGCGTACCGAGAGCGGTCTACGATACTATCCGCAGCCTTTCGGCCCAGCGCCTTCTCAAAGCGATCAGAGAACGAGCAAATAGCAATCGCCATAAGGGGCGAATTCTCGTGGGACACACGAATAGTGAACCCCCCGTTATGGATGTTCTTCTTGGCCTTCTCCCGCAGAGTAGCGGCCTGGGACCAACAAGAGAAGGTTAAGGGGCCGGTCAGGGCGGGTCCGTGAACATGGACGTAACGTACTTTGTTGCTCATCTGTCTCTCGCTCCCTTTCTGATTTGATCCATCGCGCCTTCATAGCCATGGCTCTTCCCATAGCGGTACTGGCGCATGAGCACGGCCTTTAAGCGGCGCATCTGTTGTACTGGGTGACCGCTCCCACCAGCGAGGATGAAGTGGTACGTCCGCTCTAGGTCAAGTGAGAGATCGGGGTTGAGCTTGTCCAGCTTGTCCCCGAAGTCTTCACGCTCGGGCCACGAGGTGACCTTGAGTCGCTCTCCTTGGCCAAGATCGCCAGAACTCATACCCGCTCATCCCCAACTAGACATACGGCGTTGTAGTGGCGAAGGTACGACGGAGACTCGTCGTCTCCAACGAACGGGTTACCAACATCCTCCACCCGAGTGAGCTTGAAGTTGTGCGTGATGTTGGCGTCGGTGTGCAGGAGCACTTCCATCTGTCCATCATACCGATGCAGGATCTCGATCAACTCTTTAACGGTCATCTGTCCTCCAATTAAATTCCTCGATGTCGTCAGGGTTATCATATCACACGCGGTGGTTCCACGCACGACGAGCCATCTCCTGCGCCTTCTCGTGAGCCTCCCCCACGAACTTCCGGTACTCTCCCGTAGCAGGGGCGCTCGCATCTGCCTCGGCGTAGAGGGCATGAGGAACAAGAAGCCGTGCCCAATCCTCAACCTGCGCGTAGCAGTTCCGACACTGGCACACTGCCGTGACCTGAAGGGCCTTGGCCGTCTGATCGGCCTCCTCATCGGGGTAGATGTCGATGAACACTTCGCTCACCACGTGGACACCGATATGCTTAGACTCACCGCAAAACGGACAATGCCTCAACTCAACCATGTTACCTCCAGAGACGCACAAAAATGATGATCAGGATGATGAGCAACAGGACCGCTCCACACCCAGAGTCGATGAGACCCACCACACCAATAAGCAGGAATATCCCGATAACAACAACGAAAACCTTGAACAACCAGCCGAGGATCTGCCCAATCTGCTCTAGCCAGTTCATAATACCTCCGTCAACTCAGAGTACTCCAACCGAGCAATCCCGAACTCCGGGTACTCCCGCTCCGGATCAACCCCTATAGTGAGCTTGACCTTGTCCCCCACCTTCAAATCTTTCGGGAAGCATCGAAATAGATAATCCATGCACACAGTGTCTATACGCACGTACCGTGAGCAATCAGACCGCTGGACATGCGTAACATGACTATTCCACGGTGTCTTATCCACGGAGCCTCCTCGCTTTGATGGTGAAACGAGGCTTATCCTGCTTCATAGGGGAGGGTGCCTCAACGAGGTGGTACCTGCCGTCGTTGGGCGGCTCATCGAACCCATCGATGTACCGGCAGACGTGACCGACAACGCGCTTCGCACGCTCCAACTCGACCAAGACCATCTCCATGAAGTCCAACTCCGAGTGCATCTCGAAGCGTCGTCCATAGATCCGGTCTTCGATCATGATACGCGCCTTGCCAATAGCGTCAAACGAGGCCATGACCTGCTGCTCGGCAGCACGCTTGTACGAACCATCCTTATTGCGGAAGTCCTTAATGACCGTTGGTTTCCCCTCGTGAAAAAACAGATCTTCAACCCGCATGTCATCCATTAAACACCCCCCAGGCCATCAAAGCACCATACCCGAGGAACATAGCCCCCAACGCCCCAATGAAGCTATAGAGGATACTCAGGAGCAAAAACGAAGTGCCCCTGATGAACCGCTCCTGTAGGTCCAGCTCTCTGTCGAACGAACTCCGGAACAGATAAAGCATGTAGTCTAGTGTTTCCTCAATCCACGGCATGTTCACTCCTCGGGACCATGTCGTCGTCCCCAACGATCTCCTCAATCAGGCGTGAGTACGTATGTGCAGGAACCGTGTGGCCAGCAGCCTCGTGCTCATGGAGATGACGTATCACCTCAGCAATGGTGTCGAAGGACTGGTCCCTGTGGATGGAGAAGTTACCCTCCACGGCACCTGTCTTCACGTTGACGCGTTCCAAGGGGGCCAGCCTACATGCACAGCAGTGGAATCTATCGTCCAGCCCAGCATAAACGTACACGTCACTATCAGAACCGAATCGACAATAAGCCATCACTTCTTCCCCGATCTCTTAGCCTTCTCGTAAGTCGCAATAGCCGCCCACGCCTCTTTTCCACCTGAAGTACTTGGGTGGGCACTGTGGAGAATCACATCATCCTTGTTAAGTGGACTAGGAGGTGGCTCCGGTAGCTCATCAGGATCCGTGATCAGCTCGTAACTGTTGTCCTCCAGGGCGGGGCCACCAATGCGGGTATAGGCATTACCACCATCCACGAAGACGTTATGGCACAGGCACCACACGAAGTCGTGCCTGTGACGCGAGATAATGATCGACCCACACTTCTTGCAGCGGGCAGCGTTGACCTTAAGCTCACTCATAAGTCCTCCCTACCGAGAAACCACTCAACAACAGTTAACCCCACATCATCCAGGGCAACAAGACGCTCCAACAGCTCGGATACCAGTTGCATCTCGTGGTTACGGTAGAGTGAGTCCACGTAGACACGAGTTTCACCACGGTAGTTGTGGGCCATGTCTCGTTCATGCTGTTCTGCTCCCTTGCGGGTGAAGAACGCCTGCCTTGTCACCCACTTGTCGATGTAGAAGACCTTCTCCCACTGGTCCCAAACGATGGGGTCACCTTCTCCGTCATCCCAGTACTCTGGGTCCGAGTCGATCTCTGCCTGCTCCCCATAGCAATGGTCGTGGTCCAGCTCTTCGAGCTTGTCTACCAGATCACCATCCGCGATCCAGTTGTCGCACTCCGCGTTCATCCACACATAATTGTCATCCCCGTACTCGGGGTCCATACCCAAGATCCTCTCGCGCTCCTGCACGAGGAAGATGGGGTGGGCCGTACAGGCGTTGTCCTGAGTTGCGATAGACGCGAAGTGCTCCGCGATCTCCGCGAGCGGTGTTGGTACTTGATCAGACATCTCACCTCCAAATGAAAAAAGCCAGTGTTATCCACTGGCTGATAGTATCACAGGTTTCGACGGTCTGCAACTAGACGAACTCGTGCCGCTCAGGGAGATCGGTAGGATCCGGTTCTTCCTCTTCCTGCTCTTCGCAGCACACGTCGCACGTACAGACCTTCTCCGGAAGCTCCAGTTCCTCGCCCCACGCAGCAAGGGCATCGGTTACCAACTTCTCATCCGCCTCACGACGACGGCTATCAAGCTCCATATACCGAAACCCGTGATCAGCTAGAGTCGCTATCCGCTTGATGTTGTCGATGTTCTTGTCGATGAGGCTGATCTGGCTTTCCCACAGCTTGATGCGCGTTCTCTGCGCGTCCTGCGCCATCCTGATGAAAATAGAAAGACGGTCGTTGAAGTACCGAACACCTATCGACAGGAACAGACACCAGAACACCACCACCACGATCATAAATAGAACGAGCACACTCGCCAGGATACCTGCCATCACTTGGGGGTCCACACTACACCTCCTTCATCGCCTTCTCGGCACGACGAGCACTCACCCAATCCATCTCGTACTCGCCGTAGATGCCAACCTGCGCCAGTCCACATCGCTGACACGTACGGCGCAGGATAGGGATACTAGTCCCAGCGTAATTCCGATCATAGTCCTTGTACTCGAACCAGTCATGACCGTCCTTGTGGAACCAACAGGCTAACCTGCGCCCCACTCTACGGAGCCACATCCGAACTCTCACACGATCTCCTCGTCCAGCTCAGACATAGCTCGGTCCAACTCGTGTACTGCGTCTTCGAGGTCCACGTAGGCTTCCTCACACGTCTCTGAGACTCCCTCGCCCTTGCTCTGGAGCAGACCGACCACACGCTCTTCCGCGTCAACGATCTTCTCTTTCGCCGTGTTGATAGCGGTGGTGATACGCACGATCTTCGGTGCACCAATCATCAGAAGTCCCCTTCCACCTTCATAGGCTCATGATCTGGAGAGGCCCAATTACCCTCCTCCACACTGACCTGAGGCTCATTGGTGGGGATGCTTGGGTCGAGCATCGTCCTAGTGATCTCCTCGAAATAGAAACCCCCCTCAGGCTCGTCTGCGTCACCGTACGGCTCGATCCAGTTGACCTGCGCACCCTCGATGAAGGTGTAGTCCCACCCGTCTCTTGGGGTTCCGATACGCATCACAACGCCTGTGGGCGTATTGAGGAACTCGTGGTGGACCTCAATCCCGGAGTCCGGGTCTCGGGCTAGCACGCCATCCCACGCAACAGCAGGGTACTTCGCTCGCATCACACGCACCTGTTTTTCTGTCATCTCTCCCATGATCATTCCTCCGATTCTGCTATAAATTTTTCGAACCGCATACACGCCTCCGGGCACGGCACCAGGAGACCGCCCTCATCGACGTTAACCCCCCGGATAACGTCCAAGAACGCGTCGATGGTGAACCTCGGTTCTTTAGACGGGTGGCCACCGTATACCACCACGCAGTCATCATAGTTCTTGAACTGAAGACGCTCGTTGTACTTGACCTCTTTAGGCATCCTCGCCCCCTTTCGGTTCATGGACACACTTGATACACCTAACGACCTCTTCGACGAAACCATCCCAATTATGCGCCCACCCCAGCTCTCCTCCCCAGAGGGCATCGCTGATGGAGCACAGCCCATCTTGGATCTTACCCATGTCAGGCTCCATTGACCCTCCCCGGATCCTCTCTAACCGGGCGAGTACCTCTTCAGGGGTCATACGAATCAACTCCGTGTCGATGTCCTTACCCATCGGGATATCCTCAATGGTCATGTCCAGGCCACGGCGCTTATGCTTCACCACCCCGCGCTCGTCAGGCTCACCCCACTCGCGCTTCTTGTTGATGATGAGCTTGGCCTTCACACCTGTCAGGATCTCGTCCATGGTGAACCCCGCAAGACGCGATGCACCCATGAACAGCATCATAATATCGGCCCATTCGAGCAGATCACCTGGGGCCTTACGGGCTTCCTCAATCTCGTCCACCATATGGTGGAGCTTCGAGCCCACCGAACCGTGGATAAACGTGACATCCTGCCACGCACCCACCTCTTCCTGCACACGGGTGTACTTACTCTTCGACATCACTTATCCCCCCGGTTACAGAACTCCTGGTAGGCGTTATCGGCCTCCATCTTCGAGTCATAGAAGGAGAAGTCCTCCACCATGTGCACCAAAGGGACTACGTTCATGTGCTTGGGGTATGACGCTTTCATACCCTTGTTATCGAAGTTGTAGTACTCCACCAGATAGATGTCAGGAAGGAGCTGGCGAACAACCTGCCCTATGACGATAGGCGTTCGAGGGAGTTGCGTCTTCTCGATAGACGTCCACTTGATGAACCACACCCCCGTAAGGGTCTTAGGATCCTCGTGCTCAACCACGTCGTACTTCGGCTCTTTAGCTAGCATCACCAATCCCCGTCGAACTCGCCACACCAGTTGTCCTCATGAACAAGTGGCCCCTGGTCGGGCAACATGTGGTAGTTATCAGGTGCCGGGAGAGGGGGGAACCGCTGACAGATCCCCTTATCAGCAAGCCCCACGTCACCAAAGAACCAACACTCACCACACCGCTCATCGCCCCGGTCGCGTTTTGCGAACTTAGACTCGCTCATCGTCATCTCCTCCCAGGTCTAGTACTGCCGGGTTTCCTGTAGGCGTCCACCCACCTCCCTTGAACACGACGCTCGTAGGATAGATCTTCTCGATAGGGTAGGAAGCGCCCACGCACCTCTTGCACATCACGAACTCAGGCATGGCAGAGGTGGGACGCCACTCGTCCTGCACGTGACCACACAGAGCGCACTTGTATTCCTTAATCATCCCCAAGAATCCTGTCCAGCTTGAATAAGCCCTGCAAGAAATTCTTCGTAAGATGTCGATGGAACGGCTCGCACCGTGCTCCAAGAACGTTAGGGGCCACGATGCCTTGTGGGTCGTCCGGGTCGTCATACTTGAAGAAGCACTTGGGCGTCCCACAAACACGATGGTAATGACGGCAATCAGTGTGGCACTGAACACTGTCATCACCTACGGCCTCGGGCTGGATGGGGATCCCATCGGCGTATACCGAAATGACCTGCCTACGCTTCATGTCGCCGATCCCCCAACGCATCCCTGACCTTATCCTCGATCAAGGTGATCATGTTGGCCCGCTCCTGCTCCTCTTCCTGGGTAAGCAGATGACCGACCTGATTCATCTCCCGCCACAGAGACGGAAGGACGGCGTGCATGAGCTTCGCCCACTCCTTACACTGTGCACAGTCGCTCATTGACTAATCTCCCACATGTGCCGCTTCAAGCGTTCGAACCCCCGCTCTTCGGACTCCCGAGAAAACCCAGTATACTCACAGCGATCCACCCACACCCGGTGCACATCCCCGGTCTCTGAGTTGACAGCCATGTTGATCACCCACCCGAAGAGGTGGAGCATACGGTTCACCCACCACAGTAGACCAGCCTCCTGAAACGCCTTCCACTTAGCTGCATCCTCAGCAGCCATGGGGATCTCGGGGAGCTGGTCCTGGTTGAAGACCACCATCATTGGACCTCCGACACGTTGGTGATAGCCTGGAGGGCCAGCCTGAGGTCGCGAATATGACCACTGAGCTGTTCGACCTGAAGGTGAGCGGCTCGGTTAGCCTGACGCTCATCCTCGATGACCCGCTGGAGAGTCTTGATGTCTGCCTCAAGAGACGCAATCTGGCTCATCCCCCGCTCCCTCTCCTGCTGAAAGGCAGCGATCTCAAGGTCTTTATAGGCGAGCTTCTCCTGGTACTCGTCCGTCAGAGTCGCTATATCCTCCTGGTGTGTTTCAACCAACTCCTCGTACGTAGTCTGGTCTTCCCTGGGCGGAAGAGACGTGTGGTTGGGGTTACCCGCAACGATATGGATCACCTGCCCAGGAATCGTGGTGATGTGATACTCAATCGGGTCAGACTCCGGGTCAAACTCCTCTAACAGCTCCTCGTCAATCATGAAGGGGTTGCGTTCCTCCATTTCTGGTGAAGAAGTCATCTCCTCAGCTCCAAGCGAACCACAACCACACCCATCCTTAATCATGATTTCTCCTCCTTTGTGTTCTTCATGTCATCCTCGTTCATCACCTCGAAACCTCGAAGTCCTTAGCAAGCTGAGCGACACCATTACGCCACTCGGAGTCGGGCATCTCCAAGATGAGATCATGGATGGTGAGGGCTTCCTCGTTGTCGAAGTACTTGCGGAACATGGTGTGGATGCCCTCGGGCAGCAGCGTCCTGAAGTTCTCGTGCCACTGTTCATACTTACGGATGATCTCAAAGGCGTCAGTAAGCTCACCCTGAAGTCCGTCCAGAGCAGCCTGGTTACCGAGTGCCCACGACAAGAGCACGTTCACCATGTCGTGCATCCCCGCTGCCTCCTCGGGCACCATATCCTTGGGGATAGCATTCCGCAGGAGCTTGGTGGTCTTGCGGTTGGCGCTGATAATGGAACTCGTACGCCGGTCCAGATCAGCATACTCACGGTCCCGTTGGGCGAGCTTCTCCTGTAGAAGCTCCACATCACTGTACTGCTCCATGGCAGAGTCGAGGATGTCGATGGCAGCAGCCAGGATCTGTTCGTTGTCGAATTCCTCGATGTACTGTTTCTTGTCACTCATCGAACACCTTCACTCCCCCGAACTCCACCTTGATGGGATGGGTGTTCGGGACCACAATCCCAGTAGTCGCTGTAAAGGTCTTGTGATCGATGAACCCAACAAGACCTGGGGAACGCCACCCGTTTGTACCAACGTGCGGCCTCTCCTCATCCTGATGGATGTAGACTGTCTCCTCGGAGCCACAACCGGGGAGAGAACAACGATAGCTCTCTTGCTGAGTAACCCACCGCCACGTACGCTCACTCATACTCCACTCCCTTCAGCAGAACGGCGACTCTTCGTTGAGCCAGTTCTCGAACCACTCCAACATATCACGCATGTTACGCCACGTGTTCTCGTCAGAGTCGCTATTGCCGGGTACGCCCAACCAGTCGGTCAGGGCACACGCAGCTCTGAGATGCCCATAGGCGATCTCCACCTCACGGTGGGCCATACGCCTAAGCATCACTCCCTCACTCATCGGATCGCGCAGTGGGATCATTAGTCCTCCAATCAGCCCGATGGTATCACAGTTATCACTCGTTCACAAGCTGGAAGGACTGGTTGTCCTCGATAAACGTAGAGCCGACCTTCCCCTCTCCACAGGCGTACATGTGCACCACGTATTTGCCATCATAGCCTACGAAGACACCCGAGTCGATAGAACAGAGACCGGCGTAGCGTTCCGTCAACTGCCCATCGGTGAGGACCAGCAACACCTTGTCGTTCTCGCAGTCCTCTGCCTCCATGATCTGGGTAGCCTGGGGCTTGATAGTTACGCCCTCCTTCATCAAGTACGAAATGAAAACGACAAAAAGGATCGCCAAAACGACCGCGATCCAAACACCAACAACACCAACAACACCAATAAGATTTTCACGCGTCATGACTCACTCCTCTTAGTCACAGTAGTTCTTTCTTGGCTTCTTCCAACATCTCGGCAGTAGCCTCGACATACGCCTCACGAGAACCACCGGGCCAAGGGGTGATCCTCACGTTATCCGCTTCCTTATCCCACGCACGCACCTTCGCACGCAAGTCAACGAGATCCTGTTGCGTAGTGAGGTGATCCATGGTCATGGCGTCCTTGAGGTCGTTGTTAATAGACCTGAGCACCTCCAACTTGTCGAGGAGTTCCAACACCTCTTCAGGTGTAGTGATGCCCCAACCCTCTAGCTCTGACCACTTCATTTGCCCTCCTCACTAGCTTGAAGGCTCTCCTCCAAGCACCTGAGAATCCACTCTGGTGTGAGCTGTGAATCCCCGCCCGCAATACCGCTGATAATGATGGCACACAGGTTCCTGATGTCCTGCTGGAGATCCTCCAGCTTGTCGGTGAGCAGTTCCTCCTCGGTCGGAAAGCGGGAATCAATCATCTTTGATCTCCTCTACAAGAACATGAATCTTCCCGTCTTTGTGGTAAGGCACACCCACAATACCAACATTCTCCAAACGTGATCGAACCTCATTCAAATCCTCCCAAGGAACATCCTTGGCCCACTCCAACCACTGCTTCCACTCTTCAGGTGTACCGAATGCTTTCTCGGGGTGATCTTTGTCTATTGGTTGCATGAGCTTTTGTCCCTCTCCTTGCCCCACGACGTCTGCTTGTACGTCTCGACGAAATCCTCAATAGCCTTCTCAATATCCCCCCAAGACGCCTCCAACTGGTTGTTGGCCTGCTCCAACAGGTGAACAGCATCACGGAGCATATCCTCCATCATAGCCGCTCTGAGCGCATCTAATGACTCGGTCTTCTGGCAGAGGTGTTTCCACCAATCCCGCTCCTTAGCCTCCAAGGAGTAGGGATCCTGAGCCATCTTCTTCCAGTAGTCCCTCTCCTGGGCAGTGATGCGGTGCTCCTCCGTGAGCGCACTCTCAAGCGTGTCGATGTAGTTGGCCAGCTCAGTCTCCTGGCTCGGGCTGAGCGTTCGGTATGGGTCGTGCAGGATGGACTGCCACTTCTCTTCACTCATGCTCATCCTCCTGGTGGAGCTTATCGTAGATCCGCTGAGCGGCCATGTAGAACTCATGGGCCTCTTTCTTCATGTCGTCACTCCAGTGAACGGCGTCCTCGTATCCGGGCCACCAGCCCAGCACGAAGCCGAGCACGTATCCCAGATCTTCACGGTTGACGGGCACTGTATCGCGCATCAGTCCTCCTCCACCCAGTCATTGGGGGAACATACTCTATCAAGATCTACGAGCACAGGCTTTGGGCGTATAAAGACTGCCCGTTGCACCGGAGGACCGCCTACCTCGGGCCACGATACCTCCACCCTGTAACCAAGGGAGTACTTCATGAACAAGCTGGAATCCTGTGCGTCGAACGGGTCACTTAAGTAGCTCACGCTTCTTCTCCTCATAGAACTCGTCGTCAGGCCATTCAGCAAACCCGTAGTGGTCATCCTCCCACGTGATCCAGCCGTACTTACCCCCATAGTAGAGGAAAGCCGCATAGCCTAACCCCATAAGTACGATGAACAGGAAAACAGCGACGATGGCGGTATCAATCATAGCATCCGACCAGTTATGGCGTAGTGACGTGCCTTGAGCTTCTCGATCTCCTCCATCAGGTCTGCGACCTCTTCGAGACCCGGATCCTCATCGAAGAGTTTTGCTGAGATACGCTCGATATCCTTCAGCTTATCCTCGTGAGACGAAGTATGATCCCTACACGTGAGAGAGATGGAACACACCGCAGAACGGGCATTGCCCATACGCTTCTCTATGAGGTCGATGTAGTCGGCAATCTCGCACATCTGCCCCTCAGAGATGTAGCAATTCGGATCACGAAGGCGGTCTTGCCAGTTCATCATCGCTCCCTTGCTGCGCGGAAGGTGAAGTCGTCCGCTGCGTAGTCGTACTCGTCCTCAGAGAGGTCAATAATCTCGTCCATGCACCTGCCACAAAGCGCATACCGATTTCCATTATCGGCAACGTCGTCATGGTAGACCCCGCATCTTGGGCAGGCACGGAGCTTACTCGTTGAGTTCGCATGAGCTGACATCGATGTCCTCCAGATCCGATTCATGGATCTCTTCCCAGGCAACGTTGTCTGTGTCGAGGCGTGAGAAGTCGCCTGCGATCTCCATGGCTTCCTCTTCGGTATCTGCCTGGATGCAGATGGTCCCACGGCTCCTGTATTCAGCGTCAAACATGTATTCAGGCATCTCTAGTCCTCCGATCTTTTTGATGGTATCACGGTTTCTCAGGCTCTGCAACAGGCTTGAGGGAGATCGACGATCCACTCTTGGAGAACGACCACCAACCGTGAGCCATGCCACCCTCTACCCGCCTCACGAACTCGACGATGTACTCCATGTTGAGGTAGTAACGTGGAGGGCGCTCTCTCCCTGTGCCCAGCCTCTCCAACTCGAAGTAGGCAGCACTACGCCCCCTGTGCCAGTCGGTCAGCCTGAATGACGCCTCAAACACGGCATCCGCACTCGCCCAGAGGAAACGGGTGGGGTCGTTCAACTCATCGAATAGGTCGTCCGGGTCATAACCGTGGATATCCCTGACCATATCCCCCCTTCGCTTGCCATAGCGCTGGTCGGCGTTCTCGTCCATGATGTGAACGGGCACCATACGATTCCATTTCGCCATAATCTACACTCCCATTCCGCCTTAGCTCCCCACAGGTTCGAAGTTGTGGGCGTTCCACTTGTACACGTACATCGGGCAGTCATCCCCCCACTCCTCCATGAACTCCTGAGTGGGCTTAACCTCTACGATAAGCCCCAGGTCCAGCAGAATGTCGAAGTCCTCACAGAACCCGTCCTCTGGTGGGCACGCCTGCTCAAGGAACTTACGGTGGGCGATAAGCTCACTGTAAATCTGATCCGCCGTAGCGATGACGCGCACGTCGGTACCAGCAGAGCTGCACCACTCCTCCAAGACCGTGATGCAGGCGTTCTCCTCTTCCAGCTTGGTGTCATACCCATCGGCGTGGGCATCTACCAGAAACTTAGGCATCAGGGTCTCCTTCCGTGTTCTCCACATGGGCGAGGATGCTGTTGACCTCCTCCGTGGTCAGATTGACAGACCAAATGCCCGCGAAGGCATCATTCTGCACCCTGTCCTTAACCAGCCTCAAGAGACGCCTGGACTCATGCAGCTCCTCGGCAGCACGGCTGAGATGCTTAGCGGCCCACGGGCAGTCATCAGCCCCGTAGTCTCGGGCCTCTTCCCGCAAAAAGGTGACAACGTCCATTATTCCTCCCCTTTAATGGCGGCGCGGAGCCGATCCGTCAAGCCCCCATACGAACCGCAGTTGTCCGGGTCCTGTTCTGCGTAGTCAACTGCCGGGAGGGACTCTTTAATGAGCCTCCGCGCCTCGGCAAGCTCGGCCTCAAGCTCCCGCACCTTCTCCTCGGCAGCTTCTTTCCGTTTCTTGATGATGGAGATGTAGGTGTAGAGATCGGTTGACTCTGCCGCCCGTTTATCAAATTTGCGGAGTATGGCGTTATCGTAGTCCGCTATTTCGTCCCGCGCCTCGGCAAGCTCCTGTTCTAGCACGGCGATGTGGTCGTCCTTCTCCACCTCGGCCCGCGCGAAGTTGGCGATGGTTTCAGCGTCTTCCTCGCGCCACTGTTTCAGCTCTTTCACCCGCGCCTCAAGCTCCGCGATGCGGTGAGATCCAGTGTACCCGGACGGCGGGAGCGGGAGCAGGTCTTTCGCCCCGCGCAACAATGCGGCGATAGCGGCGAACGGAGTTGCGGATCCATCGGGCGCAACTGCAATCCCGAGAGCTTCGTCAATCCTCCACCTGATCCTCCTGATGTCCTCCTCTAGCTCTTTCACCTGCGCCTCAAGCTCCCGCACCTGCTTTTTCAGTTCCTCCTCGCAACTGTGGTCACCCGGTTCATACATTTCCTTGCCACATACCGGACAGTAAACATGCCCCGGCTGCACCATCACTCACCTCCGTCGATCTTCGCCAGCAGGGTGCAGATATCGTCTTCCAGCTTGATCGGCATGTCGGGACACGCGATCAGAAAACGACGCAACAACTCCACCGCCTCGTCGCGCTGGGCGCGGAGGCAGTCGATTTCGGACTCAAGACAACGCCTCAGTTCGATGCTGTTCATAGGTCGTCCCATCACTCACCTCCGTCCCCATCTTGGGTCTGATCGTTCCCGCCTGGGTAGCGGCGGAGTAGTTTCTCGGGGGCGATGTGCGGGTGGTGGTGATACATACATTCCATCCACTCCCGCGCCTCCTCAGCCCACGCCGCCATGCGTGCTGCCCAGACGGGGCAGAGGTCCGTGTGATCACGATTAACCTGATCCCTGCGACAGAGCCAATCGACAGGGGTCTTGTCTGCCCACCGAAAAAAGTCATAGGCACACGGACACCCCGCATCGCAGTACGCAACCCCATCCACCATCCTCGGTTTGATGTCTGGCAATTCATTGCTCACGTCGTCACTCCTCCTCCTCTTCCTCATCATCATACGAACGCTCACGCATGGCGTCAATGCGCTCATCACCATACGGCTCCATCTTGAACTCGTGAAGCACGTGCTCGCCCTGCCAGCATGCCCGTGTGGCATCCTTCTCCTCCTGCGTCTCGGCTGTGAAAGCATAAGATTTCTTGTGGTCGTCCTCCAGGCTATAAGGGTCGATATCCCCGAAGGCATCAACGAAAGCCTTGTGTTGTTTGGACGTCAGACGGAGCTTGATCTCCACCCCATCCGAACAGTCCGATACGGATCTCACGCAAGACCACAGCATACGGATCACGTCTTTGTCGGTCACCGTAACCTCCTAGTGCTTGGGGGCGTCGTAGGGCGAAGGCCCCTCCAGCATCTTCTCCAAATCGATGAACTGTCGTTCCGTCAATGTGATGGACAATGTCACCATTTTCGGAGCACTAACATTATTCCACTTCTTGGTTGAAAACGCAAGGAACCACTCCATCCACCGCCGCTCTCTACTCTTAGCCACACATCTCCTCCATTCCTTTCAGAATAGTGTCTATGTCCTCCAACTCCAGATGGATGAACCAGTGCTCAGCCTCATCCGAAATGTGAGGAGCCAAGGACGGCACACCACTATACAAATCTGCCATGTGGAACTGGGTGCGCCAAAAGCAACAACGAATGAACTGTATACGCTCACGCGGGCTGAGCTGAGCAAAAGGCATCATTTCTCGTGTGCCCCCTTCACCTGCTCAACAACATCCCCGAGCACCTCACTGAGGCAGGCACCCCCGTTGTAGAACTGCACAGCGTAGCTGATGCTGCCATCCTCGTTGAGCGTACCCTCCTCGAATCCCTCGTCACCCAGGTCTCGATCATCCAACAACCAGATATCATCTCCGATAACGACGTACTTGTCGCGAAAATGGTCATGCTCAAGGAAGGTATCCAACCACGTCATCTTCTTCCCGTTGTAACTCCACTCCCCCTGCGGGAGATGGTGGACCTTACAGAGGTACTCTGCCTTCTTCTCCAACGTGTTGTGGACCTTACGGAAGGCCAGGGGCTTGATCGTACCGATGTGCGTCTCTGTGTGGCTCATACGTCCTCCTTGAACATGTTCTCTACCAGCTCCTCTGCACGCACAATCGTCTCCACGGCAGCGCGTAACGTAGGCATTGAGCACTGAGTCTCGAATGAGTTCACTGTGTACACCCTCTGACGCTGCCCATCGACCAGATCGTTGCTCACGTTCTCCCAATGCTCCTCAAGCCAGTCGAGGATCTCCGTGTCGGTCATATCAGCACCCAGTCCTTTCCTGTGCACATTACGGTCACCGCCTCGTGTGAACAGTTCTTGATGGTGATGCACCTACGACGATCCCACTCATGCGCGGGTGGAAGAGTAACGGCCCTATCGGTGATGACCACGTCGGTCATGATAGGTACTTCGTCTCCCTCCAAGTGGAGGAGTTCGTTCACGTCTGCCGAGGAGCACGTCCAGAGCGGTTCACCACCCAACAGCTCGGGGCTGACCTCTGTCTGGAGAGGTTGCTTACCGGCTGGGGGACTGAGCTTATCCAGCTCAATACCCGCCACAGCAGCAGCGGGCACACCAACGAGCGCCTGAAGGAATCCTCTACGGTTCATCGTCTACTCCCACTTGTCGAGGTACAGCTCACACGCTTCCTCGAAAGTATCCCTCCACACAAAGGCAACACGATCTCCTCCATCGGGGATACACACCCACCACTCAAGATCCAAGTAGTAGATCTTCCGGTTCATGAACGCGGCTAAGAGCTTACGCAGGACGTTGATCTCGCTCTCTGCATCGTTGAAGTACTCGTTGAACATCAGACCTCTCTCCCTTCCATGTCATCGGTGATCGTATCGTCTACGTAGATAACCTCTGCCTTCTCGAAGAAGGGACAGTGATAGTCCGATGGGATGTTGAACACGAACAGGTTGTCGGGTATACGTGATGTACATGCTCCCCTGAGCACGATAGGTCCTACGTAGATGGGTTCATTGTCTTCGTTGTGCTCGATGGGGTCTGTCTCCTGGTCATAAACACTGTAATGACTACAGTTAGCACAAGACTCTCCTGGGGTCGTGGAACGGGCGGCTAGCTTAAAGTCTTTGTTATCAACTACTTTGATCGGACCTATGTGAACAAGCACGGGGATGTCTGCTAATGGGTTATCCATGATGGTATCCTCGTATTCTTCATTTGGTTGTAGGTACATGCAATATTAGTTGTAGATCCATATAAAATGAACTGGGCGTGAATCCAAGTGTTTGAGTAACCCTGGTTGGGGATTTGGTGGGTTGGGTTTTGGCTGACTTGGTGGTGGGGTGTGATGATGAGATGCGGTTGGTCCCCCTTAACGGGGGATTATCTTGATGCCAACCGGGGTTTTCGTTGTTATATCTCATGGTGTGCCCCACTATGGTGTATTTCTGGGGGTTTGTCAACTGTTAGGGCACTCGGGGGGCATGTTCTTCGCTGATCTTGGTTCACTCGTCGAAGCTGCTCTTTTGGGACGTTGGTTCGCTCTATTCATTTGCTCTTCCAAGATCGTGGTTCACTCCTCAACAGGTGCTCTTCCTCTATTATGGTTCACTCCCACGCGCTGCTCTTCGATGTGTGTGGTCCACTCCGTACCTATGCTCTTCGGATGTGATGGTTCACTCGGTGGTATTGCTATTCACTTGCCGTGGTTCACTCTCTCCAGTCTTGCTCATCGGTCGATTTGGTTCACTCTACCATTGTGCTATTCGTAAACCTTGGTTCACTCCGAGGAAGTGCTCTTCCTTTATTGTGGTTCACTCACTGAGGATGCTCTTCAGGGGTGATGATTCACTCTTGTACATTGCTACTCCCACGTCGGTGGTTCACTCCCGTAGTATGTAATTTCCCAACACAATGGTTCACTCCGGCTGGGTGCTCTTTTGGTTTTGTGGTTCACTCAGGTATCACGCTCTTCCTCGATTATGGTTCACTTGCCGTGAATGCTCTTCCACTCTACTGGTTCACTCGTCTACCGTGCTCTTCGCGCTCCGCTGGTTCACTCAAAAGAACTGCTCTACTCGAACCTTGGTTCACTCTTCATTGGTGCTCTACTCAATCCGTGGTTGATGGTAGCGTGGGCACCCACTCACCGATACGCCAGTGGGCGTGTCCTGGGACATGCTCAAGGACGTACGGCACGGGCGGCTCCTGCTTCTTGAGGATACGACATGCTGCGGTATGGTAGTCAGAGAGGAAGAGCTTCACGACCCACCTACGCGCTCGTGCGTGAATGTGAGCGGGAGGGAGCTTACCCTCGGAGTACCACTTGTATGCCTCTGTGTCCTTGCCGATCTTGGTTGTGGCGAGCTTGTGCTCGGCTGCTTCCTTGAACGCTCCCTCCTCATTCTTCTTAATGAGTTCATCCTTGTAAGCACGGAAGAGGTGACCGTACTCGTCGTTGGGGTTATTCTGGACCTTAACGAAGGACTCACCGATCTTATAGCACAGCACCTTAAGGTCAGCATTCCACGGACGCTTCTGCCCCTTCTCCCATTTGGCTGTTGGGTTGAGGCCAGCGAAGGACCAGATGTGCCCAGCGGTGGGTGCCTTGTCGATGTCAATGTGAGCGATCAGTCCAGCGGCAATAACGGGACCGATGCCTGTCACCTCACGCACGGCTGCTCCCAGAGGATGGTTGGCTGAGAACTTGTCGAGCGCGGCCTTGATCGAGTTCTCAAGCACGACAAGCTGATCGGTATACCACCCATGGAAGACGAACGGCTCGCCTGCGTCTTTCTGTGACCTACCCTGGTTGGCAGCGGCCTTGCGGAACTCCTGAATCTGATAGTACTGGTCAACGAGGTACCGTGCCTCGTTCTCCTGCATCTCGGCAGCGGCCTTTCGTTGGTCAGTGGTCAGTTTACGGACGGCAATATCTTCGGGTGTCGCGAGCTGGGTGCTGTTCATGGATTAGTCCTCCATCCAGATGGTGACGTATGGATTCTTGGGTTTAAGACCGCGTTTAATAAGGCGACCCCGCACCCTGCTGCGTTTGACCTTAGACCGGGAGGTCTGTGTTTTTGGCTTTTTTGTGTCGGCAAAATCCAACACCTGACTAGCGGGACGTGGGTGCTCATCAGGTGCCTTGTCGCCATGGTCATCAGCAAACAGGATACGGGGTCTCCAGCAATCACACATCGTGGTTAGTTGATCGCTTCCTGATCGTCGAACGGGTTCATGTAGCGCATGAAGAAGCGAGCAGTGAAGGTGAGCGAGGTGAGGACCAGGGCTACTACGAGGCCCTTGGCCCACGACTTGACCAGGAAGCCAAGAACGGGCGACTCGATGAAGTCCATGAACTGATCGAAGTACCCAGGCTTGGCGAAGAGATCTTCTTGATCCCCGTAGGTGTCGTACGCTCCCTGGCCAGTTTCAACGTCGAAGTCTATCATGTGTTGTTTCCTTTCTGCTGGTTACTCGGTGTCCCAGTCTTCCATGTCGAAGTCATCGTCAGCCGCTTCGAGCATGTCATCGTCCTCCGCGAGGAGGTCAGCCGGTGACTTACCCTGGAGGGTAAGCTCGTTGTGGACGTTGTCCACGCCTGCGATGGTCTCAACGATACACTGGAGGATAGTCTCGTCGGCATCCCTCTTCACCGACCGGAGATCATCCCCGTCCTCAAGCTCCATGGTTATGGACATCTCACCCTTGATGGCATGGTACGGGGCGGGTTGCCACGTGTAGCTGCCAGTCACGGTGATCTCTTTGGTCTTGGCCATGGTTCTGTCTCCCTCAGATTTCATAATCGCACATTATCGTGATGGTGTCAAGGTTTTTGTAGGTGATCTTGTTGCTCTGGTGTGAGCATCTCCATGTCGTCGTCGAAGAAGTAGAAGACGTGCGGGTCCTCTCCTTCCCGTATGTCCTCGATCTTCTGGAAGATCCAGGATGCGAGCCGGGACTGGAACTCCATGGTGTCACACGTTACGCACAGGAGCGTACGCCCCGCGAAGAGAGTGGGGAACGCCCAGAAGAGCCATCGCCCCAACCTCGTGTTGCTCAAGAAGCTGTCAAGACCAGGGTGCCACAGGGTGAGTGTACGAACGTACACCGGACGACCACAGTATTTCGCGTGGTCAACCACGAAGTTCGACGCCCTATGCCACCCACGGGTGTCACTCTGCATCGAGATCCTCTCCGTCAACGATCACGTTGACCTCGGCGTCCTTGCCCTCATGCTGAGAGGCGAGGAAATCCAGGATGGCCCGCCGTTCCTCCTCCACCTTATCCAGGTCGATATCGAAGAACTCGGCTAGGAGTTCATGGGGTTGGACTTTGGCAGGTGCCCAGTCCTCAATGTTTCTTCCCCCGTAGGAGTAGGAACGCAACTCGCAGATCGCGAAGCCCTTCTCCTCTACGAGGAAGTCAATGAACTGCCCAATGAGGTTGGAGTCGCCAGCAACAGCCGTCAGCTTGTCACACTCGAGTGCATCAGGGTAGTCAGACATGCCTACTCCTCATCGTACCCGAAAGCATCGAGAAGGAGTTCTCCGAGCTTTTCCTTCATCACACGGTTCAAGATGTAGGTAGGGAAGCACACGGCGTTCTTGACCTTGGTGAGGTCGGTCTCCTCCGTCACCACATCAGCGGTGATAACCTGCACGAGGTCGGATTCCACACCCAGGGTCGTAGCGAGATGAACCCCGAGTTGGGACAGGCTACGATTCCTCACAAAACCCGAGAGGCTGTACTTGTCGAGGTACTCGATGGCAGTCATCATCCCCTCGGGGGAACTGGTGTACAGCTCCCGGTTGTTCTTCTCCCAGTATCCGATGCAACGCGGGGGGCCGTCCAGCAGGTTCGGGGGGCTTTCTGGCTCAGACTCCTCCTCATCGGCGAAGTCATCCACGTCCACGTTGATCCTGGTGTTAATAGGTTGAGACACCTGGAGGGTCTCCAGCTTGTTGTGGAGAGAGGCTACCAAATCCGTTAGCCCGGTGACAGCGTTACTCAGGTCTGCGTTGTCCCTCTCAAACTTGGCGAGCAACTCCAGGGCGGCGTCTTCAGAGAGGGCAGGACGAGAAGTGGGTGTGTTTTCAGACATTTCATCTCCTTTTGCGGTACTAATTAATGATACTGATACAAATACAACAACCCCACCTTACAGGAAGGTGGGGCCGGTGTCAATAGATTACGGGGACAGTATCTCGGTTTTCTCAGTCCTCCAGGTGTTCCACAATAGGCTGTTCCTGCGGGTTCACCACACGCGACATGCCGGTGTCAAGGTCCTTGACCCTAAGCATCTGACCCCCGTTATCAGAGATGATGTCCTCAACGAGGGCGACTCGCTCGCCGCCTCGACTGTCACGCACAACGACTTTTTGACCTTCGTGATACATAGGATCCTCCTGTTAGACGAGTTCGAGCTTCGGCTTGTCCTCGTCCTCTTGCGCCTCCTCTGCGGGTGCAGGCTTGGCAGGTTCTTCATGCTTGGCGAGTCCAAACTCCTTCGCGAGTGCATCGAGTTCTTCTTCCTCAAGACCATCCGGATTGGCAGTCAACCACTGGGGTAGTTGGAATTGGTCCCCATTCACCTTACGGAAGCGACGGGGATTAGCGTTGAACTCACGAGCGTGCTCGATGGCGTCCTCCATCTTGTAGGTGCCGTTCATGAGCTTCTCGTTAACCTCGCTCATAAAGTGCCCATGGGCCACGTGCTCCTCAATGAAACGTTCAAGACCATACTTGGGCATCTCGCCCAACACACCTTCGACAACGAGGTCTTCGAAGAAACAGGAAACCGCGCCCTCAGCCGTTTGCGGTGGCACCGTGTCGTCCACCAGCCCAGTATCCTTATCCAAAGGCTGAGTGAGCAGCAGCCCAACGTGGTTAAGGTAGTCCATAAGACCATTGAACCGGGAGGCAAGCACACGATTCTGCATAGCCAGTAGCTGGCCCTGTTGTTCAAGCTGCGAGATCATGCGGAAAAACGGATGGTTTTTCAATTGGTTCTCAGCAGCCACTTGTTGGGCGGCGATGTCGTCAGCGCCCGGAGCCTGCCCAGGCATGATGATCTTGCCACCACGATTGCGTACATCATTAGGTTTACGGATGCTCACTTAGTCCTCCTCGTCTTCTGCTTCTAGTAACTCTTCGACAGGATCGAGGTCAAGGTCCAGTGCGTCCTGGTCCTCATCCCCCGCCTTCAGCTTACGACGCGTCTTAGCCTTGGCACGCTGCTCTTCTTCCTCGGCTTCTTTGAGTTCCTCAAGATGGATGGTCAAAGCATCCAGAACGTCCTCATCAATGTCCTCCGGTCCCATGCCTGTGACGAACTTCGAAGCCGCCTTCATGTAGTCAGGAACGGCGCTAAGGATCTTGTCCAGCTCGGTCTGCCCAAATGTGGGTATCGCTGATGGGTCCTCGGTACCGTCAAGCCTGAGGTTCGATGGATGGGGATAGAACGCCTTGCCGTGTACACCGTAGGTGAGGGCACGGAATAGAGTCAACTTCATCTTCCACACGTCGAGGATAGTCCTGATGATCAGGTACTCATCCTTCATCTTGTTCTCATCCGTCACGTCGGAGAGACGCTCATTGAGTGTGGTGAGCTGCTCGTTGAGGCCACGGTCGATATCGGTGATATACCGGCTCATAGCCTTGCGTGCGGCCTTCACAGCGTCCTTGTTGGCTAAGCGGGTCACCTGTCGCTTGAGGAACGTCCAGCGATCACGCTTCTGCCAACTACGCACCGTGTGGACATTGAGGTTGAACTTCTTCGCGATCTCGCTCGGCATCGCCTGCCCACTGATATACATGATCTTAGCCACATAGCGGACGGCGTCTGGGTACTTGTCGTACTCCTTCACAACCATCTGTTCCCCTGAGTTGGGGTCGATGATGATCTTATCCTTCCGCTTGCTCTTGATCGGGGAGCCGGTCTGCTTCTTCGGAGCCTTTGGTTTTGGTTTTGGCTTCGGTTTCGGCTTCGCTACTCCCTTACGTGTGCGCGATACTCCGCGTTTCGCCATCAATCCTCCCAACGCAACACAGAGTCGCCCAGATAGATGAGGTCATCAACCAACTCTATCCGACGCTCGTACACCCCGTGCATCGTATTTTCAAACGCCGCGATGAACCTTTGGACACCCGGCCAGTTGCGCTGCGCTGCCTTGAAGGCGGGCGCAAACACGCCACTACCAGACACGATAACCACCGCATCGAAGTTCGAGGCGTGAGATATGAAGTCCATCTGCATCATCGAACTGACAGTGCCCTTCCACTCATCGTCCTCATCGTACCCCTCTGGGAAATTGCGAACGCGCAGGGTATAGCCGGTACGCTTAAGGAACTCGAAAAAGGCTTGGCCTTGGTACTTGGGCGTCTTGACCACGTATCCAAACACCGTAGTGTCCAAGTCATCCTCGACGTCGAGCAGGGACAGATCAGCGACGTGTCGCTCGATTTCATCGACCAGTAGTGAGTAGTCGATACGACCTGTCTCGTGACTGAAGTTGCGGGAGCCGTAAAAGACATTCTGGACATCAACTTGAATTAGAAGTCTCATAAGTGGCCCCTAGTTGCTCGCAGAAATCTTGAAGCCCACCAGCAGGGTGCAAAGAAAGTAGCCTATCAAACTCACTGATAATAACATACCCTTTGCGGTCTCCGGTGTCAAGTGCAACACGCATGACCGGGGTTGGGGCGAAAACGTCCTCCAGGGCATAATACAGGTCACGTTCCTCGCAACCCCAATGGATCCCGGTATTGATCCTCACGTCGTGCTCCCACGCAGCGAAGTAAACCCTGCGGAAGTTTTTGGTGAACACCAATAACGGGTGTCTCTTGTTAGAGATAAGGTTGTCGTAGGGGTGACACTTATCATGGGCGTCTTCTCTGAACCACGTCATGATCACCGAATCCGCACCCTGCTCCCAGACCTGCTTCCACGTCCAAGTCTCACGGTTACGACACTCGATAAACCACCGGAAATGTTCCAGCACTGGGGGCTTGATAATGAGGTCCCCACGCTCAACATGCCCCCCCGACATAGGTGTTCGGTGGATCAGGTTATGCTGATCTTTACGCGAGACGCCGGGGAGGAAGTGGTCAGCAAGTTGTTTTGCAATATCCAACTCGAAACCGTTTCCTTTGGTCTTGGATTTCTTGCCCATAACTTACCTACCTCTCATCCTTCTGAACATTGCAGAAGCCAATCCGCTGGTTGAAGTCGTCCTCCACAACCTCGTACACCAACTCAGTGAGGGCCGCGTTAAAGCCCTCTTCATCGAACATGGTGCACCCATCGTCGGACTGGACAAAAGAGCAGATATCATCCGGCTCTTCTTCGGGGTCAAGTCCATCGAGATGGTCGTAGATAAGCTGGTCAATGTCGCTCCAGTCAATGGTGGTATGTAGCTGGCCGTGCCCGATGAACCCGTCGTCCACTTCCCACGAAACAACCAAATCCGTATGCGGGTCCACGTCACTGATGGTGAAATCAGACATTCTTAGTTCCCTTCCAGAGTCGCTGCCCCGTTCTCCTTGGTTACCCTCATAACCTCGGGGAAAAGGGGCTTCAGATGCTCGTGATGGCTGATGACGATCACATGCCCCATCTCAGCCTCTTCAAGCGCGTAGAGAGCCTGCTGGACACCTGTGCGGTCCAGCCCGTCGAAGATCTCGTCACAGATCAGCAGGTTGCTCTCGAACACGCCCATGTCACGGAAGTATTCTATTAAGCCCAGTGTGACAGCAAGGTTGATTCTGTTGCGCTCTCCGGTGGAGTTGGCACCGTACACGGAGGAGCCTTTCGAGTTGACGGCACTGATCTGAATCGACTCCTGCACCGTCTTACTCTTGGTCTCCTTGAACGCACGGAGACTCACCGTAAGATCCCCTCCGGTGAGTATGTTAGCGTATTTCTGGATACGAGCGGAGATACGCGGGAGCACCGTCTCGATGAAGAGGCTCGGAACACCCTTCGGCCCGAACCCCTTCTTCCAGAACTCCAGGTTATCACGCACGATAACTGCCTGAGCGAGCTGGAGCTGAAGTTCGTCACGACGGTCCTCAGCATCCTTCTTCGCGTTCTTGGCAACCGTGTGCTCTTTCTTCGCCCGATCAATCAACGCTCGGCTGGTTTTGATCTTGGCGACTGTCTGTTCTTTCAGTCGCTTCGTGTTGTTGTAAGCGATCTCGGCCTCGTCTACCGCTTTTGACAACGCTTCGGGGGGCTTGCTTTTAACTTTAGCGTCCCGAATAGCTCCTCGAACAGCGTCTCTCTCAGTAATTGCTTTTTCAACATCGAGGGTGGCGGTGTCAAGCGCCCGTTTACGTTCCGACTCCAACTCTTCAAGAGCGCGTCGGTCTCGGTGTATCGCATCTTTGGCTTCCTTGGATCTCTCCTGATAGTCTGTAAGGTCGCCCTCGTGCGCGGCTTGCGTCTCTTGACCACATGTCGGACACTTCCCTTTGGCTCGCAGACTCTCAATCTTCGAGATCTGTTTGGTCAATAATGCGTGGTCTTGTTCTGACGAATGAAGTCGCTCACGAGCCTCATCGATCTCCGAACTGTTGTAGTGAAGAGTGACTTTTTGGAGGTGAGCGTTGGCATTCACAACCGCCTGATCTGCTAGGTCATACTCCTTCTCAAGAGCATCCAGATCTTCGGCAGCGTCCACCTCGAACGCCTCCAGTTTATCCTCGGCCATTTCCAACTGCTCAGCCATCTTGCTGAGGTCGCCTTTGAGGTCCTCCACCTCGGCAACCATCGCCTTGCTCTTCTTCAACTCAGCTTTAGCCTCGGCCTTCGCCCGACGCATTTGCTCAGTGTATTGAGTAATTGACACATCGAGGCGAGCGATATCCATGCCCAACTGCGTACACTTCGTGTCGGCCACCACCAGCTTCTTACCCACAAACTCCTGGGTCTCCGCTGCCACAGCCATGTCCACAAGATCAGAAAGGATGTCCTTCCGGGTTCGATCCGAGCTGGGAGCGAACAGCAGGGGGTACGCACCGTCGAGGAGCACGAGGTTACTGAACTGGATAACGTCAATGCCCAGCGCCCCGTTGATGACGTCCTGAGCTTCCTTACCCGTGTACGTGGTGTGCGATCCCTTACTCGTGAGCAGGGGAATGACGTCCACGTGCAACTTGTGCGAAGACATGGTCCGTTCCCGGCGTACAACATATCTATTGTCTCCGTCCTCGAAGGTTAGATCGACAACAGCCTTCTTCTCGCCCTCACGGATAACATGCTCAACGGTCAGGGACTTATCGATGGCCTGTCGGGTCGTCTCCCCATAGAGCGCCCACTTGATGGCCTCTGCGAAGCTGGACTTACCCGAGCCGTTATCATCCGCTGCTGTGCTGTCAAGGTTCCGACCCAAGAGCAACCGAGTGGCCTTATCGGAGAGGTCGTAGTCAATAACCTGCTCCAGGGCCATGAAGTTCTGGATGATGAGGTGCTTGAAAGTGATCATTCGTCGTCTCCCAGCATCTGGCGAACGAAGTCTTTGCCGAGCACGGTCAGCTCCCTCGCCCTGTCCTCGTTATCCACGTGCATATGCGCGTACGCCTCAATGGTGTCGTCGAGAGTCACTTGCCGGTCGTTCCCATCCTCATCCTCCAGATCACCGAGTACTTCCTCGACCCGGCTACGGAGCTGGCTATCAAGCGGGATAGGCTTGACCACCACGTTGGTGAGCTGGTCCTTAAGTTCTTGAATCTCCTTGGGATCTACGTCTGCGGGCAGGTCGATCCGGTAGTAGTCGGTGTCCTTGTTACCGGGGATACCATCAGGCGGAACGTCCCAATCTAGAATCTCGAAACGCGGAGCCACAGAGCGGGGAGTTTCGTGGAACGACTCCTCGTAGTAGCCGTGCTCATCGAAGTCGATGATCGTAACGCCTGGGGTGTAGGTCGCCTCACCAAAATCGTGTTGCAGGGGCGCACCGATGTAGGTGATGTCCGCTCCCTTTATCTCTTGGCGCTTGTGGTAGTGCCCGGAGAAGACCGTGATGCCGTCTGGGATATCCTCTGGTTTAATCCCTCCGGGCGGCTCGAACTCATGGGCACCATGGACGGCCCCCTGGAATGAGTGGTGCATCAGGAAGATCCTGTTGATCACCTCATCCGATACGCGACGGTTCTTCATGTCACGTAGAATGGTATCGACAGGAACGCCATAGGAACACATCCAGAGAGCCGTGTGCTGTTTGATCCTGCGGTATCCCAACCCCTCCACAAGAGAAAGGTTGGGACCGCCGAACCGCTGAGCCTCTCCACCCACAAACGGAACGATGGAATACTCGTTCCCGTCCATGTCGTGGTTGCCTGACAGGACGCCCACGAACCGCTTACCGCCCATGAGGTCGATCAGCGCCAGCTCAATCTGACCAGCGATGGGGGGAGTCAGAGTGCCGTGGTAGTGGGTGATATCGCCCAAGATAAAGATCTGAGACACCTCCAACTCATCTGCCTTGGTGGCCCAGTACTGGAGGGTCTTCGTCACATACTCGCAACGGGAGTTCACGCCTGGGGTGTTCGTGGGCTTCCCAAATATCTTGTGATTGGCGAAGTGCGGATCCCCGATCAGCATGAGTTTCATATCGCGTCCTTTCTACTCGAAGAACTCCTCGATGGTAGCACGATCAATGTATCGCTCTTCGAGTTTCTTGATGAGTCGTTCGCGGTCAGGCTTATCCATCGCCTTAAATGCCGCAGGGAAGCCCTTCTGCTGGAACGACTTGTCTGCACCCTCCATCTCGTAGTACGCGCCCTTCTGCGTAATCCACTCGATTTTCAGGAGGAGATCGAACAGAGACTTCCAACGGTCCCAGCCCGTATCGAAGATGAGAGGTACCACAGCCTTTTGGAACGGAGCAGCCAACCGGGACTTCTCCATCTCCATCGTGACCAGAAAGCCCTTACGGACAGTTCCGGTCTTCAACCATGAACCCTTCCCCCGGTAGAGAACCAGACGGCATCCAGCGTAGTATTTGATGGCGATGCCACCCGTGCTGGTCTGCTTCTCACCGAACATCACGCCGATGTTAGTGCGGGTCTGGTTGATCATGACGACGTAACACTCGGACTTGGCGATGGCGTCCTTCAACTTTTTGATGTTGACGCTCCACGCCCGTGCGCCAGAGGCAACCTGGATCTCGCCATAGTCAGCCTCGTACTCAGCCTTGCTCGGTGAGGCAGCGATGCTATCCCACACGATAAGGACCTTGTCGCCCTTCTCTGGGTGCTTCTTGAGGTACTTCAAGGTGCTGTCGATAATCTGGCACCCACCCTCAATATGCTGAGGCTCAACCCAGACAACCTTGTCGGGGTTCACCCCAAACTCACGGAGTCGTTGCTCTGTGAAACCATGCTCGGTGTCCATCAGGACAACCGTTCCTCCTCGGGACTGCATCTCAGCCATCAGGCGAGCCGCCAGCGATGACTTACCCATGCCCTCACCCTTGGAGAACAGCTCGGTGATACGGCCAGCGGGGATGCCCCCGCCCAACATATCATCGATGTTAGGGAGTCCCGTGGGCAGGAACTTGGGAACCGTCACGACCGAACCAGCGTCGGTCATTTTGCTCACGTGAGACTCATTAATGCCTTGTAGATGTCCGATGATATCTACGGTGAAATCAGTATCTTGGGAAGAAACGGGGGCAGTGTTACCTGCCCCCTTTCCCGACTTCGCACTAGCCACGAAATCTTACCTCCTTGGCCTACTTCTTGACGCGGGCCTTCCCACGCCGTTTCTTCTTCTCGACCACCGGGGCATCGTCGTCCTTGAGGGCCTCTTCGAGGTCATCAGTCAGACCGTCGTCGTCCGCGTCCTTCGCACGGTCGGCCTTAACCATGGCGGTAACGTCCACGATGTCGTCATCGTCGTCGTCATCCATCCACGAGTCATCGTCCTCATCATCGTCATCAGACGACACCGTCGAGGTGTCTTCCTCGGTGTCGTCCTCATCGAAAGGGACATCGTCACCCACATCGTCGTCATCATCCGAAACTTCGAAATCGGTCTCGTCATCGAGCATGTCGTCCGACAGGAGATCGTCGTCATCAGCGGCATCGCCGAAATCATCAGCGACATAGCCCAGCCGGTCTTGGATGAGCTTGGTCAGCTCTTCCGCGCTCGGCACCTGAACAAGATCGAGGATCGGAGTCAGCTCGCCCAGCATGTCCTTGATGGCCTGAACTTTATCAAGCACCTTACGTGGCTTGGGAAGAGGCATGGCCGAGTAGGTCGTACTGAGACCCTGGCCGGTCTTGGTGACGCGGATATCCCGGCCCTTAACAGGATGGAGGATGTTCCCGAACGCCTCGGTATCAGCAACGATAGTACCGACAGCGGTGAACAGAGTGGAGGGGAGACGAACGACCTGAGGGCCTTTCTCCTCTTCCCCGCGCACGATGGCGCGGACAAGGAACTGACGGCGAACAGAGACCTTCTGGGCCTCCTCGTTCATGCCGTTGGCGCGGAGTTCACTGACCATCTCACAGATGGGACAGTCGTCCTCGGCCCAATTGGTCTCGAAGGGGCAAAACACCGGACGCTTCTCCTCGACGTTGTAGTGGAACCCCACAGGGAGGAACCAGTCTTCAGAGTCGTCACCCGCCTTGGTAGCAGCGGGGAGGATCCGGATGTCGCACTTGCCATCAGGGAACTTGAACAGGGGAAGGAAGTTGGACTGTTGACGTTCACGGGTTCTACGCAGCGCTTCGGTGAGCTTACTCATGGTACATTTCTCCTTGTACTGTTACGGGTTACTAATCGAGCTACAGGTTACGTGTTACTGATAGTTGTACAACGCCATCACTATACCACAGGGGCTAAACCGTGTCTACCCCTATTTCGATTCTTTCGAGGTGCTTTTCACCATAGAGCGGAGACGGGCTTCGAGTTCTGCTCGCTGAGCAGACCCGGAGGTGGCGAGGAGCGCGGATCGATCCTTGAAAGCCATCGCCATGGCCTTGAGGAACCCCACGTCGCGTTTCAACTTGTTGATTTTCAAAGATCCATTATGAATCTCGTCGTTCTGAGCGATCATGGACTTGATCGCTGTCTCGGTCACCTTCGTTCCCGTATCCACTGCCTGTGCGCGGATAGCAGTATCGACCTCGGCAGTGCGGCGCTCGTGCCTCACCTGCTCATCAGCCAACTCTTGCTCCTTCATAACCACGAGAGACGACCACCACGCGAGCTTGGACGCCTGCTCCCCGATCACGTCGAACACATGCTCGGGGTCGAAGTAGAGTTCGTCGTGGACATCGTACTTGACATCCATGGCCCCAACCTTCATTTTCACTTTCAGTCCCATTCTGACCTCCTGACCTTACCGTAGCACTACTGAGAGAGCGCGTCAAGCAAATTGGGATGTTGTCGGTATTTTCGAAGGTATGCTGTCACCTTACCGACGTTCAGAGCGAGCAGCGGTGAAGTCCTCACACCCTCGAAATGGCCGTCTCGGATCTCCTCCGCGATATGACCCAGCTTACGCACCAGCTTCCGCTCCTCCTCGTGCTTCCGCCTGCGTGCAGCTCTCCGCTTATCCGCTCGAATAGTCTTCTGGGCCACGTTACGATGCTTGCGATGCTTCTTCATCTATCCTCCAGTGTGGGACGACCCGATCTGGCGCTCATGCACGATCATAGTCTCCTCACATCACGTACTGTTCGTATTCGATCTCACCAGCAAGAACGACCTCCCGTGGCAATTCAACCATATCCTTGAAGTTAGCCCCGATATCAGCTCCCACGCTCAGAGGTACGGGCGACTCGTCGAGCAGCCACTCCAGTCCAGGCGGGCGCTCCATGAGCAGGGTAACCGCAGGAATAACCGTGTTGACCTCTGCGGGCGGCACGCTGAAGATGATCGAATCATGGATGGTACCCAGGATTTTGGTCTGGTATCTGTTCTCGTGTAGCCACTGCCACACACGCGCAATCCCATAGAGAGTGATGTCAGCCGCTGCGCTCTGCACCGGAGTGTTCACCCCAATACGAGACTCACGGCCATCCTGTGAGGCAAAACCCTTCAACGTGATCGTGCGCCTGCGCCCGAATAGAGTCGTCACGCTGCCGGTCTGCTCGGCGTAGTCGATCATGTCCTCTCGCCATGCTGCGAACTGAGGGAAGGTGGCGAAGTAGTCCTCCATAAACTGCTCACCTTCCTCCTCTGTGAGACCAGCCTGTCGCGTGAGGCTAAGAAGGCCCATACCGAACATCAGGCCAAAAGTGAAGGTCTTCGCTGCGGACCTCTTGCTCTTGTACTCTCCGTACTTCGGATGGTCGGTGTCAGCCAGCGCCTCAGCCATGTCATCATAATCGAGCTTAAAGACTGACGCTGCGACCTGGGTGTGGAAGTCCCTACCCGACTTGAAGAACTCACCCATCTTTTCGTCTTTGGCATACATCCCCGCGACCCGGACCTCAACCTGGCTCTGGTCAAGCTCGAACAAGATGTGCCCAGGAAGAGGAACGAACGACCGGCGAACGTCACTGCCAGCCAGACCAAGACCTCTCTTATCCTTGTCTCGCTTCGGGATCTGCTGAAGGTTGGGGTTCTTACAGGAGAGCCTGCCAGTTGCCGTGCCTCCCGACACACCAGCCGTATCCACGACCTTAGCCAAGAAGTAGCTCGGGTGGACGCAGCCAGTGTGGGGAGAGTAGAACTTCAACATCGGTTCCCCGAACGAACTCAGCATCTTCTGGAAGTTACGGAGCACGAGCAGGTCATCACAGAACTGCACGCCCTCGTCTGCGAAATGCTGTAAGGACTCTCGATCTGTGCTCGGGGCATCAGTGGTTTTAGAACGCTTAAATGGTTCCAACGACAGCCCTTTATCAGTCTGGATACCGAACAGGAACGCACCAAGCTGCTTCGTCGAGCCGAGGTTAAACGCCCCCTTACCCTCCAGCGGGATCTCGTGATGAGCCATGAAGTCCACCAGCTCGGGAGTTCCCATCAGCTTGTCCTTGTATTCGTTGAAGATACGCTCGGCGTCTGAGATGAAGACCCGGTGCTGCATCGGATCAAAGGGGAAGCCGGTGTCCTCGATCTCGACAAAGGCGTTTACCAACACCCGTTGATAATCTGCGAGCCAACGAAGACTGCCCCCCTCTGCCGTTGTGTCAAAACCTATCATAGCCTACTCACCCTCTCACGCACAGTATAGCGGGATATCGATGAGCTTAGTCAGCAGAGCACATGCAGCAAGATTCTGGTCCTCTTCACTCTTACCGTGAGTGGCTAAGTAGGCTAGCACGTCTTCCCACAAATCATCCCTCTCAGCGTGTGCCGCCTCATAGTCTGTTTTTGCCAAAGACCTGATCCTGGCTATTCTATCGCCAATATCTTTAGGTGTCATGGGGCCTTAACCTCCTGCATAGCATCGCTGTGGAACGCCTCCCTGAACAGATGGCGCGTGACCACGATGTCCAAACAGCCGTAGGTGGTGAGTAGCTCGGGTGGCGCGTCATACGTCCCGTGCTCCTCGAAGTAGTCGTCCATTTTCTTCTCGTACCCGCCCAAGTCAGTGATCTGGTAGGCGATCTCCTTCAACGACAGCGGGGACTCCCCATGGATGTTCGCCCACAGCATCATAGTGTCTCGGTCGAGCATACATTTGTCAACCCCAATTCTCCTAAGTCCTTTGAGGTCATACTTTCCGTTATGCGCGACGATCTTGAAGTACCGAGGGTGGAGCAGCTCGTTGAGCATATCCCGCATCTTACCCAGCCAGTTTGGGTCCGATCCGCCTGACCAGTGCTCGGACTGAAGGGGAAGAAGGTAGACGGGGTTGGTGTCGTTGGGGCTATTGGGTCCGCTTCCTTCGAGATCAACGATACCGAACTGGATACAGTAGACCTTGAAGTCGGCAGTGTACATCTCATCGTCCAGGGAAGAAGCCTCGATGTCGATGGCGAGGTACTCACCCTTATGATCCCTGGTAAGCAGGCGTGCTACCTCCTTGAATTGGCGTGCGCTCTCGATCACGCGGAAGTCGAAGCGGTCCATCTTGGAGTCGTCCCAGTACGGCGAGCCTTCACTGGAGAAGACTGCCTTGGCACGACGGATGTCGGCTACCCAAGGATCCAACTTCGAGGGGGTGGATAGAACAGAGAAGGGGTGGTCTATTGCCATCACCTGCGCGGACCAGCCGTCTCCCTCGAACTCCTGCAACTTACCGTGCGTCTTAGCGATAGAGGCGTTGTTGCGGGTCACGGCGATCTGGGCGTTCTTCCCGAGCACGATGATAAGACGGGGCTTAAAACGGTTCAGCTCCTCCATCAAGTACCGGTCGGCGCACGTTTTCATGTCCTTCACCTTGATTTTGCCAGCCGGGTAGCACTTCACGGCGTTGGTAGCGAAAACGTCTCCGGTATTTCCGACAGAGAAACCCGCGTCCTTAAGAGCTTCGATCACCAGCCTCCCCTGCTCATCAGCGAAGGAGAAGCCTCGCGGTGCCTCATCACGCGAGGGAGCGTCACCCACTATGACAACTCCCCCAGTTTTGTTCAGGTTGCCCCGACCCGAGATGCAGGTCACACCGTCCGTCTCGTGCAGTGGGCAGAGCGAGCAAGACCTGTTGTAGATTCCCTTCAGAAGACTCATGAAACTAAGATATCATCAGGGTTAGTCATTGTCAACGTCATCCCGCCAGTACTCGTCGTACTCGGCTTCAGACATCCGCTTGGGCTTCGTGAAGTCGTGACCGCACTCCGAACAGGTGAGCGGGGGATCCTTGGGGTAGAACCCCTCGGTGCAGCTCCAATCGACCATGGCACAGAACCCAAGGGGTTCGCCCTCATCATCCCAGTCCTCGACCTCGATAAGGGCTTCGATGGTGGCCCGAATGACGATGGCCTCACTGTTGCACTCAGGACAGACCCACATGGGGTCTGTGACCGCAAGCCGATACCGACCACCACCGTAATGGAACGCCGGGGAACTCACAGCATCATCTCCTCGTCGAAGTCGTGGAGATCGACGAACCCTTCGTCCTCTTCCTCGGGTTCCTCAACGATCTTAACCTCGGTGAACTGGTGCTCACAGTCTAAACACCGGAACAGATGTGACGCGTTAGCAGAGAAAACAGCAAAGTCCTCGTACGTAACGTCTCCCCAGCCCACGGGGTTCCCATCAGCGTCAAACGCCGTAACTGCCGCGTAGGAACTCAACATGAAATGTTGATCAATCATCTCAGAACCACACTCAGGGCACACAAACGCGGGGTAGTTCTTGTACTCACCCATGTCACCGCTCCTCGTCGGTCGGGGGACCAAGCAACTCGGTGAGGTTATCCAGTTCGATAGCCTTGACCTCCTCCAACAGCTCCTCCACCGGCTTCGGCTCAAGGATGGCGTCGAGTTCTTCGTCGGTCATAACCAGCGGCTTTTTGAACTCAAAACCGCACTCCACACAGCACAGGCGCAACGGCTTGACCTTGTAGTCTTCCCAAGAAACGTAAGATTCCCCAAACGCATTGGGTTCCAGGTTGTCATCAAAAGATGTCACATCAGTAGCAACATCCACCTGTGCCAACTCTTGGATCCCATCAGCGTAGCAAGCAGGACACACGTAGTTCTTATTCGGCATGTTAGTCCTTCCCTTTGAGGATCCGATCCAGTTCTTCGATAGCCTCATGATGAGGGGATAAAGCCCCCTTGGGGGGCTTCACAGCGGCGTACAGCTCCTGTTGGGTTTTCGCGACCCGCAACCCTGCTCGCATGATGTGAATGGTTGTCACGATGTCTTCAAGAGCATCCAACGCGTTCTCACGAGCCTCGTCGAGCTTCTTCGCGCTGACCTTCGGCATCAGTCCAATGCCTCCTTTATCTTCTTCGTGACCTTGGCTGAGACATCCAGATCCTCATCAGTGACACCCGAGGTATCCAGAGCCTTCTCCTTCCGAGTCTTGGGCTTCGGGGGTGCCTTCTTCTTCGGAGGTGCCTTCGTGGTCTTCATCTGCAAGGATGGCGTAGCCTTCTTGCTCTTACTGCGCTTCTTCTTACGGCTGAACACCGTGTCCCAAAACGCCATCGGTTGACCTTTCATGTCCTTGACTCCGTTGACGCACACCCACCGGAGAGGGCAGGTGAGTTCCACACCCTCGACCTCGAAGGTGATATCCTTGTCCGTAAACTCGGGCCAGTTAGACTGCGCCCATTCCCACAACTCCGCGCCCATGTTGGCCTTGTTCGTGTACTCACCCGTCACAGTGAAATCACGGTAGATCTTGAACTCCCCGTGAGACTGACCGGGGCCTTTGAGGTACACGGAACAGATGGCCTCCACGATGAACTTCTTCTTAGCCATCGAACCTCCTGACTACTCTAGTTGCGCCTGCCGTGCCAGAGCGATAAGGGTTGCGAGGTTGATTCGGTTAACCAACATCTTTCCTTCCATGTCACGACGCCTCAAGATAACTACCAGCTCTTGGAAGCCGCCGTCAAGTGCTCGTTCGTCGATATGCTCACCAAATGCGTTGTCGAGCTTGGTCCCAACTACCTCGGCCTCAACATCCTGCTCATCGGGTTCGTGCATGTCCAGCCTACACCCCTCCGTAATCCTACGCAAGTTGTCCAGGTGCAGGCGAAGGTAGCCGAGCACCCGAGCACCATGCTCCGACTCCTTAACCGGCATCGCGTTCCTCCGTGATCGGGTCGAAGAACTCCCAGTCTTCCTCGAAGAGAGACTGATCTTCCTCGTAGTTCTTGAGGTTCATCTCGTAGACCACCCGGCACAGGTCATCCACACTCATAGCATCAACCACGATCTGAGCGAGCAACTTGCGGTTCTCGGCGTTGTACTCAGGCATCAGAGCCTCCCTAGTGCGCCTGCGAGATCCAGACAGTATTCCGTCTCTTGCTCAAGGTACTCGTCCGAAAACGGATCCTGTGTCACCAGAAGTTCCCATTCTCACGGTTGATCTGACGAACCCGTTCGTTGACCTCGGACTCGCCCTGCGTGATCATGTCGGTGCCGATGTAGAGGGTGAGATATTCGTCCTCATAACAGACGTGCATCTCCTCGCCCTCCTCGGCGCTGTCGTTCCACAAAGCCACTTGGTCCAGCAGTTCGGGACTGATCTGTTCGGGGTAGCTCTCTTCGTAGATCACAGCATCTCCTCATCCCAGGCGTCGTCATCCACATCTTCGTCGGTGCAAAGCAAGTCTTCATCCTGGTAAGCCGGAAGGGCATCCTTCGGGATAGCCGCCATGACATCCGTCTTACTCGGATCCTTAACGAAATACGGCTCGATCTCGGTCGGGGACTCCTCGTCCTCGGGATCCTGCACCATCTTCAACGCCACATCCCACTGACCGACAGTCGTGCCCAAAAAGGCAAAGGGTACGAAGACGCCCGGTGACGGAGACATCGCTACCGCCCACCGGTACTCGTCACTGCCACTGGTATTGATCACAGGAACGACACACATGGTATCAGTGAGACCACGTGCGCCCTTGGACTCCAAAAGCATGATCAGAGCCTCTAGCTCTGCCTTGATCTTCCTTGGAACTCTCATGCGATCATCTCCTCTCCTTCAGACGGCAAATCATCAGGTTGGAGGAACGAAGAACCACGAATGGCCTCTTCCCTCTCTGCACGTTGCGCTTCAAAGATAGCACGTTCACGACGACGTTTCCGGGTAGCGACACCCTTCTTGATCGCTTCGCGCTTCCGACGCTCTTTCTCCTTGGCACGCTGTTTCGCGAGCCTTACGGCTCGCGTTCTTCCCGGCGTCCGGATATCCTCGATCTTATCCCCCCACTTGGCATCAACCACTTCGTCTGTTTCCAGAGCAAAGAGGAACTTAGGGAGCTTCAGACCATCGGGAGCCAAACCCAGGTAAGACTGGAGGTTATGAACGTTACACCAGAAGGCTTCCTTTGAGAGTTCCTCATGCCGCTCCTCGCTGGAGAGACGCTGCGCGTACTTGTACCGAATCAGGTACATATGGTGAGCAGTGTTCACACCCCAATCGTTCTTCCTCATGCAAAAACCGATAGTCGGGTGGTACACCGCGATCAGGGTCTCATAGCTGAAGAAAAAGATACCACCGAGGATTTTGATGCCCATGGTGTGGCACCCGTAGTTGTTCCGGGTGGACTGGCCGTTCTGCCACATCCCGTTGGAGCGATCTGCGTAGTCACCGTAGTTGAAGATCTCGATACCGCCGAACACCGAGCGTTCGAGCATACCAACGTCATACGTCTTATGGTAGGACATAGTACCTCCTCAGCAGAACATGTCACCATCGACATCGTCAAGGGTCACGAGACCCTCGCTAATGCCGAAGACCCCACCAGCATCGACCTTGACGAGCTTGCCGTCATCGGTCACCCGGTTCTGGACGAGCAGGGTACCTGTGAAGAGATCGTTGCTCCTCGTGGTACCCGTTGCCCGTGACATGAAGTAGTTAGCGAAGTCGGCCCCGAGTTCTCTGTCCGGGTCAGGACCGAACCGGAGGATCCTCGGGTACTTCTCGTCCCCAGACCGGGCTAAGTGCCCGGAGATGAACGGGATCGCGTTGGTTACCAAGAAGAACAGGTAGTTTTTCGGTTGTCCATCCAACGACGCCCGCTCAATATCCTGGGGGACACCTGGATGGATGATGTTCTTCGGCGACGTCACCCAGTGCATCCCCTGCGGGGCACACATCCAGGTGTTCCCTCCCTGATGGGGAGGGACGCCAGTCGCGAAGAGAACTGTGCGCTTGGTTGCAACGTTAAGCTGGCGCATAACGATCTTGATGGCACTCGCACTCGGGGAGATACCACACCACTCAGTCACGAATCGCTTATCAGCGATCTTTTGGATACCGAGTTGACCGTAGACGGCCTCGCCCCGAGCCTCAACGGCCCGGAGCAGGTCATCGTTCGTCCGACCCAACTGACCAATCAGAAACGCGAACTGCTCGCGTTTGGAGAAGTAGTTATCCCCCTTGTTGATCCACGTTGGCGGGTTCCCTTTGTCCTCTCGGAAGACTGAAGGTGAGTTGACCTCGTACGTGGTGCGCTTAGCACCTACTGAGGTCACGGTTCGTGCGTCCAGCAAAAACTGTTCTCGGGAACCACCCAGCACAAACAGGGCAGTAACCTCGTCCAGTTGACCAGACCGGGCAAACACCACGGAACTACTCATGAAACCTCCTCACATCATCTCATCGTCTTCGGTGACGTCGAACAAGTTGACCATGTCCGCCTCATCCATGAGGCCCGCAGCCATCTTCTTGGCTGTGGTCTTGGTCACCTTCTCGAATGCTTCTGTCAGATCACGGGTGCTCTTCGAGCAGAACGCTTCCGTGAACTTGAAGTCGTGCAGGATATCAGTCTGTTCGGGAAGCTCGTGAGCCGCTGCTGAGCTATGGAACGGAGCATCAGCCGGAGCCGCCAGACCGAAGAAGTTGGGCGTACCCTCGATGTCAAAAGCCAAGGACGACTGCACGTTGTGGATGGGAAGAACACCCGTGCTCGAACCGTTCCGAGTGGAACCCGAGTAATGGCTTGCCATCTTGTCGGCAAACGACTCACGGGAGATCACACCAGGGATGCTGCCATCGCGCATATCCTCCGGGGTAACAGACTCCATTACCGATCCGTTGAGGAAGTCTGCGATGTTGCCGCTGTCGTCCTTTTCTCCGAAAAGGAACCGGAACATGGTCATGGCAGTCGGCAGGATGTTGCGCTCGGTTTCCGTCCCAAGGAACGATGGGGTCACATAGACCATGCTGAGGGTCTCAACGTACTGTCCTTTTGCGTTCTGACTGTACTTCCGACCCTGACCGCGAACCGGAGCCGTAGGGAACCCCCCGAGGTTGAATCCCACGGGGAACGGGCCACCGTAGGAAGTGGTAAACATGGGGAAATCGCGTTCCCAAAGCATCGACATCCCATACATGTCATACTTGGAAGCGAAACGGTTATGACCCCGGATACGCCGACCAGCACCGATGGGGTCCAAAGCAAACTCACCGACTCGGGTCGGCGGGATCTGTTCTCCAGCCTCACCGGCTTGGAAGTCGAATTGAGTGTTCCAGGCACAGTACTGAGTCGCTTGCGACCACAGAGCCTTGAACACATCCGAGAGCGACCGAAGGATGTCCGGTGGCTTACCCCACCGGCTCACGGAAGTGAGCTTGTAGGGCTGACCGAAAGGCACCGTGCGCTTGTGGCGACTGCCGGTCGAGCGAAGTCGGATCTGGTACGACATCATCGTGGGCTGAGTGTTGCACACTGCGTGGCGGACATCCGACCCAAGACGCTTCTTCGTAACCTGGGTGCCAGCAGGAACCAGCACGGGCAGGAGGAAGCAGACCGGGGGCCAACCACTGAGGTTGGTCAACTCGTCCGAAGCCATGATGCCATAGGGCTTTTTGAAGGTGAAGACCACGGCCATCAGGGCGGCAACAGGGCCACCCTTGAGGAACCGCTTCTCGTTACGAATAAAGGTCTCTGGGATGTCCCCTGTTTTGTGATAGATATGGCGAAGAACGTCACCCTGGAAGGAAGAACGGTTCTTCACCGGGTTGCCGTGGTCCATGTTCAGGGTAAGATCCGGCATAACGTGGAGCAGGTTGCCCATCCCCTCGGGAGCGAGGAGACAGTTCGGGTCCACGTTGATGTGCTTGTTGGCGTTGAGGAAACGCATCACGTTGTCGAAGAACGCAGCGTTGTCACCGCCACCAGTCGGAGCCTTCCAAATCAAGGCATTGGCCAATTCGCTCTCACCCGTACCCAGCGTGAGCTGAGAGACGGGTCCGAAGACCGACATGGTCTCAGCGAAGTGACAGGCGTTAGTGAACGCCTGCTTGAACTTCGCCTCACCGTGCAGGATGTCGAGGAACCCATCCTTCTCGATCTTCGTCTTGGTGTCTCCGGACTTTCGGATGCACCCGGACATCAGAATCGAGAACGGGTCGAGGACGACTCCTGCGGTGGATTGCACCAATTGGGTGTTCATATGGTCCTCCTATTCGGACAGTCGGTCGATGAGGCCCAAGAGCTTCTCCTGAATGTAGAGAGGAGCTGTCAGCTCCGTACCGTGCCCCGGAGGGAACATGGAGAGCAGCTCGTACGTGTTGTAGTAGTGCTTCACACCCTCGTCGCCCAGCCCGAGACCACCAATGTGAATCCCAGCCAATTCGATACGGCGGATGGCGTACTTCAAGAACCGAGACTGGAGATTCGGGTTACCGGCATACGGCAGACCGTCCGACAGCACGATCATGACCTTCCGGTCTTCCTCACGTGCGATGATACGGCTCGCCGCCCAAAGGAGGGACTCACCGTCCGAGTTGGTATGCGGCTGGATGTTCTGTCCCTTGTAGGTGATGTTGGTGTGCTGGTTCATGGCGATCATCTGCGGCTCGGAACTCGTCCACGGATCGTCGAAGTCCTTGAAGAGGAAATTGACGATGTCGAAGCAACGAGAGTAGTCCCGCGAATAACTGCCCCAACCAAGGCCAGGGATGTCCTTGGTGGTGTAGCCCATCACCGAGAACGGCACCTTGATCGTCTGAAGCAGACGAGCAATCGAACGGGCAGCAGCGTGAGCCACGGCGAACTTCGTGGCCCACTGCTCGTTCTGCCTCTGGAACATGAGTCCATTGATATGCGACTCCATAGACCCAGAGCAATCAATACAGAGCTGAACCACGACACCGTGACGGCTGGTCACTGTCTCGTTCCTACGGAGATAAAGTGGGCGACCGTGTGCCTTACCAGCCTTGATAGGCTGAAGCATCCGAGGGTTGACCCGGTTACCAGACCATGCCTTACCCGGTGCGCCCTGGAACTTCCCAACCAGCTTACGAGCAGCGGGACCGAGGGACGAGGGCATAAGCGTCCGGATAAAATTATCGTAGCGGGTGAAGATCGTGCTCTCGCCGATGAGAGCATTGAGGTCCAGACCCGCGATGACGTGCGTAGCACACCCTGGTGTAAGTTTATCCAAGTACTCATCGGGCATACCCATGATGTCCTTGGCGTGCTCAATGACCGGAGAAGCACCACCGGAACTGTTGCCCCCACCAGGGGCAGCGGGGCTGTCGGAGGGGTCACCCTCTTCATCCAGGCCCCCGCCCTCGCGCATCAGCTCAGACATGTCAACCTTGGCGTCATCTACCCAGTCCATCACCTGATCGAGCGCGGCATTCCGCTTGTCGGTAGAATCAGACGCCTGACCTTCCTGGCCAGCCCCTCGGGAATCGCCTACGGCGTCTTCATCGTCGGCGTCCTCGCTACCTGAAGAAGACTCTCCGTGAGAGCTTCCGTTCGAGTGTCCTGGAGCCGGATCATCTCCTCCGGTCTCATCAGTGTCACCCGCTCCTGAGCCTCCTCCAGAGCATTGATCACCGTCCTCGCCATCAGATTCGGAAGATCCGTCTTCTTCATCATCGTCGCAATCGTCTCCGTCCAGAGGATCATCTCCTTCGTCGTCTTCGTCATCCTCGTCGTCGCGTCCTGCGCCTCCAGAGTCAGAGTCTTGTTCCTCCTCATCGTCTTCTCCAGAGCCGCCTGAAGGATCCTGATCCTCATCTGATCCCTCATCTTCGTCGAAGGGATCAAACTCGCCATCGTCATCTTCAGGTTCGTCATCGTCATCGTGATCGAATTCATCGTCGTCCTCGTCCTCCTCCTCATCATCGCGGTAGTCGTCGTACTTCGACTCCTGAGGGGTATCGCTGGGGGTAAAGTCGTCATCGAAGGGACTGAACCCATTGCTGTCGCCCTGGCTCTGGTCCTCCGGTTGCTGCTGGCCTTCACCCTCACCGTCCTCGCCCTGTTCCTCATCGTCCTCCTGGGGAGCGTTGAGGTCGGGAAGAACCTTGTCAAGGATGCGGGTCATCGCCTCGTCGGTCAAACGACCCAGCTCTTCAGACGACATGGCGCAGACATCCGTGATGTCACCAAAGACATCATCCGCAACATCACAAGCCCACTCAACGTGATCCGGAACCTGCGTACGGACGTAGTTCCGGTCCCGTGTGCCGTGCGTCCCACCAAGAAGGTGGTGCGCGTGCATCTCACAGACCCAGAAGGGGCTAAGCGGGATCTTATCCTGACCCCGCTCTTCTGCGAGATCCTTAGCCTGCTCGATGGTATCGACCACGAGCGTGTCGCACCCAGCGGCAATCGGACCACCGATGAAGTGCTTCTTCGAGCCAGGGAACTTGCGGACCATGAGTTGCTCAATCCGAGCGTCCTCAAGGAGGTTATGGAAGAACTTAGCCGCTTCGAGGATCTTGTCGGGCAGACCCCCGTAGCCACGCTCTTCGCACAGTTCCTTCATCTTGCTGTTATTGACGAAATCCCTGATCATAGGCTGAAGGGAAGGCGTGTAGATCAGGTGACCGGCCTCGTGGTCAACGTGCCACGAGACAATCAAGAGTGCTCGTGCGGACTTCACCGAGGAGGGAAGAACGATTTTCTTCTCCTCCATGACCGCATAGGGGTAAGGGGTGTTGGGGTCGATCACGACGGTGACACCGCAATCGGCCATGCCTGTCGCCACACCCTGAAGAACCTGAGCGGTGGGAATCTTATCCCCAAACAAATCACGTAAGTGTTTAACACTCAGGCTCATCTACCCACCTCCAGGTCTTGCCGCGTTTGATGTCAAATATGACATACTTCGATACTCCAAACATCCGACCAATCTCGGTCTGGGCATAGTGACCCTCACTTAACATGCGTTTTATCACCCACACAGCGAACTGCGTAAGGACCGAACCGTGGCCATAGGCATTGCCGTGCCTGACCCTATCGCGCATGTTGTCTTTTGGGGTTCCCCAGTAGAGGTTGCTCAGACAGTTATTCGAAACGTCGCCGTCCCGGTGACAAGCGAGCTTGTCACTGGGTCCGACGAACGCTTCGAGGACCAGACGATGGCCACGTACGCTCTTACGTACACCATCGACGCAGAGCACATAAGACGCATAGCCATCCTTGTCGCGCTTAGGCTTTAGGATGCCTCCTGCTGTAGCGTGGCGTGTGATACTTTTCACATGCCCCTGGTTGCTGACTTCATAATACCCCTCGAAATTTACGACGGGTTGCCACAAGATTTTCATTTTTGCCTCCTTAGGCTACGAACAGGTCCCTCAGGTGTTTGACGCTCAGTCCCATAAGAACCTCCTAAGCGTTCGCCTTTCGTGCCGGGTCGGCCAGAGCCTGCCTGTCGGCCAGCTCTTCCACAACGACCTTGTCCTTGTCGGTCGGGAGCTTCTGGAGGATGGTAGCCTCCAATGCCTGCGGCCCGAGGATCTGGAAGTACTTCGCGAAGTGAAGCACCATCCTAACGGACAGCGGAGCCGTCAGTTCATCCTGCCTCCACGCTGACAGCGTGGAATCGTAGAAGTTGACCACGGCTTCGACAAACTCGTCCTTGAGCTTGCGACCGCTGAACTCCACCTTAGAGAGAATCACTTTCATGTTCTTCGCGGGCAGCGGGTTCATCGGAAGAACGAGGTGGAACCTGTTGAGCTGGGCGAAGTTCTGCGAACCCGTACCAGCGTACAGCCCAGTGTCGTCACCCAACCCTCTGGTGTTGGCTGTTGCCACCACGATGCAGTCGGGGTGCCGGGGGATGAACTCATCCCTCTCTGAGAGGAAGAGACCGGGGTCGTGGTCCTCAAGAAGCCTCTGAAGGCCGATAGCCATCTCAGCCCTTGCGGCGTCCCACTCATCCAACACCACCAAACCGGGGCGTTGGATCGCGTTGACGAGAGCCGTCCACTTCCAGCCATCGTCGTCCGGGTCGTTCTCGTTGATGAGACCGAAGTACCCGAACACCTCCGGTGAGCCAAGCTCACCATGGAAGTTGATCCTGGTGACGGGAAGGTGGAGCTTCGCAGCCAACTGGGTCGGCAACATGGTCTTGCCAACCCCGGTCGGCCCCACCAAGAGGGCGTTGTCCCTCTCCTGAAGAACCAGGAGGAGGGAGATCACGTGCTCGGACGGGAACCTGTAGTACGGGTCCACGGCGGGCACAAGAGACCGGAGTCTCACATCCTCGGGGTCGCTCTCATCGAACGATCCCACGGGGATCTGGAGTTTCGCTGCGTTCTTCTTGAGAGCCTTGAAGACGGTGCCAGCGGCTACGGTTTTGACTTCCACGGTATGCTCCTATCGTTGGTTATCCGTGATGTTATCCCAAGTTTCGATGCTTGTCAAGAATCCGGGGCGCACTCATTCGCGCAGATGATGACTGCCGATCAGTCTTCCTCCCGGCTTACCGCCTCCTGTCTCCTCCGGTCCATGTTCACCATGGCCTGATCGAGCATGTCGAAGACTTCGTCCTTGGTGTAAGTACGCTCAGCCGCCCTCGTGTCCTTCTCAGACAAACGCTTGGCGTGAGACTTGCCAAGGCTTATCTCTCTGTTCTGCGTTCGGATGTCGTGTCGGAACCACAGATACAAGCACAGGGTAAGGGCGGCTACTAGCGCCGCAACCTCAATCAAAGGTTGCTCCGGAGGTACTCATTCAAGTCCTCGGAGGACGGGGCGCAGGAGCAGCAGCACTCCTCATACGGGTCTTCTTCCGTGAAGGGGAACGCCTGCCGGATGCACTCACCGGCTTCCTCGATGAGAACACGATCCTCTTCGGCAAGAGGTTTCGTCTCCTTAAGGATCGGGGCACGGTCCATGAGGAGCTGCTCGCAGCCACCAGTGTACTCGTTCCAGTTAAGGACGAGTTCGGCGTCGGACATTGCCCATGCCTCAAACCGACCCTTCTCGGACTGCACGATATCCAGTGCCTTACACTCGATGACGGCCCGGTTCTCAGAGATGTACACATCCGTCCCGTACTCACCACGGTAGATCAGACACCACATGTATTCGATCATTCGGCCCTCCTTATAAGATAGAGAAACGTTCTCGATGGGCATTAAAACCTCCCTGTCGTCGTGCATTGCTCGTCATCCTCCGGGGTGCAGTAGCCCAGGTCCGGAGGAGTGTCCCTGGTCCCGATCCAGTTGAGGAGGTTCTCCCTCACCGGACGGAGCCAGGAGTTAGTTGTATGTACATCAAAATTCTCGTGGGTCACCACCATCGCTGCTCCGGAAAACCCACCGGGTTCCATCTTCTCGGACCACGAGGCCCACTCAAACCCGATGACGTCATCGGGTCGGAACTTGGCCAGGAAGTCCATGAGGAGGGATCCAAGGTTGTCCGGGTCGAACCCGTGTTCGATAACCACCGTGATATCCGCGATGATATCGTCGATTTCCGGGGGTTCGCCCTTGATGTCGGTGACCTCTGGGCGGAAGATCCAACCGGTCTCGTTGCACGTCTCCCGTGCCTCAATCCGCTTGGTCTCCTCCAAGAGCCAGTTGTACTCGTGATTGTGGATGTCCTTGAGGACGAAGCACGTGCGGGTGAAGCTATTCGCCATCGTAACCCTCGATGAGGAACGCAGGGTCGCTACCCTGGGCCATAAGTGCCTCGGCGCACTGCTCCTCCGTGAGAGGAATGCAGCCACGGCACTCCACCTCACCAGAGCAATCACCTATGGTGATGGCCTCGTGGACGGCCTTGAGGTCATCGAAAATCGGGGGCTTGTCCCCCTCACTCAAGATCGAGACGCTCATGCGCGTCTTCCAGTACTTGGGCATCAGTCCTCCTCGGGAACGATGTAGTCCTCTTCGACAAAGTAGTAGCCCTCCAGCCTGTGACGGTCCTGCCACTCGCTACCGCAGATCGTGCACTGCACGTTCTGGTAGATGAACTCGCCGCAGCGATCCAGGTTACTGAGAGCCGTAACCCCGTCCCGCTCCCCACACACGGGGCACCGAAGCCCCCCGGACTCAAGGTACTCCTTCTCGGTCAGCCCGACGACTCGACGACCAGCCATCAGAGCTTGTCCTCTTTGAGACTCGAAGACAGCTCAGCGTTGGCGTGATCGGCGATCATCAGGAAGCGTTTCCGCTGACGAGAACGGAACTTGCTCTGGTCGATGGTCGCGCTGAAGGGGTTGTCTTGGATGGTCTGGGCGTAGTAACCACCCAAGAGGTGGGCCACCGCTGCCGAGTAGCGATAGACGAAGGTCTGAAGGATCTCAACCCGCTGCTCCCACGGCAGCTCAGCGAACCTGTCGAACAGCTTGACGTACATTTCGGTACGACGACGGTCCCACGCTCTCCACGACCGATGAATACTGCCCGACTTGGTGTATTTCTCCGGAGCCGGGGGAATGGTGATGTTGAACGCCTCTTCCATCTCAGGCATGATGCTCTTGTCGAGCAAGAGCTTCATGGAGAAGTTCCGAGAATCAACCTGCGACAACGTCGAAAAGTCATCGTAAGCCTCGGCAAGACCATAGATCGCAGCATTCGGAACGCTGTACTCTCGGGAATACCTTCCGCAGAAGTGGTCCTTCCAACTGTGGTCGTCCGAAGTCACACATCGGGTCAGGTTACCAAGGGTGATACCCGAGTAGACCTTCCGGCGACAGCCGTATCGGGACACCTCGTCCAGCTCGACGACATGGCTGGTGACCATGTAGGCGAGAGCAGCGAAATAGTCCACGAACCGCTGGGAAGTGATCTTCCGGTGGGCGTGCTCACGAGCACGTTGAACCTCTTCCTCCCAATCGCAGAGACAATCACTCGCCATCACGAGGGTCTCTTTACATACAGCGCCATCGTTGATGGCAGCGTCCAGGTCTTCGGCGAACATGTGGGTCGGATCCACGTTGACCACCAGAGCCTTGAACCGGGTCTGATTGATGACGCTCTGCCGACCACACGAGTCCACACGGACCTTCGGGACAGCGACCCGCTCAATGATGCGGACAGGCTTCGCCGCCTCGATGGTAGCCCCACAGGACTGCCCGTTGTTGGGGTTGTATCCCTTGATGTAGGCGTAGGTCTCACCGGCTTTGACTTGATTGACGTACATTAGTGCCTCCAGTATTCGGGCGGGTTGACGTTTCGGATGAAATTGCCACAGACATCTGCGATAGCTTCCTGCGGTATGTCGGAGAGGTCTTCGAGATCCGGGTCATCCGTCCGGATAAGCTCAACGACCCAGGAGTGCAGACCGGTGCCGATGGTTGGCTTTTCCAAGAACACGGTCTTCATCACACGGTTCGTGTACCGGTCGTCCTGCACGCGCTCCGTCTTCGGACGACGAACCTTGAACCAGAACGTCCGTGACTCCCCGAGATCCTCTCGGGACATGGTGAACCAGAACTTCGACCCGAGTCGAATGGTTCCCGGCTGCGTCTCAAACTTAATCTTCGGGTTCTCAGGCTTACCCGTTTCCGGGTTCTTGGTCTGATAGCCTTTGGGCCAGAAGCACATGAAGTGGAGGACCCTCTTGAGTTCATCCTCCGTCTTACGGAGTTGCTCACGCTTCTCCTCCAACTCTTTGTAGAGGACTAACGTGTCGAGCATCTTCTGCCGTTCTGCGTCCATCAGTCGTCCTCCGTCAAAACCCCAATCATGTCCGAAATTTGCTGGTACTGTTCCGACCCCTCAGCATAGCTGTTTTCCATGTAAGCAAAAAGCGCGTCTACAACATACGCAGCCTCAAGCTGCGTAAAACGAACTGTTTGCGCCCCATTCGACTCTACTTTGAGTGCTTCCATATGACCTCCTAGTTACAGTAGGCTACAGCCCTACTGATCGCGTTCCCAGCCCCGATCAGCGAAAACGTGAAATAGGCAGTACCCCCCGAAAAGTAGTCCAATTCAATAGTCATGGATTCAAGGTTCATAACCCGATCTATGAAATCGCCCTGATCCAGAGGGATCAGCATCCGCTCACCCTTGGGCTGGGCGAAAGACATTTCGATCACCTCACTACCACCATAGTCCCACCGAACCCTCGTCTCCAGCCTGTAATCCGTGGCGTTGACAGAATACGTATCCTTGAGGGTAAGCCCCCCGTCGAAGTACAGCATGACCATCGGTTCGTAACCCGGATCCTTCCGGACGATGATCATAGCCTTAACATTTCTGTAGATGCCCTGAGTCAGTGAGGTCGGAGCGAAGGGTGACGCAGCGTAACACTGCTTCTCATTGGTCATGGGATCCTTCGATTCCTCAAAGGTCCACTGCGCGGAAGCGGTCGGGGTGATAGCGAGCAGGGCGAACAAAACGAGAACGAAACCGAACTTTTTCATGCTACCTCCAGGTAGAGAAAAGGGGGCTATCCCGATGGATAGCCCCCTGGTTGATGTTGCGCGACAGGCTACGACCTACAGGTCGAAGTCGTCATCCTCGTCGAGCATCTCGTCGTCCTCTTCCTCGTCGTCGTCCGAGGAGTCGTCCTCGTCGGTGACGGTGAAGACGTTGAGCCACTCGTCCCGGTCGCCCCAGTTGTTGTCGATCTGGTCGAAGGTGGTGAGGAGGAAGGACTTGCCCTTCTCCTTGGCGAAGGTGAGACCCTTGAGGGTCAAGCTCGACAGGAAGTCGAGCTGCTCCTCGGTCGGGACGTCGAGGTAGTAGTACACCGCGTAGCACTCGTTGTCGTTGCCGCTCACGGGGTGGACGTTCTTCTTCTTGTCGGTCCACTCGGCGGGACGGCGACGGGCAGCGAAGCCCAGAGCCGTGAGCTTGTCGTGGACCTTCTTGGTCGGCACGCCACCGAACAACACGTAGGTGTTGATGATGGTACCGTCGCTCTTGGTCTCGATCATGAAGTACCGGGTGTCCAAGATGAACGGACGAGGGTTCTGACCCGCGAACTTCGCACCCGCGATGGCCTTCTGGACCCACTCGTTCACGTAGCGGACGGTGTACTTGCGATTTTTCTTCTCAGCCATGGTGACCTCCTGGTCTGGTTCGTATGGTTGACAACCGGTTGCATCAAGACCACTGACGGCTCACTGCTTGAAGCGAGTCGTCAGAGCGATGGTGACGTTGTCACCAATATCCTGCTCGGGCTTGTCCCGATCCGGGTAGATCTCGTCGAGTTCCCGTTCGAGCATCTCTTCGAGACAGTCGGCGATGTCCGCGTTGTCACGGGTGAGGACCGCACCCAGGGGGATGCGGAAGGTGACCTGCACGACGCCATCCTTGATGGATTCGAGAGCTTCGAACTTCTCCAGGTTGAGGGCGATCTCTTCGTCGGTCAAGTTGTGGGTCAGATTGACAGGCATATCCTTCTCCTTAAGCGCAGTTCGCGGCCACACGGATGTCCAACGCCTCAGCCTCCTCCTCCAGCACACGCTGGCGGGGGAAATACCGACGAGTGGGGTCGTTCTCGAAGTAGATCTGACGACGCAGCTCCAAGATGCGATCAAGGAGCTTCGCTTCCAAATCGGTGAGGACCGTCGCTGGTGGGTGGTTCTTGAGACTGTCGATCATCTCGGTGGCACCCGCGATGACGTCGGTCATCCCGTAGAAACCGAAGCACGATTCGAGATGGTTACCCCGGTCGTCCTCGATCACGTAGCCGTAGACCTCTCCTCGGATGTACCGGTCGTAGATGTCCACCTCGGTCTGAAGCTGCATCTCAGCGCAGACCACCAACTCCTCATCGGAAACCCCGTGCTCAGAGGGGATACCAGCTTGCTCCGGGGTCATGAAGATGAACCCGACCTGCCCACTGTCCCACGGACAGGAGAAGCCTCCGGTGTTCATGGTGATACCGGAGTGGTCGTAGAGGTAGAGCGGGAGGACGATGAAGTTGCACTTCTGGGCATACTGGTACAGCTCCCCAGGAGTGGCGTAATCGAGATCCCAGCGGTCATCGGCCTTCGGGGAGGACCAGATAGCCTCCTTGAGAACCTGGACACCGTCCTTGTCCCCCAGGTTGTACCTGGAGTGCCAGCACACCATCGTGCCCATCGGTTCCCAGTCTCGGGGAGACTCGGGATCCTCATCGCGGGTGATCCGGACCTTGACCTTCAGGTCCTTCAGGTACGTATCCCCGAAGTCCAGATTGTACGGGTTGGGGTCCAGATTGTACGGGTTGGGGTTCTCAGGATTGCGAGCCACAGGTCACCAGCCCTTCTGGTCGGAGTAGACCCAGTACACACCCGTGGCGATGGAGCGGACGGCCCAGGCGACGGTCTCGTAGACCTCTTTCGCCTTGTTGTAGGTGCAGAGACGGAACAGCTCCTGGCTCTCCGAGAGGTTCGGGGGGCGCGACTCGGCGCGCACGATGGAGAGCCTACGACGCTCGATAGCCCCACGGCGCATCTGCGCTCGGTACGGCTTACCGTTGAGCCACTCAGGTGCGATCCCCAGCTTGTCGCGGAGCTTCGCCACCTCGTGAGTCGTCAGTACGGCGGTTCCCTTGGTCATCTTCTTCATGGTGTTGTCCTTTCAAGGTTTTCTTATTGGTTGCTTGATCGGCTCTTTGACTCTCGGGCAAGACGAAGCCGAACCCTCCGTCTTCAGTCATCACACAGGGCGTGTGACGCCACCGCACTTCGGGCAGACACCCGAAGGCATAGTCATCAGCTTGGACAGCGACTCCAGGTCGATATCCGGAAGCATCTCCGGACGACCGCAGATCGTGTCGCAGTCCTCACAGAAGTGGAACTCCTGGTCGGCATCGAAGTCGTCGGCCTCTGGATCGATGACATCCATGAACATCTCAGGGGCTTCACCATTGGTGATCCGAAGACCGTTGTGCGCCCAGAACATGGAACTGAAAACGTGACCAGTGACCACGCCATCGTTCTCATGCCACTGCGTGATGAAGTCCTCACGCTCTGGGTGCCAGTTGTAGGTCAGCAGGCTGTCCACAGCCGCGAAAAACTGGATCATTCCGACATCAACCATCGTAATCCTCCTTATCGAGTCACAACGTTAGTCAAGACCATCCGGTCGTGCTCATCACTGTACACCCATGCCTGCCCATCCCTCACGGGTTCCAACATGCAGTGTAGCTCCCGTACATCACCGAGATGCCACTCGGTTCTTCCACAGCGGTTGTAGCCTTTCTGAAAGACAGAACGTACGTAAAATTTCGGGGGGAATTCCTCCATCAGCGCCAGCCACGGTACGTCGAGTTCATAGAACTCCCGGCTGAAGGGGACCGTATCATAGGCCGTGTACCGATCTTCATCCCAAAACCAGACCTCCAGGTACCAGTTCTCCGGCTCAGGGAAATTCGCAGTTTCCCAGTGGAAGGTGACCTGAGTCTCTTTCATCCCGCTGTACAGGATATGATCGGGGATAGTGTAGACCTCCATGTCCACGGTGCCCTCGTTGGGGCAGATCGGGACAGGGTACACGTCGTCGGCGGCATAGACGACACCGAAAGACAGAAGCAAGGCAAGGATGAAGCAGACGAAAGCGGAACGGCGCATGTTGACCTCCTCGTAGGACGGTTCGGGTGCTCGCTCATCGAGCACCATCAGTACATCTTGGACAGCGATGGTACCGTCAATCAGGTTCTCTTCGATGGCGTCACGGAGAACCTGATTGGACTCCCACCGATAGGTGGCGAACCCGTACAGACCAAGTACCTTGTCACACTCCTCACGGTGGAGTTGGGAAACGATCTCACGGGCGTCCTCTCGGTGCATAACGTTCATTTGGCCTCCTTCTCACCTGAAGAACGGTTGGCGAACGTCTCACGGTACCAGTTCAGAGCCGCGACCAGCCACTTGTCTTCAGCGTAGAAGACATCTGGGTGTTCCTCACTGGGTCCGTGCGATCCTCCGTAGGACGTCACGGCGTTCTCGATGATCTGCCCCACCCGGAGCATGGGGAAGTCGTAACACGCCTCTGTAAGAGCCGCGATGACTTCCAGGTGATCGGATTTCATGGTGGGTGCACCCATACAGACCTCCTAGTCTTCGTCAAGGAAGGCGTCGAACTCCATCTCCACGAACTCGTCGCTACCGACGATGGAGTCCTCGGGGGAGAGCAGCTTGCAGGTCAGCGTACCGGCACGCGCACGCTTCTCGTACTCCTTGACGAGGGATTCGGCCTCCTCCTCAAAGTAACCCAGGTTGCCCATGATGGAGTGTACGGCCTCCTGCCGTCGATTCACCACGTGGGACATCGCATCCCACGGCGGAAGAGCACTGTTGATGGCTCGCTTCTCAGCGGGCGTGAGGAGATCCTCGGGGATCTCGTCCTCCTTCATCCAGCGGGGACGCTGGTCTTGCGCCAGAGCGGGGACTTCTCCTCTCTTGAAAGCGTCGATGTACGTCTCGACGTACTCCTTGGCCTCCTTGAGGCCCATGGTGTAGCCAAACCGCTCAGCGGACTCAGCGCGACACCACTTGATCGCCTGGATCGTCTTGACGTCCCCCAAAGGGTTGCTTTGGGTCCTGACGCCCTGAAGCCACTGCTTCACCTCGTCGGAGAACCAGTCCTCAGCGTTACCGAACGTCTTATCCCGCTTCTCGTCGAGACGCTCGATCAGGACCTCGATGTTGCCCCTCAGCGTGTCGAGCTGATGCCGGGTCATCCGGTAGATGAGGACATCGCGGATGAAGGCGTACACCTCCGTGCTGCTCATCCCCATGCCCTCTTTTTCGAGACGACTTCCGGTGTCCGTTCCACGGATCTCAAACGTCGTCGAGTCGATCATCCTAAGCTCCTTTCTGGACGCACTCCGACGCGCAACTCCTGAGTACAGTAGAGGCTTCGCCTCGGATCAGCACATCCTGAATCTTCTGCTGCGCGGCAGCATCTGCTCCTACAGCGGGGTCAACGAGCAGTACTTGAGTGGACGAGTCGCGCCCTCCTTTCTGGCCGAGTAGAAATCGGATCATCCTCTCGCAGTCTTTCCAACACACGCAGTGCCTCCTTCAGAGTCTCGCGTTTCAGGACGCTACGAGAGGGGAGAGTGCGCCTCACACATTCGCCTTCTCGGGATTTCCGACGACGCTTGCTTCGCTGCTGAACGGTCACCAGCCGATGGTTCCACCGAAGCTGATGTACCCACTGGAGCCTCCAGCCCCAACAGGGTACACCACAGCGCCACCAGTCACGAAACCCCCACCGAAGGGTCTTCGAGCGATGTACGCACCCCCGTAGTACGGTACCGGCCTCGGACCACAGGGTGGTCCAACAATCGGGCCGGTTGCCCGAACGGGTCCAGTTCCCCAGCGCATGGGGAGCCTGGAGTAATGGCGGGTGTCAACACCCACGTAGCTGTTGTAGTCGTGCCGAATGGTCCCATTCGGAATGGGACCGGGCTGAGCCGGGATGCCGTAGACCGGCGCGTCGATGACCATGTGGGTCTGACCCACTACGACCTGAGCTTCGGCCTCGGGGGCTGAGATGATGGCCAGAGCCATCACGACGAACAGAACGGACCAGAGTTTCTTCATGCGGGTTCCTTCCTTGTGAGTCTAGCTCACCACTTGCGGAGTTTGTATTCACCGGGGCCTCTGCCATCAATCTGACGATTGATCTCATGACAGAGGTACTCCAGCTCGCGGATGTCCTCGTCGAGACGTTTCACGTCTTCTTCCTCGACGGCGTCTTGCCGGGTATCCAGCATCGCGTTGTGGGTACGCGTTATGGCACCGACGAGCGTGTTGAGCGTCTCGTGGTCGATCCTGAGGATGAACGATTGCCCTTTTGGGGCTTGGGTCAGGAACGTGAAGTCCATACTACTCCTTTCTGTCCTTCTTCAGGGCCTCATTGAACCCACCCCGAGATCCGGGGCACCCGCACCCACAGAAGTTGGGTGCCCCACAAGTGTGGCAGTAGCCACACGAATCGTGACCCGGACGTCCTTCCTGCCAGCAGAGGATACGCTCGATGTTATCCTGATAGTCCAGGGGACCGAACTCAGGATGCTGGGCGTACCACTCCACGACAATCTGGGGAACATCCGAGATGTTGAACAGCGGATCAATCACTTTCGTCACAGCTACGCCTCCGTGTCGCAGATGGGGCACGGCTCATCGTCGAGCCACTCGTCGATGAAGTCGTTGAAACGAACCATCGCCCCGGTTCTGGAGTCGCGGTACTCCATTGCGGTTTCGGTGGAGAAGCGCACGTTCCAGAAACACGTGCACTCCTGGCAGTGGACGCGGACCACGGTGTCCAGCGTTCCGTCGTCGATGAGAGTGTACTCCCGGTCCTTGGTAACCACGTGTGCCATATGCAAGATCCTTTCCGAAACCCTCCATGCAGGAGGGCTTCGAAAAAGAGGAAGGGGCCGAAGCCCCTTCCATCGTATCATCGACTAGAAGTCGAGGATGTCGTCGAAGGCGTTCTGCGAAGCGACCTTGGCGTTCGCGGCCTTGGACAGCTCCTGCTTCTCCTCGACCTTCTCGGTCCAGATCGGCACCGCCGACTCGGGGCAGTTGGTGGCGTCGGCGAGGCGACGAACCGGCGATCCCTCGTCGGTGGTCTCACCGGCCCAGACGATGGCGTCGGTCAGAGCAACGCTGTGCTCGCCGTAGACACCGAGCACGAGGAACTGGAACCGCGACCACTGGTGGCGGGTCTCGCCGTTCTCGGGCTTGCGGCCCTTCTTGACCACGATGCCGACACCCTTGGGCTGGAACTCGGGACGGTCGTCGGCGTACTTGCCCTTGACGACGGGCGGGAACTTCGCCGAGATGTCCTTCTGCATTTCGGGGTTGATGTGCTCCCACGGGAGGACGTACACCGACTCGTCGGCGATGTTCGGGCCGAGCACCTCGGCCCGGTGGGCACGGAACGCCTCCAGGGTGAACATCCGGCAGCACCGGGTCGGGAAGCGGAAGACCGGCTTTCCGTCCTTCTGGATGGGCTTACCGTTCTTCCCGAACTTCACGAGGTTGGCCTTGGTGCAGCCTTCGTCGGCGAGCTGCTTCCGGCTCCCCTTGGAGCTGATGACGGGACCGTACCCCGAGAGCTTCGCGGTCGCCCGCAGGATGCTCGTGAACTCCTCGACGGAGTCGGGGTTGCAGATGTAGTTCCGCTTCACGGAGGTGCAGAAGCCCTTCAGGGTCTTCTCGACGTGCTTGCGGAAGGTCTCGAAAATGGCGATCTGGGTCTTGGTGAGCTTGGTCATATCAGTGCTCCTTTCAAGAGCGGTTCGTTCGTCAGTAAGCATTGCGGAGAAACTGTGGATAAGGTCCGCGTTAACCGACGCCTAGGACAAGGTCATTGCGATCTTGCCATCGGGGTGCTTCCAGAGCATCAGCTCTCTCTGCGACCCCTTGTCACCGTAGATCACGGTGACGACATGATCGAAGGTGATGGGATATCTGGACACACTCAGACGCGCAGATCCTTGGGCCAAGACATAGGTCCGGACGACTTCAGTGTCCTCCATGACCTGCCCGTGCGCTTGAGCGATCTCCGTGAGTCGGTCGATGAGGTCTGAGGGGGTGAATGAGCCGACTTCCTTCAGGAAGTCCATCTACTCACCCAGCACCGCGTTGGCGAGCTTGCTGTAGAGGTCGATGGCGTACCAGAGGCCCACCCAGTAGATCACTACACGAAACACGTTCTTTGCGAGGTCGTCCATATGTGGCTCCTTTCAAGAGCAGGTTACGGTTAACGATAAGCGAGCGACACCTATGCTGCCCTCCCGCAGGAGGGCTTAAAGGAGGCTCTACTTGAGGAGCGAGGGGTGGACGGTCTTCGGCACCCGGAGGACCGGCTTGCCATCGGTGGCGATGACGAGCACCGCGTTGGCTGCGGAGTTGAGTCGCTGGTTCTCGCCGCGCTGCATCGGGCGAACCTGCCCCACGGTCTCCTGGCCGTAACGATTCTGCGAAGCGAACACTTTACCCTTGAACATACCAAGTTCCTTTCTGGTTCGGTCGTTGACGATACGCGAAGGGACACCTAGCGAACCCTCCCGCAGGAGGGTTCAAAGGTGGCTCTAGGCAAGAGCGAGCCGGATGCGAGCAATGCGCTTGGTGCGCTTGGGAGCCTTGGCAACGCACTCCCGAACGTGGGGGTCTTTCGACCACAGGATGTCGTCGTCGATCCAGCACTGGCAGAGCGCCTCGGTGAGCACGTGGTGGCACTCCTGGAGGCGCGTGAGCTTGTCGTTCGCCTCGGAGGCGAGCTTCGCTTCCTCGGGGCCTCCGGTGTTGTAGGCGGCGAGGTCAGCGCGAGCCGCGTTGATGGCGAGTTCGACCCGACCGTAGAGCTTGCTGAGCGCCTCACGGCTCAGGTAGCCGTTGGACTCGCGCTGGGCGAGGATGCAGCCGGTCCCCCGGCTCATCGAACGCTTGAACACCTCGCGGATTCCGGGGAGGTTGTGCCGTGCGCCCTCAACGATCTTTTTCGAACCCTTGACTTCGTAGAGTGCTTGAACGTAATACATGACCAAATCCTTTCTGGTTTTGAGGGCGCACTTCTAGGCGCTCCAAGCCGCACAAGCGACGAGGGAATTCCCGGCGCAGGAGTAGCTGTGCCCTCTGTTGATAGGTAGACAGACGACGACGCGTAGAACTACCCTATAGGGGTAGTGAGACACACCCGGTACCGGGGTACAGGTACCCCGGATCTCCTCGGTGACGAGGTGTGGGCGTGACTCTCTCTGGAACTAGCTTACAAGATTTTCAGGTTTTTTTATAAATCGTTGATTTCAAAGGATTTAATCAGCCAAAAATACCCTTGTTGAGACGCTATCTCGCAACATTTTCGAGGGTATTTTCGATCAAATTCCCGAAAAATCCCTAGGAAAACCTTAGGGCATCTGTACCCGCGATTCCCAGAAACGACGTAATTTCCCGGCCAAAACAGTCCCAGGAGCTGTTCTGGGACTACCGGGATCACTCGCGGGATGACGCATTTTGAGGCTCCCAGAAGAGTTATCGAGAAATCACCCCGAAAGCGGTTTATTAGACAGGCGCTATCGCCCATAGGAGCATCTGTGACCCAGCCCGAGAACCACCTACGCAACTGGAGACACCAGACACTCGCGAATAGCGAGTATGACTACAGGTCTGAACAGCACCCAGTAAAGCGGCAAGTCAAACATTCAAAGCATTTAGCCAAGGATGCTGCCTTTAGAGGTATGGATCTCGTAACCGGAAATATCAGAAGCCGCATTTCAGGGGCTGTCGCGGATAAGGTCATTCATACTGGTGGTAAGGTCAAAGACCGACTCACCCCAAGGAGCAAGAAGAAGATGCAACACGACAACGTTGAAGAAGGACTGGGCACTATTGCTGTGCAGGCTGGGCGCAGTATGCTGGCTTCCCGTGCTGGGCAACGCGCTGCTGCCTCCCGTGTGGGCCAGATGGTCAGCCGTACTCGCGCTGCCTACCAGAGGAACCCCGCTGCCTTCCGTCGTCTCGCCAAGATGAAGATCAAAGCCGCTCCCGGTGCCCTCCACAGGAAGTACCGTGTAGGAAAAGTAGCCGTTAAACGGTCTGCTGTCGGTATGAAGGTCCGTGGAGCCAATCGGAAAGTTATGGGCACCCTTAACAGACGTCGTGCTGCGAAAGAAACTGCTCGTGCTGCACTCCGTAAAACGAACCCCGTACGCGCCGGGATAAATGACACAACTCGGGCTATCTCACGAGATATCGCTACCGGCGTTGCTACCGACACAGGCGTCCGGGTTGCCATGCACCACGTTCAAAAGAAGCTCCCCCAGGAGTCCTTCACCGAGATCATTCGCAATCACCTCTGGGAAGCGAACAGTAACTTCACACCTGCTCAAATGGGCGCTGCCATGAAGAAGTACGCAGCCAGCAAGAACACACGCCCTGCCCGTAAGACCCAGTTCGGTAGCCACCACATCGACAACGCGCATGTCGCGCATCTAAGGAGCGGTCACATGTCAGGTAAGAGTCACAACGCCCAGTCCTTCAAGATCAACCAGAAAACGAAAACCAACGTCTCCGACAGTGTCAAAGAGATGGCGGCTACGATCTACGAGGATCAGGTCGTTAACGAGTGGGCACCTCTGGCTATTGGGGCTGCTCGGATGATCGGCACTTCCGTCGCAACTGACGCTGTCATCAAGGGCGGGTCTAAGGTCGCTAATAAGCTAAAGAGAAAGCCCCGTGTCCGACGTATCGGAGAAGGGTGGGACGCCTTCGATCTCCGGGGCCACAAAACGCTTGGTAAGCCCCAACGCGCTATGGGCGGTGTGAAAGCCGGTCTCGCGATTGGTGGTACTCTTCTAGCGTCAAGGTATGCTGGTAAGAAAGTCGCTGGTGCCCTCATGAAGCGCGACAAAAAGCTCGCTGCGAACGCTGAGAAAAACCACGCCTCGAACGTGAAACGTATCGCCAAGAAGATCAAAGACAACCCCGACCAACCTATCCGAAATCGCATCCGCATGAAGGGCCTAAAGACCTCTGCAAAATACCGCGACTACTCTTCGAAGATGCTCGGGAAGGCTCAAAAACGATTAGATCGTAAAGCAGCGAAGGCCGCTCGTAAGAACGAGAAGCTGAAGAAGCGGCTCGCCAAACTCGGGGCCTAATCATGCGTACAGATAGTTCTGATGCCGTCTTCCGTGTCCTCGAAGAGGGGCGCGTGATTGGTACCTTGAGAACCGCCCACAAGGGCTACAAGGTCTTCTCCGGGCACAAGGCCCAGGCAGCGAAGGCTGTTGCTGCTCTAGCGGCTACGAGGGCTGTCTACCGCTACGGCGAGAAGAAGGTCATGGTCCGCAACCCCGCTCTTGCTCGTGACCATGAAGCTACCGCCCGTGCGATGTCCAAGATCCACGCCGACAAAGCCCTCAAATCAAAGAACTTCATCAGCCGTAGGTTCCACGTGAAACGGGCTGGTGGGTACGCCAAGGGTGCTAAGAGATACGCCGGTATCGCGAAGCTCGGTGACAAGAAAGCCGCCTACCACAACGCGAAGATCCGTAAGGGCCTCAAGCGTTGGGCACACGTCAACGAGGGCGTGAGACTAAGACTAGCCAAATCCGCTATCTCTTCCTTGAACCCCGTTGCTCACCTCAGCTCAGCCAGAAAAATTGGCAAGAAAATCGGAGCTAAAGTTATTGGCAAAACGGTATAGGCCACTCCGGAACAGACACCGAGGCCGCATTTTCGAATGCGGCCTTTAGTGTTTCTGGAGACACGTCATTCGGATCCCCATCCTCCAGGTAGACATACCTCGCTGGCAACCCCGCCCCCATGCTAGCCATGGACGCCTTGGCATCAGCGTCCAAGCAGATGTACACCTTCTCGATCTCGCGCTCCTTGATCACCGACCGGTGATACTTGTGCAAGTTCTTACCGAGAAGGGGAACCGCAGGGATCCCCGTGTGCTTCATGATGGACCACGCATCGAAGGGTCCTTCACACAGGGCGATAGTTGTACCTACAACTAAATGCTCATTGATCATGGAGACCTTCGCCGAATATCTGGTGTACCTCGACGATGAATGGAAACTCTTCGTCTGCGGGTTAGGTAGAATCGACCGTGTCGTCCAGAACGTGAGTTCCCTACCGAACCTTCCGAGACAAGGGATGAAGATATGCCCGTGGTATGGAGACCCAAGGTGGTAGCAGAAGTGCAGCCTATACCGATGGATATCCTTACGTGTCACGCCCCTGCCCTCAAGGTAGTCGTACGCTCGGGCATAGAGCTTCTGTGCCATCTTGTTGGCCCACGGCTCAGGGTTCCCGTACAGAGGACGAACGCCTGTAGGGAACACACAGGGCTGCTCTGGGGTCCACAGATGATCCTGGGGCTTCTCCTTAGGCTTGACCACGGGTTCGAGGTCTGAGAGCGTAGGAGACTTGTCCTTGCCGATCAGAACGGCATCGATATCCCGCTTCTTGATGGCCCCGATGTCCTTCAGGTGATAGAGGAACTTCGAAGTCGGTCCACGCTCCCCACAGACCCAGCACTGGAAGACGCCCTTATCCGGGTTGACAGCACACTTCTGCTTATCCGTCCCGCAGAAGGGACAGGGGACCATGAACTCGGATCCCCCGCTCACCACCTTCACGTCGGGCCATAGGCGCTCGACGAGCTGGGCCATGACTCTTGGTCTTGATGCTCTCGCCATTATGGACCCTGCGTTCCCATGGCACCCGTGAAGTTACCGCCCGAAGACCTACGTGTCTTCGTCTTGACGACGAGACCTTTGGCACGAGCCGTGTCCTCGTCAAACGCCTCGAACTGCATGATCCTGAAGTTCGGCTTGATCCAGACCTGTTTGTTGGCAGGTCCGAGACGTGTCTTAGCGATGTGGAGACGCATGATCTCCTTCTTCTTCTCAGCCTTGGTTTGGCTGATATTAACCATGAGATCGAGGGGAAAGACCTTACCGAAGGAACCGGAGATATCGTCCATATCGACTTCCTCCTTGTTCATACCTCCTCGGTTGGTCTGATCGGCAGTCCATATGGCCGTCTGGTACTCTCCAGCGAGACCACGAAGCATCGCGCAATTCTCTCCGAGGGCTTCCCACTGATCCTTGTAGTTGCCCACCATCTTGAGCAACCCGAAGTAGTCTACGAAGAGCGCATCGAGGGTCACACCTTCCTCCTCACGGAGACGGCGCATGTACTCCTCGATCTGGTGGATGCTGATGCTCTTGGTCGGATAGTACTGGACGTAGAGGGCACCCGGCTTGATGCCCGTGCGTTGGTACGCCTTCACGACGCCCTTAGCCACCTTCTTCGAGGCGACCGGGAGTACGTCAATAGGGATACTCGTATTATGCGCGTCCATCCGGTCCATGATCTGATCCTCGTCCAACTCCAAGGTGATGAAGCCGACGTTGAATCCCTGCACGGACGCAGCCACAGCGAGCTGGCCCAAGAGAGCACTCTTCCCATGCCCTGACGCCCCCATGAGCATCGCCAGTGCCTTCGGGGGAACACCACCTCCAATGAGGTCGTCGAGAGCATCCATCCCCGTGGAAATCCGCATGTCCTGTCGTGCGGCCCGACGCTTGAGACGTTCGTTCGTGTCCGTCCAGTACTCGGTGAGGGGTGTCTGCTCACTGCCCGTGATCCTCGCCTTCGCGAAGAGTTGAACGACCTCGTCGTACTCACCCGCGTCCACGAGGCCACTCACCTGTGTGGCAGCGACGTACATGTGATGGACGGTGATGGCGTCGAAGAGCCGCTTCTTCACCCGCTTAGGGGAATACTTGTCGTGCTCCCACACCTCGTTGAGGGCATCGATCACGGCCTCGGTCTTCTCGTCATCGAGGTTCCCATCCTCACACGCGAGCTTGACCTCACTCTCCAACTCGTGAAACCGGGGGCGTTCCCCGAACTCTTCAATGAAATTCTTAAAGACCTGGAAAACCACGTCAGTGTCCGGGTCATTCTCGAAGAAGTCTTCGGGGATGTCAGCCACCACGGACTTGGCTGCGATCTTGTCCTTCAGCAGATAGGCGAAGGCGTCACGCTTAAAGTTGGGGTCAAGTAGTTTTAGGTTGTGTTGTTTGGCCACTCTATCTCCTCCTTAAATCCCTCACGGGTACCTCGCTCCCATCCATACGTCGAGGAGCACCTGTCCCGTACGTGAAGTACAGTAGCGTATCCGGATGCGCTTTGTCTATGGGGTTCACACGATCTTCGATGTCAGATATGACATGTTCGTCCAGGGGATCCTTACCCTCGGCGATAGCCTTCCTGAACTCTTGCACGCGTTTGTAGTCCACATCCGACAACCAGTCGTAATCAGGGTCAGCGACCATAAGGGTCTTGTAGGGGGGTTTCATACCGCGATCCCGAAGACTCTGAAGCTGTTCCATAGACTCTTGGAATGTCTTCTCCCGCCCATCCTTGAGCGCGTCGTGGAGCGTCTCCAGGGCCGCGTACACCTCCTGCTTGGTTGCCCCTGCGTAGCCCCCACGCTCAGCCACAACAGCGTAGCAGCGAGCCAGGGACTCCGAGGTACGGATAGCTGACCGGCGCAGGTAGAACGGCCCCCAGTGTGCGGGATTCCCCCAGTACTGCTCTTCCGTCCTACGAGACCGTGCTGAACACCAACGGCCCACACGCCTGTCCACTGCTGCACCCGCGTCCCACGCACCCTGGTCCACCTTCCCCTGAAGGATGAAAGAAGAGGGCGTGAAGTCCAACTTCAGGAAGTCATCCAAGAACGCCTGACCGTGCTCACAGATGAACTTGAGGCTGGGGTAGCTCCACCCAGGTTGGGCCTGAACATCGCGCCACTTCCCTGTCTTCACACGGGCGATGGCACGAAGCGCACGCTGACCGGAGTCGGCATCCCCCTCGGCGATGAACATCTCGAAGATGAACGCCATGAAGTTCTCGGGATCCTCGACCTCCGAGAGCTGCTCAGCCAGATCATAGAACTCCTTGTAGTAGAACTTGGACTTCCGGAAGTCGGTCTTACCCGGCTTCATGTTGATCCGACGCATCCCACGTGGGTTCTTCTTGTAGTGGTAGTAAGGGGTGTCGTTGTACCGCTGGTAGACGATGTCGAAGTAGGTCTTCAGCAGCCGCAGGACGATGCACTCCGTCTCGTTCTTGCAGTAATCGTAGTCATCGTCCAGCAGCGCGTACGGTGGGGGATCGTAACCCCCGAACATCGTGCTAATCGACATGGTCAATCCTGTAGAAGAAGTTCTCACCCTCGTAAACCTTCAGACGCTGACGGTCATGACGCTCGGTGTACTTGTTGCCGTTGGTGAAGTAGTCACGGACGACTAGCTCACCATCGCCCTCCTTCCTCCGAAGCCCCCTGCCGATGCGCTGCACCGCAGCAACATACGCCTTCCCCCCGCCCACCAGGAAGAGGAGGTTAACGCTGGGGATATCGATGCCCTCGTCAGCGATCTTGGTCGTGATAACGCACTGAAGATCCCCACGACGGAGGCGTTCGAAGGAACGAGTGACTTTCTTGCTGGACGACTGCCCCGACACCACCTCAAACGGGCGGTACCCCAACTGGCGCTGGAGTGGACGAGTCAGCGCGTTCAGCTCCTCGTAGATGGACTCGGCCATCTCGACCGAGTTCCCCGTCAGCACGAGCATACGTGTGTTGGGTTCCATCAACGCGGCACGGATATCACTTGCGATTTCAACATGTCGATCTGTGTTTGAAACTAAAAGTTCTTTTCTCGCCGTTTGATAGTTCATCTTGCGAGTTTTTTCTGATGTGAAGTCAAGTGTTTTGATTTCTAGTCTGGCTTTCGCGAGGTACGAGTGTTCCTGTAGCCACCGGGCGTTGAGGTCAAAGACCACAGGCCCAACGAGACTGATCATGAGCATGTCTGAGAGTTCGTCGTGCTTCAGGGGTGTGCCGCTGAGACCTACACGGTAGTACGCCTCGGTGGCCTTGCCGATGTCCTGCCAGGAGTCGGCTGAGCCATGATGGCACTCGTCGAACATGAGCATATCTACTTCATTTTCAAGGTACTTGACAAATCGAGTCTTCTCTTTTTCGAACTTCTTGGGGTCCATGATCGGCACCCCTGTCTTCTTCTTGACCGGGACGCCCTTCTTGTTGAGGTAGAACGAGAAAGTATTGATAGAAGCGATAGTTACGGTGCTGGGTTCAAACCCGTCCGGGGTGATGAACCCCACGTTCTCAGGACCGAGGAACCTCGCGAACTCCTGGTAGGTCTGCTCGATGAGGGCAGTACCGGAGATCATCACCACCGTTTTCCTGGGGAAGAAGGAACCGCAAATGGCTGAGGCTATGAGAGTTTTACCACTCCCCGTCGCAGCCCTAACAACCCCTCTGTAGCCAGAAAAAAGCACTGACGCTGTGGCCAGTGCTTGGTAGGATCTGAACTCGATTTCGCCGTTATCTTCCATGTCTGCAATTGGTTGCACGCCGGGGAAGTGATCGGCGATGTCCTGCCAGGATGAGATTTGGAGTTGAGCGGTTCTAGTCATGGGCCTCCTCGGTTCCCCCACCCGTTTCTGAGGGTGGACTCCCAACGTACACCAAGTCAGCCGTGGTTGTCAAGGCCAACCCCGGAGGCTGAGGGAGAAGGAAGATCCAATGGTTTCCCCCCACACCCCCCTTCCATCTCGTTCTTTTACTTCGTAAAAGACCTTCGATTCTCGTTACTTCCCACTTATCTACTCTCTTCGAGAGTATCTAAGTAGAAAGTAACTCAAACGCACATGCACACGCGCACACACGCGTGCGTGTATATAATACTCTTATATTAGGGGGGGAGCTTAATCCTTGATAACTAAGGACTTACCGAGAGCAAGAATTTGCTTCGCGAGAGGGTTGACGTTCTTCACCTTCGCCCATCGATTTAGGAGTCCGACAGGGTACGCGAATGTTCCATTCGCGTCATTCAGGGTCTTGAGAACATCAAAATCTTCCCAGAGGTCTAACATACCCGGATAGAAAATCGCCTGCATATCGTCAGGGATAATTACGGTTACTTTTTCGACGGGTTTAGTGAGCACATTTTTGCCCTTATCCCCGTCCTCTATCATCGGGTTTTTACCTGTTTTTAGGACGTGATATACGAGGGGTAATAGACCAGTGGGGAAGTACCCTGCTCGTGTGATGAGATGCTTCCTACCATCCCAGTTCCCGTTCTTGAACTGTGGGGAGAAGAAGTACCCTGGGGTAGGTGGAGCCATGGCCTTCTCGACAGGAGACGGGTAAGGTGTGACGAACTGACACTTCGACTTACCCACCTTGATAACGACCTCCTGCCCCTGCTTGTAGCCCGCGTAGCGGGGAGAGGAGATGGTCTTCTTCTTAGTCTTCAGCTTGCCGGTTTTGGTTCTATAAAAACTCATGACAATATCATGGTAATCGAGCCTGTCAAGGAAGTCAAGCCCATAAGGGAATCGGGGGCCTCTTGTGAGGCCCCCTCTGAGGAATTTGGAGTGTCAAACTCGGCACAACACCTAAGCCCGTCTGACACTCACTAAGATAGACCATGTTACCTGGGATGTCAAGCCCTAATTTGAAATAATCCAAAAAAAGTCCCCCGCAGGGTGCGGGGGATGCGAGAAACAAGCGTGGGGGTTGGTTAGGGTAGGGGGGATCCCACGCTCTCTCCGAACTTGTCAGCGATGGCACGAAGAAGCTCGGCACCGGGCTTGAAAACTACCGTGTATCGCTCAGGAACGGTGTGCTCCTCTCCACGCACGCTGTAGGTACGCCCTCGCCTCTTGATGAGCCTGAAGGTACCAAAGGACCGGAGCATCACCTTGCGTTCTTCCTCATCGCCCTCTGGCTCTGAGTTCAGTAAGCCGTCCGTGATCGAGTCCACTATCAGCTCCAACAGCGCGTTGATGTCGGAGTGGGTAAACGGCGGATCAAAGAGCTGCCCTGCTCTGTCGTATATGTTCTTACGTAGTTGTGATGTATTCATGCTTCCTCCAACATTACACTCCCCAATATACCTTGGGGCATTAGATAACGCAAATCCTATCAGGGTTTCAGCGGGTCTTAGGTTTCACCCGGTTAGGGCGTTTCGTCTTACGGAGCTTGTTCTTCTGCTTCTTCAGGTTCACAACAGCGATCTCGATCAACAGGTAGATCAAGGCTGAAGAAACGGTGCTTGTGTCCACGCCCTTTTCGTCGAGGAACTCCAGTGCTCCGTCAAAGACGAGAGTCCGCTTTTCGAGACCATGCAGGTCTTTGACATCAGCGTCGTCAACCCGGTCCTTGATGTACGTGTAGGTTCCCTTCATCAGAACATCAGCACAGTCCTTGAGGGCGGGTACAACGTATTGCCATGCGAACGATGCTACAGATAGCCATCCAATTGCCATTTTCGAATCCTCCTTACACAATAAACCCCGGATAATATCCGGGGTTTGACAATAGTGAGACCAAGGGTCTCAGGCGAATCGTCCTGTTAACGCTTACCGACCTGCTGCTTGCCCTTCTCTCCAAAGAGGATGTCCAAGAAGTTCCAGTACTTATGGCCCTTGAAGTGGCCAAGGTTTGCAGCCATCATTGTGCAAGACCCAGCCACGGTGGCGACGGTATAGAAGACGGCCATGAGGCCCATCCCCCACCAGTTCGCGTTCTGGAAGGCATCCCACCAGCCGCGCATCACAAGGCCGTTGCAGATCAGCCAGACCCCGTTGGATCCCACTGCTGCCTTGGCATGGTGCCAGATGTCCGCGCTGTTTCTCGATCTCGATGTCCAGGTGAAAGCCATGTTCTGGATGAACCCCGCAGGGATAACCGCGAGGATCCACCAAAAGTCACTCCACGTCACGTTCTCCTCCCATCTGTTTCATGACGATGCGATTAGAAAGGTTGACCTGGAGTCGAGCCTCTGGCCCGATGTCATGGTTCCATATCCAACCCATTGCTCCACGCTTCTGGTGATTGAACGACTTCTCGCGGTGCCACCCGTTGGGGACCACGATGCTCGGCAAGAACTCAACGCTCACGCCCTGCTCTTCGAGGGCAGAAGGCTTCGCAGATCCCTTACGGTGCTGGTCAGCGAGGTGCCACTCTCTGTAGCCATCCTTCGTTGCTGCCCACTCATCCGGGGCCTCGTTAGCCATGAGGGCCGCTAGACGAACCTGGGCCAGCCCTGAACCGTGCTGGAAGCCGATCAGGTTGCACCCGTAGTGGATGAACTTGTACGGGCTAGGGCGGCAGTCTACCTTCACGTTGTCGTCGTTTCGATAGTAAGCGTTCATGACACGCGCCATGGTGAACGAGGTGTATCGGTCGTGGTTACCGGAGATCTCCAGCACACGAACAGGAGCGACCTCTTTCAGCCGGTCAATGGCTTGGATGAGAAGCAGCTCTCCACGCTCGTAGACGTGGTGCCAGTCGGTCATCTCAGGCTGGGCTACCCCAGATGTTGTGGTGTAGTTGGTCCCCTTATTGGTCGGGGTAGGCTCCGCATGGAGGAAGTCATTACCCATGACGAAGACGATCTCTTCCAGGGCACCATAGATCTGACCGTTCTCTAGAAGGTTTTCCACGGCCCAGAGGAAGGTTTTTTCTGCGATGTCCAGGTTGTAGTCAAGATCGGAGTGGGGGGAGTAACAGACCATCCCAAGGTGAGGATCGGCAATGGCGATTTCCAGCATACGACGGTCGCCGTCCCGGTCTGATCTGCGGTATCTAGGGTGAAGGCGCGGCACACGCCGGGAACTAGCTGCCAGCCGCTCCAGGAGGTTCTCTGTGGCCTCTAGACCAGGATCCGGAGGGCAGAACACGCCTCGGATTTGGTGAGCAATGAAGGGGCCTTCTTTGTCCTGTGCTGCCCAAGAGTTGGGGCGTAGGAACTCGCAGTGGTAATCGGCGGGGATGTTGGCGATCCCGCGAAGCTCTTCTTCAGTGGTATAACCGAAGTGTCGGACACCTTCCAGGTCTTCATAGAAAGCGCTGGGTTGCCCCTTAAGCATGGGGCTGACTTCGACCTCAATAGTGCCATTCGGGTTTACAGTACGGCGGATATCTTGTTGTTGTTGTTTTTGGTTCATGAAAGAATAGACCTTGGGCTATGCTTCACGGTAATGCTCATGTGAACTCCTTTGGGTTCCCTAACCCTCTCCTCTCGTCCACTAATAAAGCGACCCCACCATGAGGGAGCGCCTCAGGTGGGGCCAGTTGGGGCCAGTATACCTTATGGCATTGGATAACCTACTCGTTGTCCTCTTCTTCGAACAGCGGGGCCAGAGACCGGAGAGCGGCTCCCTGCGCCTCGAAGAACGCCTTGATGTACTCATCGTCGGTCGGATCTGCGAGAGCTTCGAAGATCGCAGCCGCGATGAGGACGCCCTCATCGACCGAGATCTTCTGGTCGTCGTTGTAGTGCGGCCAGATCTCCCCAATCAGCTCGGGGATCATAGCCATGAGTTCTTTCGGGGTAATGCCAAGTTCGATCTTCTTCATTCTGATACCTCCGTGGTCCAGTACGTAACTGAGTTGACGTAGGGCGTTTCCTTGCTCATCAAAAGCAGGACGCCAGGGCTTGTGGGCCTTCTTACCAGCCTTCTCAATGAATGTGGCTAGCGACTGAAGTAATGGGCGTAGAGCGATAGTATTGGATTTCTCATCAACAGCGTATTTGATCTGCTGACGAAGGGTCAACAAGAGGAGAGCCATCTCGAATTTGTTGATACCAAGCGACTTTTTCTTACTTTTTTGTACCATCGCCTGTTCCTCCTCTGCCCGTGAGGGTTTTCATTTTCTGAGTGGTGAAGTCCTTAACCTCTTGGACATCTACCTTCTGGGCCTTCTTGACACCCTGGTGGAACAGCCATGCAAGACCAGCATCAGCTAACCCCTGGATTGTTGGGTGATCCAGACCTGGGTTAGGGTCCTTGTACGCAAGAGCAATTCCAACGACACCTAATAAAATCGGGATGATATCCGTCCACCTCTGATTACCGGTGTGGTGTAAAGCACATTTTACCCACCACCCAATAAGGTTGAGAACAAGAACGTGTCCTAGATCAACGTGTTGGGCGAACTCGTTCAGTGGAGTGAGCAGAATATCCATTACGCCCCCGGAGGGGTCCACACCGCGAGGTAATCAGCTACCCTCTCACGGAAAAAGACTAGGTCAAACTTCTCGCCGGGACAGGACTTGTAATCAACGAACTCCCTGTGCCCGTGTACGTTGTCTACCGGGATGCGGTACATCCGGCAGAGCCAAGCGACGAAGTCAGCCGACTTCTCGAAGACATCTTCAGGAGGTGGAGCCTCGTCGAAGTTGCCGACAATACAAACGCCGATCCCCTTCCGGTTCATGCCCTGCTGTGGACAGTGTGCTCCGGTCTGCATCAGGCTACGCCCTTGGATAACCCATGGGCGACCATCAGATAGACGTTCAACCAGCCAGTGGTACCCGATGTCTCGCCAGGGCCGGACAAGACCCTTCGCGTTTTCGTCGCGAAGAGTGTAGTACTGATCTTCAGTGATGATGTTACCGCCTTGGCGGTAGGACGTGTGGAAATTTCGTATCGCTACCGTATCTGGTAGCGTCGTATCCCCGGTCCAAGAATGATGCACGACAACATGTGACCATCTTGGCATTGCAACCTCCTATACGGTTGTATATACAACCAAATTTCCTATTGGGAAGAGTCCTCCTTCGGTTTTTTGGCGGACTCACGCACCTCTTCCAAAATTCGCCAGTCGAGAGCAGCGACCTCATGGCCGTGCTCTTCAACTAGGCGAGTAGTTACGTCTTCTAGGACGGCATCGACAGCGTCTTCACGATCCATTACGAGGTCGCCCCGGTGTTCGAAACATTCTGTTTCGGGTTGATTGCACGGGTACCACGCTGCGCCGGGGTGGTCGGGATCGTACGACGGTCTCCCCGGTGTACCGGAAGATGCTGGCGAGGGATCCCACGGCGTGCAGGAGCGTTCCTGGTGTACCTAGAAGCCCTCACAGCCCTCGCGGTAGTACGACGGCAGGAGTAGCGATACAGAATGCCCTTACGGCCCTTTCCACGCGGTCCTGCTGGCATGTTACGCACGAAGGTATGCCCAAACCCGCAGACGCCCTTTTGTTTGATAGGAACACGCCCCGGTGGCTCGATAATCGGCGGTTGGGGTTCCTTGGGGTTACGCGGGTTCCAGTTGGATCGGCGTAGCTGCGGCATGTCAACGACAGTAGCGATAAAAGCCATCATTCCTCCTTAAGGAATGGTCATTCCCATTTAGGGTACAGTGCGGAGGCGCAAGAAGAGCATGTAGTTCTCGATCTCGAACGTGTCGGTCGTCAGATTGTGGATCTTGAATGTGATCGACGTACAAGACCGAAGGGTAGACGTGTTGTCATCCGATGTAGGCATCTCCGCGTCGGTAATAGCAGTCTGCCACGTAGATCCGTGCGATCCACCGTCCCAGGTGGCCTGCCAATAAACCCTAACTCCTTGGGGGAACTCGGGTTCGGTGGAGAAGTAGTAAGTGTCAAAGACATACTGCATCCCCTCATTGAAGCTAGTCGGTGCACTGCCCGCACGCTTAGGAGCCACAAACTCAAAGGCTGAGGTTTGGAGGACCCCGCCAGGAGCGAGCATACACTTTCCTTCACTGAGCACGTAGTCGGATGAGTTCCCCGTGTCGATATGGTCTGTCGAGAGGAACTCCTCACCGATGACCACCTGATAGGGGTAGTTCTCAGCCAAGATGGACTCGTACTTCACTTGAGCCAGCTCAGAAGCCGTCCAGTTGTAGGGGTGTGCGTAGATTGGGATATCCACGAACTCCTCAACGTCATTTCCATCGAGATCAGCGGCTTTGATGAACAGAGGCTCGTGCTTCACATGGTAAGCGCGATCTTCGGCATCATAAGCCCTGTGTGAAGGTTTGATGGTGGGCACGCCCCCGCCCTCGTCGAACAAGCGTAGACCACTGGTGTTGATCTGCTGCCCGATGACGTTGGTGGTCGCCCGACGTGGGAACGCAATATCGTCCGTAACCTCGATCATAGATTCACTCGGGAGGAGCGAGGCCAGATCATGGACGATCCGATTGATGATCCCAGTACGTTTCGAAAAGACTGCGTAAGGCATTCGCCCCTCCTATTAGTACCGCGTCCGGATACCCGGATTACCGAAGAGCTTGAAGAGGTCAGCCGCGATGGGTGTTCCATCGTTCAACCGGTTGCGCTCTTCAGCACGGTAGGATGAGAAGATGACCAAGTAGCCCTCTCCGTCGATCTCGACGATGGCCGTCGAGAAGATGACGCGAGGGACTGAGATGGTCTTAAGTGGGAAGGTCTCCAGCGTATCGAATCCGGGGAAAGTACCCGTGGCTTCGAACCCACGCTGTGAGTAGTCCAGCGGAACGTTGTCTCCCCACTCGGTGGAAATGGCACGCCCCGGACCCTGGATGAAGAACACCCGGTTGAAATCGAAGCGGGATCCACCGCCATAATAGGGGTTGATTTCTTGGGCCGAGGCGGGGTAGCGGTTGATAACCGGAAGCCGTGCATATGGGGTACCGCCCGTTTCCCCCGTGATTGGAAGCGGCTCCGGAGCAAATAGATACTCATCAGTCACACGCGGTGACTTGTTCGGTGAATCGATAGGGGTTGGCAGGTGCGCCAGCATGTTGGCGTAGAAGCCCATCCCGCCATCCTGTGTGACAGTGGTTGGTGTACCACGCCCAAGAGTGGAGATGTAGATCATGTTGGTGTCGGACACATAGTGCCGCCCATAGACTCCCGACTCGTTGATGAAGCGCCAGCAACCTTGGTACGGAGCAAACCGCGCCTGGTAGGTGCAAGTGATGGTCGCTGGTGGCGCGATCAAATAAGAGATCCGTCCAGTACCCCGTTCCACGTTCGGGAAGTAGCGGTAGCCCCGAACCACCCGGTTGTTGTAGGTGTCAGCGAACCAGAGTTCGTCATCGTAAACCACTACACCACCAGGACCGGCCATCGAAGCCTTACCGCGACCAACCACCGCAGGAGAACCGATCTGACCGAGAACGGTCAGGGAGGTCGCATCAATTGCCGTGAGGGTGTTAGTCGTCACATCGGCAACGTATAGGATATCGTCCTTCAGGTGAACGGCTCTAACGTTTTCCCACTCAACCGCGAGGTCAAGATCGATGTCCAGTGGCAGGTCCGCAGTATCGTACAGGAAGTTAGTCGAGATCTTACCGGACACCGGGGTGAACGGCTGCTCGTAGACCTGCATCGAAGTAACGTCAGCCAGCAGAACGTAAGCGTTGCCGTTATTGGCGAAACGAATGTTGGCGGGCCAGGATCCGCTCGGCCAGTTCTGTGGGTCATACAGATCGTTGGCTGCGGCCACCATAGTGCTTGTGTCGATGTCGCGGATGAACCCCGCAGTCGAGTTACCATCCAGTGAACCACCACAAACGTACAGGTGGGATTCCGTGTCGTCCAAAGCCATACCCCAAGGAGCAGTCACACCCACAGCAGCGGGATATGCAGAGGTCTTGCTCTGGGTCACAAGGTCAGCAGTTGCTGTCAAAGTTGGGGTACCCGGAGTCGGATCGACCTTCAAGACCTTACCGGTTAGGAAATCACCTACGTAGATGACGTTACCCGCAGCGTTAACCTCCACGTCGTGGCAGAAGGTGAACGTGTGGCCCCCAACGGCAGTCACATCCCAGTCCTCAGACCAGCTTGCCGTTGTACCGCGAGATGCAGCAGTTGGAAGCGCGATCTTACGAAGATGGTTCTGACCAGCGAGATAGAGCTTAGCCGAAGTACCCGAGTCTGGGAACAGGGCCATGCCGGTAACAGGTTCTGTGTCGTAAGCTCCAACATAAGACAGGTCAGCGGCGTCAAGGACAACAACACGGCCCTCTGTTGCAGGCCCTGGTTGCGTGTAGTCCGCAACGTAGACCAGGGCAGCGTCAGGGTCGTAGACCACATCCCGTGGGTTGTTCAGGTGGCTAGAGTCAAACCCGCTCACACCATCTTCGCCGAAAGTAGCAACGAGCTGGAAGCCCTTGTTGAACTTGAGGATCTGCTTACGATCCGCAGCAACGCAGTACTTGTTCTCGTTGGCATCCTCTTCGATGGCAACCCAGTCGTCGCGGTAGAACTGCTGCATGTCCGCGCCCATCATCGAACCTAGGATGGACTCGATGCTCATTTGCGTCGGATCCACGAGGACGATACGACTTTCGTCAGCAACGTAAACGTACTCGTCACCACCGACCGACCCTACGTCGAGACCCATCGGCTGGATGAACTGTTCCTTACTCGAACCGCTGGTACCATCACCAATCTGAGACACATAAGTCAGTGAGCTATTAAGCTTGACCAGCCTATACAGGCCCGTATCCGCAATGAAGACGTTACCCGAGCTATCGACCGTGACGCCCTCGGGGTTATACAGCCGGGTAGTGTGGGTAGCCGTGTTGGCCGGGGTGTTAGCTGTACCGAATGAGGCAACCAGCGCGGTTAGTCCCGCGTTGAGTTTCACCACACGGTGGCTGTCTCGGTCGGCAACATACACGTTACCGGACGAGTCGCAAGCTACATCCACCGGGTACCGAAGGTGCTTCGAGGCATCCCACGGCGTGTCGTCATAGTTAGCGGGCGTCGGCCACTGGGCATCGTATTCCAGAGTTGCAGCCACGATCCGTGCTACGCGGTTGTTGGCCGAGTCACAGACATAGATGTAGGTGTTCGTCGGGTCAATGCACATTCCAGAAGGCAGGTTGTACCCTGGCTCCAGGCTTTCGCTGATCTTCCAGAGGACCATGTCCGGGTCGTCCGGAGACCCGTCCTCGTTGCCAGCAACAGCCGTTGCGTAGTCGTTCACGCCGTCGTGGAAAAGAACGTGGTCGCAATACTTGAGCGGACGAGCGATGCCCGTGCACTCTGGGTAAAGTACCTCGACGATTCCGTCGATAGTACCGTTGGGTTCGTAGGTCGCAGCCGAAGTGTCGATAGTGGCCGTAGCGGTGTTCGTTCCAAGACCGGACCACACCGAAGAGAAAATAACCGGCTGGCGAGAACCCCTCCACCACAAACGTGGATAGGAATCGTTGATGATCGCGCCCTTACCCGAGGTGGCCGAGTACCCAGAAAGCTGAGTGTCGGTGGTCGCCAGGGTGATGACCTTTGTCGAGTTGTTGTAGCTGATCAGAGGCGAGGGGTTACACGCAGTCGAGGCAGTCACGTCTGTGATGCTGACTGGAACCTCCTGCACCTCTTCCTGGGGCGAGAACAAACGACGGATACCATCGTGGTGTGCAACTGGAGCCGTGTAAGCCGCGCCGTCTGAGGGGTCAGAGCTGGTGGACAACCCGATGTCACGTACCGTAGCGATGTTGGTGTTGATGGCCAAGCCTGAGTACTGGTAAACACGCCAAATCTCAGGAGTCTCGACCCCCCACACCTCGATGAACACGTCTGCGTCACTGTTGTCGCCCGAGTTGATGATCGGTTGACCGAAGATCGAACGGTGATCGCCACGGATAATGCGGTCGAGAGTGTTCTCAGCCGCTTCGTTCATCCCATAACGTTCGGAGAAGACCACAGGGCGCAGATCGATGACGTGCCGGTCGTCCGGAACATCGTGGGACAACCCGTCTGGGCGGTCGGTACCACCGTTCTGGTTGTCATACGCCCAGGCGGTAGTGTTGAAACGGGACCACACGCAGAGCGGGATCGCGTAGATGTAGCCGTCGTAGGTACCAAGATCCGTTTTCGAGGTTGTGTCTCCTGCGCCCGAGAACCAGAGGGTACCGTCGTGGAAATCGTTGAGTCCGTTGCTGAAAGCATACCCGGAAACCGGGCTGCTGTTCGGACCACGGGCTTCGACGTTGGTATCGTCGTCCATCCATCGGGGGTAGTTCGCGTAGTCTACGTCAGGAGCCACACGCAGTCGGTGCTGCACTTGAATGTAGTTGCCGCTTCCAAGGAAGCTAATCGTACCCTGGAGACGCACGTCGTCGGGGTCGGTGATCGCTTGGTAACGGTAGGCCACTACAAGCTCTTGGCTGGAAGTCGGAGGTGAGCCTCCGGGGGCCGTTAAAGTCCATTCCCCAGTGTCGTAGTCGATGGTACCGGACCAACCAGAACCACTTACTTCTGTAAGAACTCCTGAACCGTTGTCCATACACACAGGGGTTTCGGAATCGTAGTCAATATCCCCAGCTCCAGTAGCACGGAGATACACAGAGAACCCCCAGAGGTTTTTCAATTCAGTGTACTTAACAATATCTCGGCCTACAACTTGCCCGTTGAAAGATTCTGTTGCGTCATCACCCGCAGCAAGAGTGGCGCGTCCCCAAATACCGAAGTCACGCGATCCGTAGGGATAGAAGCGAGGATCGTTGGCGTCCACCTCTTGCAGCCAGACCTCAAGAAAGGCGAGGTCAAAGCGATGCCCTGTTGTTGGAGCGGGTGGGAAGTTAATAGTGATCTGCCCCCAGTTCCCAAAGGCCAACTTTTTGTCTGCGCTCTGAGAGGCGTCATAAGTACCTCCGTGACAGTTGAGAACTGGAACCACAAAACCATTGACCAACACGTAAATAGGCTTGGTGTTCGCTTTACGGGACATGCCATCTTGTTCGATCCGCGTCTCGATGGCGAGACAGTTCTTAGTTTCCTCATCTGGCACGTTCTGATTCTTGACGGTCCACGCTCTCTCAGGGACAAAGAACCCACCGAAGGGCGAGGGCATGAACTCATTGTTTTCCATCGCGAAATTAGAGCGGATGAACTTGTCTGGGTAAGGACCGTTCATAAACCCGCTGGTATATCTCTCCCGCAAGAACGCAGCCGACTGCTGAAACGCGGAGAACTGGACATTCCGGATGTCAAACAGCTCTTGAAGGAAGATATCCATGTTGTCGAGACGGGAGTCAAGAGTTCCCCAGGTGTATGCACTTCCTGCGGGCCACTGGACACCAACATATGCATCCTCGATCTCGTCAACGAGTTCATCCACCGCGTCCTTGATCGCTATGTCGTTAGCAGCAAGGTGATTCAGTGGCCGATTGTCCACATCGTAGCGGTAGATATCAGAGCTGGTGAATAGCTCAAGACCCGCGCCAGTGGTAATAACTGGTTTGTAGATGGCCATTTAGTTCCTCCGAGACTTAGACGAAACCTAAGCGTTTTTCGCGTTCGCGTTTCTCTTTAATGCGATCTCGCCGTCGTTGACTGATGTTTGTCGTTCTAGACTTAACCGCCCGTTTATGGGTAGCCTTGAACGGCGTGGTGTGCACGTACTTACCTTCTCGTTTAGCCTGTGCCCGAAGTGCACGGCGTTGGAGAGGGGAGAGTCCTTGGTTGAGTGCAACGCCTGTTGGGACGGGGTTGTACCCATACTTCTTGATCGGTGTTCTCTTTCGAGTCTTACGTGCCATAATCTCCGCAACGCGTTCATTCTCCTTCTTGCGTTGAAGAATTCGCTCGGCATCGATGATGTCAGCACGCTTCCTCCGGGCGTCCATATTCTCATGGTCAAACCGATCCAGTGTTCCACCGATCTTTGGCTCCCATCCGGTGGCTCTCTTCCGCTCCCTGTAAGCAGCAGACCTGAGTTTCATCTTGTTCTGGGTCTGCGGGTTCCATGAGGATCCAGACTTACGGGCCAGCTTCCTAGCTACGGGGAGACTGAACTTCTCCCTACCTTGAATTAAGCGTTCTCCACCATGGAAGGGGGAGTCAAAGTACTGTAGATAGATGACAGCCGGTATCAGGGCGAACTGCCTTTGTTGGTTACCACCAATAAAAGTTCGAACAGGGCCGTTCAATGTGGCTCTCACATGGAGCTTGTTTGTTTTTCGCCCCACAATACCTAAGTCCCGGTTAGCCGCAAGTTTAGAGTGGGCCAGATAGTCGGCGATATTTTGTGGATGGAGCTTCAACCCGAAACGCTCACGTAGGTTACCCACCAGAGGTACCCAGAGTCTACGGATTTCTTCATTGCTATTCACAAAATTATAGTTCGATTTTCGGAGATGTCGGGTGAATCTGTCCCAGTCGTTTCCGTGGTAACCCAACCCCTTAAGGATCGTTTTATCCCACTGGTAATTTTCCGACGTACGTGGGGGTTGGATCGTCCACTGCGACTTATGCCGTTTGGTTTTCGCTGGCTCAGCGGAGTAGCCGGGGAAAAGTTTGCGTCGATCTGCGAGACGGGTTCCGTATTCATGTTCCGACGCCATAAGCCACACGTACCACATGAAGGCTTCTTTCGCGGTACTCGCGACGTTGGCGTAGGCTGATCGGAAAGCACGCCGATTGCCGGTCAGCTTATCATCAGGAGCCTTCCCGATGAGAGCACGGCGCGATTGGTGAGCGTGCTCGTACGCCTCGCTGTGCTTCTCTTCGTCTTCGGGGCTGAGACCTCCCCCGGTTTGAGCTTGGATGGCCTTCTCTTTCTTCTCCAGGCGCTCTAACTGAAGTTCCCACTTGGATAGGGCCTGCCTGATGACAAACCAGTTGTATGCCTTTTTCCAAGCTTTTTCCTGGAGACGAGTAATGGCCTCTTCAAAGTTAGGATATTCTTTGGGAGACTCCAGCGGGACAAAGTTCTCAGAATTGCTGAGGAGTCTGTTCCATTTGGCGCTCTTGAAGTACTTCTTCAGGTCATCGAAGGTTAGCCCTTTAGAGACGAAGTGCATGTCGGCGGGGAGCATGGGAGCAAATTTGTTAGTCCCCGTCACGTGACCTGGAGCAGACTTATAAGGCCGGATAAAGATGTAGTACGGGACTCCGTCCAGGTCGTGTACTACAGCCCTGTCCTTCCGGTAGTCTTCCTTCTCAGTGTCAACAGCCCGCCCGATACGCTGGAGGTCGGGGTGGTAGTGCCCCTTGAGTTCTCGGGCAGAGATGGTATGTGGGTCTTCGATGTCACCCAGATTCATCCTCATCTGACGATCTGGGCCAAAGTGAACACCTGGGTGGGTGTTCAAGTCGTAGTTAGAGACACCGGGGCGTTGATGGGCTACGGGACGGGATCTCTGAAGATCGTAATCCTGTAGCATTTTGCGGATAGCCCCCTTGAATGTAGAGGGGGCCATCTTCTGGAGGTAAGCATTACCCTTCTTGTGGGCTACGCCCTTCAAGGCACTCATCACACGGCGTCGTGCAGCTTGGTGTTGGTCGCCGTCTAGGTCCATCTCTTTAAAGACGGCAGCTACCTTCTGCTGCCAAGGCATACGAGCCGCGAAATCCGGCCCCTTAGCAGGGAGTCCCCGGTGCTCGTAGTCAAGTCGTTGTTTGATTTGGCTACGGTTCGTGGGCTTTTTAGCCTCGTGAAGAAGGTAGAAACGCATTAGAACGTAAACGTCCACGTGGCTACTAGCTTGATCGTGCTGTTCTTCACGATGTAGCCAAACGCTTTGTGCGCGAACATCAGTGTGCCGCTAGCGTAGTATAACCCAGCCTCAGAGTACTCCAGTGTTCCGGTCCCGTTCCCCTCAGCGGCCTCAACAGTGGCTTCAAATTGAACCTTCCGGTCAGAAGGCCATGTGGTTGTGCTGGTAACGTCATACGAGAAATTCTCATTACCGTAAAGATCGGTGTCGGTGACATCCACGGTTTCCATGACTGTAACGTCTGAAGGGTCGTGTCCTCCGTCACCGAACTTCATCGTATCAACAAACCAGTCGCCAGAGGCGTTGCCCAGAAGTCTAGCGAGAGCTTCCCGACCGTCGTTGACCACGATATTTTCGCCAGTCACGTGCTGTACGAGTCGTCCTGAGGGTGCGTGGAAGGCTCTTAGGTCGAAAACGCCGACCGGTACCTTCACGGTGTCGAATAGGTTCATGGTCTTCCTCCCAGAAATTGTGCGCTATGCTTTCTTCGATGGAGATAAGCGGTTCGTCAAGGGCGTAAGCCACTTCGTAAGGGCAGGGACGTAACTTCCACTCAATCCCCTTTTCATCACTAAATCTCCGAAGAGACCCTCGAAACGCTGCACTGGCTTTGCAGTTTTTGCAGTGGGCTTCGTTGACACCACCCATGAATCGAGGGCACAACCACGTTTGAGTCTCCCGGTGGAAGTGTCTTCCTCGATCCTTGAAAAACTCGATAATTTCATGGAATTCACCTCTTCGAAGCCAGTCATACGTTCGCTCCGCTTCTCCCCATAGGGTGTTCTCTCGCTTTTCGGGGTAACTCCGTCGCAGCTTGGGTTTGATGTTCCCTGCCGCACATCGGAAGTCTCCCTCTCCAATAAACCCCGTGAGACGCCATAACGACTCAGTAGGGCGGTCGATAAGGTCGTCGAAATCAACCATGAGATAAGGGACCTCTGGGTGGGCGGTAAACCATTCAGCCAGTTCGATAGAGACGCGAATGAACATCTGGGGGGAGTGAACGACCTCCGAGTTGATGTCAAACTCTTCGCCCCCTAGCGTACGCAGCTTTTCACGGCCTAGCCGTTCTTGGGACTTCGCTACAGCACGCGGATGGCGAATCATAACGACGACCTTTTCCACATAGGTCGGGTCCGTCTTCGATAGCCCTTGTGAGACGATCTTGCCAACAAGGGGGCGTTCCGCAGCTTTCACCTCCGCTATAAGCGAACGCAATTGAGGCTTGTAGCGAAATCCACTAACTGAAAAACGGCCATCTTCCCAGAACCCGTCCGGATTCATGTCGTGATACCGCTCCTCCTCAGCGTCAGAGGGTAGCTGGTCCTGAACGGTCAGGTAGTACATCCGGAGGGCGTATTGCGCGTCAGACTCTTTGAGGTGCTGTTCCAACTTAGTTCTCTGGGGCTTCTCAACCCCGAGGATCCGATTTTCACCAAGCGTTGTCCTAAAACAGGACATCATTAGGGAGGTTCCGGATCGGGGACACCCGGAAATTACATACAAGCCCATAAGTCTCCTTACGTTGAAGCAGTCTCAGGTTTCAACGGGAAGTTGGATGCCCGAGATATGGTAATTGTTTTTCCGTCAACAGTATACTCCTTAAACCCCCAATCTCCTATACCAATTCCCTTGGCATAGGCCCCTGTGGGGGATGTCGTTACCCAGGAATCTCCATTTTGTCCCGTAGATGTACCCGTGTAGTAATAAAAATTCACCGCAGATGACCGAGTAGACCCGTTGAAATTCGCTTCCAAAGCAACTTTATAGAACGATGGTGAAGTCGTTGACCATGCCCAGTTGAGGACAAGGTTTGTAGGGGCGCTATAAGTACCCCCATAGGAGAACTCATAGTTACTTGGGGTCAATAAATGCACACCCTCAGATAGTCCACCCCAAGAACCCCCAGAAATGGTAGCGATTATCTGAGGAGTACCGCTTCCAACCGCAGCCGTGGTCGTAGGTTCTTTAATGTACTTCAGGAGTACTTGGTAAGACACGCCGCTGAGATCAGAATCCGAGGTACAATAGATCTTGTAGTCCAGTTTGTTATAGGTAAACGACGCCTTGGCGTTAGCCGTAACTGAATCGTCCTCGCGCCCCACCCAACCTTCTGAAGCGGTGTTAGCGGAGACCTGAACATCAATCACGTGGAAAACGTCGTTGACACCCAGCCCAGAAGCCACAGATTTCGTTGTCGCGTTCGGTCCTGTTCCAAAATCTACAACCACAGCGTAGACTGGGATTCCTTTGTAGGTGTCTCCTGTGTCATACTCAGCAGTGGTGTACGCCTTGCCACCCCCAGACGCTGCATCTTCCCACGTCGGGTTAGCAGCCGCTCCACCAGACGTAAGAACTTGACCAACAGTACCTGCGCTCAAAGCAGCCCAGGCCGAACCACTATGATAAAGAATATCCCCCTGAGAGGACGCGGTGGGGAGGGTTTCTAAAGCACTCCACGTGGGCTGACCAGACCCAACGGTAAGAACATCCCCCGCTGTACCTAGCCCAAGGTTAACCCAGGAGCTGGTATCATCGTCATAGTACACGATATCCCCGTCAGCAATTTCACTACTAGGCAAGCTACCAATATCTTCCCAAGCAACGTTTGCCCCTGCCCCACCCGATGTGAGAACTTGGCCGTCCGTTCCAACAGCCAGTGCTACCCAGCTAGAACCATTGTGGTATAGGACGTTTCCTTGTACCCCGGATGGTAAGCCCGACCCGCCAGATTCATCCGCCCAAATAGGATTCGATCCTGCCCCTTGGGTTTTCAGGACTTGGCCACTAGTACCAACCCCGAGGTTATCCCACGCAGATCCGTTGTAGAACAAGATCTCGCCCTGTGCTGCACCAGCGGGAGCAGGGATCGCAGAAGCATCAGCTACCGCTTCCCAGGTGGGGTCGGCCCCGGCCCCTTGCGTAGTAAGAACATAGCCAGCAGTGCCGACACCAAGACTAGCCCAATCAGATCCATCATAGTAAAGTACCTCGCCCTGAGCGGGTGTAGCAGGCTCTGAAATCCAGTCTTTAACGATGTACTCCAGAGCATTTGCCGCTGAGTTAACAGCGACGATACGACCCGACAAATAAGGATCTGGTGTATCTGACAGCCCGAGGAAGGTCCCCCCGCTGCCCGATACGTCCATAGCAACCCAACCAGTGTTGCTCGTCCCCGACTCTTTAATATACGCAGAGGTACCCGCCCCGCCATCCGTTCTTAGCGCAAGAGATCCGGGGCTAGCGGTAACGGCCCCCTCGGGAGTTCCCGTAACGAAGTGAATAGCCACATCTGTATCGGTCTTGTAAGTCAGCTTGTCAGCAATCAGCTCATCAGCCGTCAAAGGAACGGTAGCATCAAGAACGACTCCAGTAGAGACCTTCGCGCTTAGGATGCCTGCGAACTCGATCTCGTCCTGGCTCAGCCCTAGGAGGGTAGCGTTATCGCCCCCGTCCTTTAAGATTTGAGGAGTAGACGCCGGAAGCCCCGCATTGGAGTTATCCAAGTACAGGAGATCCAGGTAGTTATCTTTGGGTGCGCTTCCGGTTAGTGCCATCTAATCCTCCATAATGTGGGCATATAATAAACACCCCTCTATTAAACTGTGGGCATCTGGTGGTGTGGCCAACTATCAGTGGGTGCCCCAATCCAGAACCCGAGTAGCCAAGCGTCCCTCAAATAGGTATTTAACTGGGCACTGGCATACACACGGAAGATGTTCAGTTCGGTCAGACCATCAGCCAGACCGGAACCATTCGCTAGAGTCACGGTCGTCTCGGCTGCGTGATCTGTCCCGGTGGTTGAGTAAATTGAACGGGTATAGAGCTGACCGGTAGATGGGAACCACTCCATCCGAATGCAAAGCCAAGCATTGGCCTGATCACAGCTCTGTGGGGTGGAATGAATTACCCCGGCAGAATCGACATACGATGAACGCTGAATATCGTATGGGCTTGCTCGCCATACGGCAACCTGGACCCCATCTTCATCGGTGTTTCCATCCCTGGATTTGTTCCAAACACCAACATAGGGTCCTGCGGGTCCAGACGTTTCGTGAGATATCCAATAAGACAAGCGGAATCCCCCAGTGGCATCGACTGGATCTGGCAGAGTAAACTCTCCGATGCAGGCGTTAGTGGGGTCGGTGTCAAAGTGAAGGCATTTTCGACTTGGATCCCAACCGTGAATCCTGTTTGAAACAACAGTTGGAGCGACACCAGTTTCACCCGGAGGCTTAACCCAACCGTCTGGCGTTGCTCCAATCGTCGCGTCGTCAAACCTGTGGAAGTAAGGGAGAGAGAGGTACGAAGAGGCACTTCCTCCCCAGTCTTCAAACAGCTCGTCCTCAGCTTCCCAGTTATCCGCCTGCATTTCCCAAGGCGTCTCCCCAGATGGGTTCTGCTCAACCCGCAACACCGACAGAGGACGCGTAGCGTAGCCAAACTCTCGCGTAAGGGTGTTAGCATGACCAGCAGCACTCAGGACGTCTGTGAAACCCCTGGAGGGGAAGTCGGCCTTATCGATGAACGGCACTGGACCAGTGGCCGGATACAAGTTCATCCCATCCCGAGTGAGAGGAAGGGTGTATGGTTCTTCTGGGATCCACGAGACCTCGACGTACAGATCCTCAGGTGGGTGACAGTAGCCTTCTTGTGGGTCACGCACATGCGGGAATGGAAGCTCGGAAGAACCACGCGGGAAGAGACCAGAGCGATCACACGGGGGGATCTCTGTGGAGTAGCTGTAGTCTACTACAATATCCGTGCCATTATCTGGTTCGTAGCCCGAGTCGAAGTCCATCCACCACGCGCCGGTTAGGTAATCCAGAACGCCCGTAACCCCTTCTGCGATAAGGACACCTTCTTCGCCAACGTCTTCAACGTCAACCGGGGAACCTCCGATAGTAACCGTGAAAACGACCCCTGGGAACATCCAAGCATTGGCGAGAGTACCTGAAACATGGTCTAACCCAGCCGAGGCTACGCTGTAGGTGACCTCGTCTACAACATCAGTGGCTACAACGGACCCGGCCAACGGGGTCGTAAGCGCCAAGGGGTTCGAACCCAAAAGACGTTCATCCAAACGGGTGTACTGGATGTCGTCTTGGTCGCAGTAGCCTAGATACCAGCCCTTCTCGTCCCGAACCGGGTTTGCCGTCATGATTGACGTTGGTTCGACGGGGTCGTCTACCTGCTCCTGCATCTCGGTCAAGAACTCTAGCCATTCAAGAACAGCGAACACGGGGCGCAGGAACTCAATCCTACGGTGCATGTAGTTGAAGTCGGGAGTATCGAAATGGAGCCTCAGCAGGGCACCAGCAGCCGATAGCTCGTCAACCATCTCATACCACGCCTCGTCCTCTCCAACCTCCTCGGCGAGCGCCTCGTACTCGTCGATGAGCAACTGGGGAGTTGCCCCCCACTCGATGAACACGTGTCGGTCGCCTACGATCCCTCGGAGACGGATGCCATAGTGCGGACTACGGTACCACGTGCCTCCGTTCTCGATCAAAAGAGGAAAATCGTTCGGCGGATCATTTCCCGCTGCCACACCAGGGATTGTATCGGTGAAGGTTGCGTAATCCTCTGTCCATAGCGGGATCATCTCTGTGTCGAACCCAAAGGCGTACAGGATTGCCCGGAACGCCTTACGGCTACCCTTGGCTTTATACCAGTCAATAGCCGTCCGAAGTTGTCTCCGCTGCTCAGCCGTGTTGTCCACATCTTCCAGGGGGAAGTTCAGCATCTCTGCGATTACACGGAGGTACCGTGGGGGGCAATGCTCGATATCAAGAATGAGTGGTAACTCGTCGATAGCCTGCTTGATCTCGTCCAACGTGATAGCGAACACCTGGGTAAACGCATCGAGGGCACCGTCACCCCCACCCTCAGGAATTGTCTGGACGTCCTTCCTCCAATATTCGTAAGGGAGGAAATTGAGGATATTGTCCTGAAAATAGGTCTGGGTGATGGACTCGATCAAGATGGTCCCGCTATCCCGTGCGATATCCTGACTCGGAATAACCGCAATACGTCCACTAGCGTGCGTTGGTTCAACAACGTAGATGACCGCACTCCCCGCATAGAGTGGGTCAATGATGAAGATTCGACCTGAACCTTCAGTGGCCGGGATCGTTGGAGGAGATGGCAGAGGCATTAGCTATCCGATGGGCAGTAAACGTCGATGTCGTCGATTTCACTACCACTTCCGCTTCGCATCGGTTTGTAGTAGGCAGTGGCGATACCTGAGGCGTTCGTAGCAGCAATCGCCTGGATCGAAGTAGGAACTCCGTTAGCGTCAAAAAATGTATCCCCGGTGTTATCCTGGATGCTGCCAATACGATCAGTCCAAGTCGAGGAATCGTCAGGATCTTCCCCGTTTATCACGAACTTCGTGTTGACGCTGGGGATCACAACGTTGAAAGCATCCCGAGCGTGATACTCCAGGGTGATTGGGTCGTCAGAACCGAAAGTCGTCAGGTTATTCCCGATCACGAAGTTACTTCGATCAGCATCGGGGATTTGGGTAGCACGGTCATAGTAGATCGCCGACTTCCAAGCCAGCGAGCTATTGCTGTTGAGTCCTTCAAACAGCATGAAGACCTCAGAAGCCATGACTACATAGCCCCAGATGCTCGTAGAGATCGAGGGTGCCCACGTCGTCTGACCCAGATAGCTGAGGTCGTCCTTGTCAAATTTCAACACGCGGCAGGAGGTAGCGGTTGACCCGGTGTTCACAAACACAATGATGTTTCCATCGTTCGCGATAGCAATACCACGGATCCTTGCCAGCGTGTTGTTCGACATGTAGTTAGGTGAGAGATCCACCTCGTGACTGGGATCAACATCAGATCCATCCCAGGTAACCGGGTAAGCGTACCGACGAAGCTGGAACTCGTTGCCGTCGTTGTTGTTGGTCACGATATAGAACGCCGTGCCCTGGTCCACATCCAACCCAGCAACATGGTTCATCTCAACCGGGTCTCCCCCACCACCAACGGTGTCAAGAGGCACGCACCCGGTATCTGAACCCGCGCTAAAACCGTCAGCCACCACAAAGCGATGGATAATGGTATTTGGCGAGACCGAAGATGTGCTTTTGCCCAGGACATAGAGCTTCGCTGTGGCACCTCGGATACAGCCGCACCCAATGGCCCCGTTTGGCCCCCCCTCGTCCTGTTCGTAGACGAACTTATCTTCCGGGTTCGCAGCAACTTCTGCAAAATCCCAGTCCGACATCGGGTAGTTGGCGTTGCTTGACCCAATATCGATTTTTTTGAAAACCGGGGCGTCATCCTCAACAAAGCCCGCGTAAATCCACGACCCATACGGGGCCATGAACCACATGCGCCAGGAACCCTGTCCAAGGCCACTCCAGTTTGCCCATACACTTTTCGCTCCGATAATCGGAAATGACATTAGTTACTCCTACGTAAGAGGTTCTTCACCGGGATAGATGTCTGGCGTTGGTAGCTCTATGGCCTCTGCCATGGTGATGGTGGCTGAGTTCAACACCGGGACTTCCCACTTCTGGAGCACCACCTCGGTGCCTTTGTCGGTCGTGGTATCGGTATCAGGGTCGTACTCTGTGAAATTCGACATGAAGACGTGGTTCACGCCGGGGACCGCCATGACCATCCTGTAGAAAGTGGACTGACGGATATCTTGACCGAAGCCCACGTTCTCCAGTTGGAAAAATTCTCGGATGGCATCGGTAACTTGGATACGGACGTTTTCCTGGGAGTAGCCCGGAGTGACGTAGACGGTCATCGCTACGTTGAGATACACATACTCGGGATCGATGAAACGCAGTCTAACTGTGATAGGCTGCACCTCCAACAGGTAATCCCGTACGATAGACCGAAGATTTTCTGAAGGAAGGCCCCCTCCGATGGGGACGAGGCAGATGTTGGCCCAGTTCATGTTCTCATACGACGGTGGATCCTCTTCCTGTTCGCCCCACACGTTCACGTGCTGGACGCCTCCTAACCTCACGATGAGGGCGGTGTAGTCGTACTTTGACAAAGGCCGATAGAGAGCCGACAGGGCACCAGGGGCGTTGGTTTTGACCTGCTCCAAGGATTGGCGATCATCGCCCCCGGCAGCAGCGGCTTCGTTGTTAACCGTGATTCCCTCGACCTTGGCGTTTGTCCTCACTGTGCGGATCGTAGAGAAGACGAGGCTGATTGACCCCGCTCCAACGTTCCCAGAACTACCGGACGACTGCGTGTAGGAGACTGTGATGGTCTCACCAACCGAAGGAGCACGCCCGTATTTACCGTCTCCGAAGTAGATCCGGCACACACCCAGGTAGTCAGTTTTGACTACAAAGTGGAAGTCGTTGGTCTCACTGTAGAGGAAGCTCTCCTCCTGAGTCCACTTGACGTTCCCGGTGAGAACTTCAATGGTGGAGATATCTACGTCCTGCACACCCAGCTTGACGAACTGGCCTGCGGTCCCATCTGCGGTGAAGGTCTCGGTGTAAGGGTAGCCCTGTACGGCTTCCACGGCTTCGCTGGTAAGATCCCCAGCGGGGATCGTGGTGTTTTCAGACGTGAGGAACATCCCCGCGTTTCCAGCTCCACCACCAGCAGCAACACCGATTCGAGTACCCTTTGGGATAAACACCTCTTCGGTTAGTTCTGTGGGGAGCGTGAACTTCACGTCAGCCCGCGCCGATGTCCGCTCGCGGATACGGTATCCAATCAACTGGGTCAGGCGGTACACGTTCTCAGGCTGGCGGACAGTGGGGAGGAAGGCTTCGAGAGCGTTGGAATCCAGGTAGAACGCGAGCATGTCGCCGAGACCGGCCATCACCTCGACGAGGGTGACCGAGACAGATGACTCGTTCAGATCGGTGATCTGTCCATTCGACAACAGCGGTAGACGAGCAATCATCTCCGTACGGAGAGTCCCGAAGTCTTTCAGGAAGTAGTCAGCTTTGAACTTGGTGTCAGACATGCTTACTCCGTAACCTGACCACGGTTAGCCATCCGTGTGGCTTCAACCCCGGTGTAAAGGCTCCCGGTCTCAGCGCCCTCACGCACGAAGGGATACACGTAGCTCCCCTTGATGTGCGAGTTGCGGATCCGGTACTGGATGTGGACCCCCAGCGTGTGCCCGTCGCTGCTCAGGTTGTCGAGGATCGCGACGTTCAAAATCTCGATGCGCTTCTCCCATCGCTTCAGCGCGTCAGAGGTGTAGAAGACCAACAGCCTCTTGAGGATGGCATCGTTGGGTTCGAAGACCAAATCTGGAAGTTTACTTCCAAATTCTGGGTTGAACAACCGCTCACCGATCCGAGTCGCGAGGATGAGATGGATCGAGTCGCTGATCCTCTCACCCGCATTAGACTGCGGAATGATCCCAACCGTATTCCCGTCCGTGAAGCGCAGAGGAAAATCAATATCCTGCCCGATAACTTCGAGCAGGTTTGTCTTCACAGTATTTTGGGCGATCAGTTGTTCTTCTTCACTAATGGGCATACTCTACGCTCCCTGGAACGAGGACGAAGAAATCCGAGCTGATGGAAAGGTTGCGGATATACGACCCACGCAGCTTGATCTTCCCCTTGTGCCCGAACTGTGGCCCCAAGTTCGCGAAGGCCACCGCGATGTCACCCGCAGGGTCGAATGAGATAAGACTCGCGATGTGGCCACCTAATAAACCCTCTCCGGGCTTAGGCATCGGGACAACACCGGTAGTCTCGGCCTTGAGGAAGCTGTCGTAGACAGAACCTCCTACCATCGGGGATAGTCCCTCGGCTAACGCCAGCTTGAGTTGCTTCCAACTAGCAATGCGGTGAAGGGTGTATTGGAGGATGGTTTTTTTGTTTAGCTCACCCACCAATTCATAGATAGAATCGGATATTCCGGTTGTCCGCATCATGTGCTCGTGGAGTACCGGGAGGTCTTCTTCTGTAGGTACTGCTTGTGTAGGGGCGTGTGAGTTTATTCCAACGGATAACAGTAGGGCGTTCAGAAGCGGACCCCCCGTAAAATGACGGGGGGAACCGTTGAGACCTGTGAGATCTACCTGGAGTAGCTCATCTGGGGCCTCGCGGATTGACCGTGCCTTGTACTCATGCGGCACATTCATATTGGGTAATTGTGGGCGGTACGTGAACATTAAGCCTCCTACGGAGAGTGAGTCGGGGCAGTACCACCAACAGAACTGTGGTCGCCTGCGGATTGAAGCAACAGATCGTTAGCGGCATCGATTGTGATATCTCCATTCGCTGAGGAATCAGCATGGATGTCAATCCCATAATTGGTGGCCCCGATATCTATAGCGTTGAGGGCAGTGACGGTAACATCTGCTCCCCCCATAGCAAGCTCCCCTTTATCGGCTGCCGTACCCCATTGGATACTTGTAGAATCCCCAGCAAGCTCCTGCCAGTTGTTGTGGATCCATGCGTAATCTCGGTGAAAATAAGCCCCCGTTTTACCTACAACTCCTGGTTGCGTAGCATCCGTTCCGTTGACAGTTAAAGCAGTACCTCTTCCCCCAAAACTACTCGTTGATGGCGTGTTCCCAACAGCGACAGAAGACACCGCAGTGTACCCCTCATACCCGTGGTCGATTGACACTCCCCCGCCAACACCAAGACACGCTGCCTGATTTAGCAGGTCGCCTGTGCATCCCACAGCAATACCACCCGCCTCAGGGTAAACCCGAGTGTAGCCTGTAACGCCCACTGAACAAACGCCTCCACCATATGTGCTGGAAGCCGCATTCTTAGTCCCTCCAACATGCAAGGCTCCACCACCTGAGATAATTCCTCCTGTGCCATCCGAACCAATAAAAGCCACGCCTTTATCGCAAATCATACTTGCCGTACCACCGACCATTAGACCGCCATCCCCGCCACCGAAAAGAAGTCCATCGGCCCCAACGCTGAGGAAGTCCCCATCTCCCCGCGAGTTGTAGAATGACCCACCAACAAGAACTACACCGTCTGAAGCCTTAAACTCCCCTGTAGCCCCGCACCCAACAGCCAGTGCGGTAGTGAAATTTGACCCGACCATGTCAGTGATACCAACACCGATAGCGTCTGTCCCGCTCTGGATCTTATCTCCCTTTGCGACTACCGTTTGGGGGCAACCATCGACTTCGTCAAGGTCTGCCCCAACCACAGAACCCGCAAATTGAATACGCCCTTCAAGGGAAGCTAGAAGAGCGGCCCCACCGTTTTGCATATTGATGTTATGGGGTTGTCGGGCACAGATTAGCCCGATTTTGTCGCCGTGGCAAGTTAACTCTGAGTTGTGTCGTGCCGTGATAACTCCAATATCTCCAGACCCCGTCACGATCCCACCCTCGGAACGTGCAGAAATTACCCCTGAAGTGAGGTACACAGTTAGATTGTCCGAGAAAGTACTACGAGCAATGATAACACCACTACCATCTCCAATAACCGCGTCCCCTCCAGAAGAGTCCCATCGGGAACCCACAACACCTGAATAACGGCCAACATTGAATTGATCAAGCTCCGAACCAGCAAACATCAACCCAGCGTTCTCGCCAAATGTGGTGTATGCTACTTCAGACCCCACATCTACCCAGCTCGCGTCGTTTCCAAAACTGATCTCATCGGATACGATATGCCCGGACACCACCCCACAGTCATCACCAAAGATGAACTCATCACCGGCAGCACGATTGACTAGGAAAGAGCTAGATCCAGCATTTTCTGAAGCGGCTACCTCTACTCGGTTGAGAAGGAGGGCGCTTTCAGCCTCGGTCGATACGTTTTCGAAAGCTGCATTGTTAACTAGCAGGGCAGCATGGGTATCCAGCTCTGTGGTACCCCCAATTTGCCCGTTGTTGATGATCAACGCCGCCATCGCACCAGAGCTTAGGTCTCCTGTGATCTGGACTCGGTTCAAGACTACGCTGCTATCATTGCCTGCGAGGTCTAGCTCATCGCAGTCAAAACCACTACCCTCCAGCACCTGGGAGGATCCTGTCAGCGTAACCTTCTTCTCGCTAGTCACCTTTGAAAACTGAAGAACGCTGTCTGACACCGCATCAACGCCTGCGTCCCAATTAGCGTAGACTCCCCGCACAACACTACCGGTCACCGACCACGTTTCGGCTCCGACCAGGGGTGTTGAACACCTAATAGCCTCGAACACCGAATTGGTGATGTTAACTTCTTCCTCCCCTGTGAGTTCACTATCGTAAATGTAGAATACACAGGAGTTCAGCGTTAGCGTTTTGTCAGGGCCATCGTTAGCCCCAAGATCGATAGTAGAGTTGTACAGGCTGTATTGACACTGGTCCAGAGAAAAGCCACAAGTGAGGGTGGTTTCGATAGCTTCTCCCGTGCACTTTTCGAAAGACACGGAACCGTTAAGATTACAGTACTTTAGGTGTACATTAGAGTCCGTGATGGACACCTTCCCCTTACTGGCTGTCACATCCACCTTGGTCATCTCAACCGTAGTGATGCCTTCTCCGTTGAGGATATCCAACGCCTTAGTGTCTTGATCCTGGGCTTCGACTACCGTGGTTTGGTCTCCGAGGACATGGAGATCGATGACCCCATCTACGTGAACACTCGTTTCTCCCGAATCTGGAGCCGTCCAGCTAGGACAGTTCACGATGAAAAGCTCAGTGCAGTTATGCGCGTGTAGTGCCTTCTTACCACGGACACTATCAATATTTTCGAGCCTCATGTAGGGGCAACCATCAGCGTATACGCCGTTTAGTGAGCCGTCTGTGTTCTCAAAACTCGCGTAGTTCGCGATAACCCCACTTACGTCATGGGCGTACACAAGATGCTCGGACCCCGTATCCGCTACAACCGTACCTTTTTCGGATGTGCAGTGCATTTGGACATCGCCACACTCATGGAGGTGCACACCCCCCTGGCACTCTGAAGCCGTGAAGTTGACAACGTCAACCAGCTCAATCTTACCCAGCCCCGCACCGTTCGACTGGAGATATGCGATATACCCAGAAGTAGTTCCCGCATCCAGGGTAGGGATGTTAACCAGCCGAATATGGGCTGTAGCTGTGATGCTGACAAGATCTCCCGAAGGCTCCGAGGCAGTAATAGTCCCGATGTCTCGCAGTTCGACGAAGGACCCTGTAGATCCCCCACCGTCCAACACAACTGCTTGACCTTCTGTCGTTTCAATGGCGTCCACATCACGCAATAGCGTGCGGCCTTCTGAAGTACCGTTTACGGCGACTCCCTCGGTAGATTTGATAGAAGGGACATAGCGTACGAAGAGTTCCGTCCCTTCCCCGATATTCAGATCCATCCCATCGCCTTCGGTAGACTCGACGCTATCCAGGTGAAGAAAGCTAACCTTAGATGTATCAGCGGTTGTAACCGATACGGCTTTCCCTTCGGTAGACTCGATGCTTCCGATCTTCTCGAAGCGGGCAGTTGAAGTTCCTGAAGCAGTGACGACGACAGCGTCCCCCTCGGTGGAAGACACGCCGGAAGCCTCACGAATATCGATGATCGAGTCCCCTAAGACCGAAAGATCCCATGCGGTCTCTTGCTCAGTTGTGCACTCGGAAAGAACCTCAACAACATAGCACCGCGAAGCGTCACTGGCCTGTACCTTAAGGGGTATCCCCTCAGAACTCTCAAACCCCTGGACGGCCCGGAACGTAGCAACAGCCCGACCGCTCAATGTAACATTGGCCCCGTCCCCTTCTTGGGATGTTAGAGCAGAGGTTACGTCCCAAAACGCAACATCTGCGTTTCCATTCGCAGTGACCAACAGGGCGTCTCCCTGCTGGCTCTCAACCGTTCCGAGGGCTTTGAACCGGGCCTTTGCACTGCCAAGTACCGTGAGGTTGAGAGCGTCGTCCTGCTGACTGGTGATTTCATCAACGTCACTGACGTACACCTCTCCGGTCTCGGAAACATGAAAGAAGGCCGCTTTCCCCTGTTGCGAAGTGATCGATGCCCACTCTCTAGCTTTCACACTACCCTTGATTTGCCCATTGAATGCGAAACTCTGTTGGGACTCAAGGGTCGCGATGTCTGTGGACCAAAACTGTCCTCCGTCTACCTCTAAGCTGAACGCCATCTCGTTTTGAGAGGAGATCTCCCCGATGTGATCGAACTGAACCTCTCCCGAGTCCTGTTGCCAGTCCAGAGCCATCGCCTTTTCGCTAGTGATACTCCCCACATTGAGGATGCGGAACTGCTTCAGGGCACCGGAGACAACCATCGCCTTGGCTTGGTCACTCGTGATCGTATCGATGTCATCCCACTCAGTTGGACCAGAACACCCAGATACCGTTACGCCGACACCCTGGCCTCCGTTGATCGTACCAATACTGGTCAAGATCCCCTTGGACTCAGTGATAGATAGTGCCCCATTTCCAGAGATATTATCGATGGAACGGAGGTCATACGTGCACGACGATAGTTCCACGCCAATACCGGACTCACCACCAAAGATGTTCCCGGTGATGTTGACACGGAGCTTACTGTCAGTCGCACTGATCCCGCCCAGCGTTCCTGTAATATCCGCCCCACCCAAGTTTTCAAAGCGGGCACTATTGAGGTCCACAGCCACCCCGGATCCAGACGAGATCGTTGTCGTGTCTCCGAAGTAGATCTCGTGGTCTTCCGAGATCTGGAGGCACGTTCCCTGACCGCTAATCACGGTGTGAACGTTACGGAAGTAGGAGCGGGCCTGCCCGGTGAGGATCATGCACGTTCCTTGGCCAGAAGAAACCGTGATAACGTCGTTGAATTCGAAAGATGTAGCATCCCCCAGGAGGCAGGTACCTTGCCCGCAAGTGACCGAAATCGCGCCGTTGACGTAGACCTTTGAATCGGTAGCGTCGATACACGTCCCCTGACCGGCTGTGATGTTCTCGACCAGCGTGCACCGCACACGGGCGTTGTCTAGTACCATAGTAGTACCAGTACCCGAAGAAAGAGACTGGCCATCCCGCATGAAGAACTCGGAGTCAGTGATCTCCAGGCAATTTGCCTGACCAGAACTGATAACGTCTACCTCGTGTGCCTCAAATTTACTGTCGCTCTCCAGAGTAATCGTAACACCTGTAGTAGCCATAATGCCTGCCATGTTGTAGGCACGCACGTGGCTGTTGTTCTTCGCAACAATGGCCTTGGCCATATCCGCCGACAGGGTCTCGCTGTTGTTAAGGTTAAGCAGGCAGTCTGTATCGACTTCGAAGAAGACGTCCTCTGGGGCGTTGCTCAGATCACACTGGTCCACGTAGATCTTGCAATGGTTGGTAGCCTTGACAAAGTGGCTGTCAGTCTCGTCGAACGTGCAGCGACGGAACTTCACGTCACAGTAGTCTTCGAAAGTCAGGGCGACCTCGAAGTCGCACTCGATGAATTCCACCCGGCAGTTCTCACCGATCTCGATGGGGTCATCGGCCTCGAAGGTACACTGGTGAAAGATGACGTTGCAGTTGTCGCGGATCTCGAAGGTTTCAGTGAACTTACATTGGGTGAAGTGGAGACCGTTGTTGCCGTAGGGCGGGAAGGGTTCTTGGTTGACGTCGGTCTCACGTGTGTCCTCTTCCAGCCGGTCACCCTCGACTCCGAAGTGGAACTTCTCTTTGAAGAAGCACCCTCTGAACGTCCAGTCCATGTGACCCTCGAACCACACCTCTTCCTTTTTGAATACCTTACCCTTCAGCGTGATGCTGGTCATCTCGTGATCGGAAAACCGATAATACGCATACAGGTCGCGGATGTCGCCTGTAGCGGTCGTAAGCTCCTTAGCGAGATCTTTTATGCCAGCATCCTGCTGCTGGCCATATGAAGTTTCAGGTACGTCTGTGTCAGCCATTGCTACCACCTATCGGGGTCTTCATCTCGCCGGAATCCGTCCCAGTTGTCGTCATCATCTTCAGGCCAGAAGTTACGGGTCTGGCCGTTGTCGTGGTTGTCCACGAAGGTCATCTGGTCGCCACCGATGTGACGGATCTCACCTTCGATCTCTAGGTCTCCTCGGACCCGGATTTGTGGGGCTTCAAGTTCGATAGCTCGATCTGACGAAATTTGGATGTGGTCCAGCCCCTGGATATCCAGCCGGGAGGACACGGCGTCAAAGGTAATCCGTCCGACGACGGTTCCTCCTTCAAGATAAAGGAGCTGGAGTCGTTGCTCTCCTTCGTCAAGCTCAACAGCCATTCGTGTAGCTTGTAGCTCACGAGCACGACTTTTGGAAAACGTCGTGGCTGGAGAAGTCTGGAGACTAATGCTGTCGTTTCCATGCTTACCAGACTCCATTTCTAACCCCGTGCCTGCTCCCGTCATCAGAGAGACGCGTTGGGCCGGGTCAATGAGACTATCAAGCCCCATAGGCTCTAGCTGGGAGACTGAGTTCATCCCGCGCCGGATGACGCCGTCTTCCTGCAACTCGGTGCTTGCTTCGAACCGAAGCTCAGAGCCGAGACGGTCAATGAGGAAGAACTCTTCGACCTCATCTCGCTCTTTGACCATCATTGTAGCACCCTTCAGAGTCTTGAAGAACATCTGAATGTCGGGCGTGTGGTCGAGCATCTCGACTAACTCTAGCGGGATCTCTGGCCCCTGCTCCTCTGTCCAGTGCCCACCGTAGGGTGTGGGTTTCGGGGGGTAGCGGTAGTCGCCCCCTGGATTGCCGTTCTCATCGAACCCCGGCTCATCCTCATGCTGGGTATTCGGTGGCGTGATTGTCGTCTTTGTGACGCCATAACGCCTACGCCGAGGAGAGTTGGCGTACCAGCCTCCGAAGTAGAGCGGCTGATCTACGTGACCTCGTTCATAGAGCACAAAAACCCGCGACCCCACAGGGGGCACCGTGAAGGAGCCAAACCCCATTCCCGCCCCGGCAGGAAAGAGCGGGTCGCACCACGTGAGATCGAAGGTGGCTGTACGTGGCACATTCGTGTTCGCCACCTGCATCTCGGGGCCGTCTTCTACTACACGGACAAGCACGCGCCCCCTGCGTTCCGGGTCGCGGGTGTACTCTACAACGCCTCGGCAGATATAAGGGCGGGTGCTATGCCTGCCCTCCTGAAACATCCAATCAGACACGAAGTTGTGGGCGTTCTCTAGGTCGCGTTTAATGATCTTGTGCATTTACGCCCCCAACCTGTCCAAGCTCTCCTCGTCCATCGTTTCGATCAAAGTGTTGTACAGCGCCTTGGTCGCCGTACCCCCCTTACCGTACGAGCCATTTCGAACTAAATCTAAGCTCGTAGTATACATCCCGCTAGCAATCTGATGGACTACCCCGCGTACCTGCCACATACTTGATGTCCAATGGATCCGGAACTCATCGTTCTCAGCCGGAACGAACACATAAACAGCAACCAGCGAGGGGGGTTGGATGTAAGGGTCACCAAAGATCTGGAGCGTGGCTCGGTTCACGTACTTGTGGGCTGACAGCCAAACGTTCATGTACTCGCGATCAGCGAAAAAGCGGTTATTAACCGGGGAAACATGCTCTACACTAGGGGCGTCTGGGTCACTTTTTTCCTGAGGAGCGACCTGTTGGGGTCCAGTAGTCGCCCCCTCGATGACCCCGTCTTCCTCTTCTTTTTCAGGTTCACCTTCCTGTAGCGTACCCAACTCGGCCAGGGTCATACCGGTAGTCGGACGACGGTGACCGAAGTACTTAACCTTCCGGTCAACTTCAGAGTACGAATGGAAAGCCATCTCCCCATGTCGGGCATCGTCATTTCGGGTGTAAACCCCGGCAGCACCAGACGATACAACCACCTGGGCAAGCAACGTCGGTGCAAAAGCCAAAACATCCGAATGTGGATCCCGCATGTAAACGTACTTCCGTTCAGGACGGATCATCATGTCCTCAGGGCCGAAGTAAAGGTACCCCTTCACATTCCCTGGGCGAAGACCACCTTCAGTGCGTTGCCCATCGGCCCGGTATTCTAGCCTACACGAGAACCCCTGGTACTTCGGTCCTTGCGGTCGTGAGTACCCACACAACCTCTGAATGAACGCGTAGGGGTCTTCCCCCGGACGCATCTTGAACCCCCGAGGAGCTTCTTCCGTACTTTCGACGGACTGCCCGGTGTCGAGGAGAAGTTCTGGGCGCTTATCTTCGGGTAGCTCCTCCACCTCTTCAGGCTCTAACATCGGGCGGAATTCCCACCCCTGGTGATCGCACACACGCTTCACAATGTCATAAATGCTCGCCGAGTAGAACGTACGCTTGTCAACAGCGTAGTTCATTTTTCCACTACGCAGTGAGTAACCCTCGATGGTGTAAGACGTTCCGTGTGGTTGATACTCTGGGGTAAACCGGGCAACCGTTCCTACGTAGTACTCCTCCCCGCTAGGCGGATTGGAGAGCACTTTTCCGTCTTGCGAAACGTACCCATACTTGAACATGGCCCCTGTCGTTATTTCTTTTTCCGCACCATCGCCCTCTTGCTCACGTGCCCGCGCCAAGTCGAAAATTAGCTCTTCCACCTCAGTGTACGCAGGGTCAAAAACCTCAAGAACCCAGGATCCTTTTCCATACAGGGAAACTGTGTGCGTGAAGGAAACTAACTCACGGGGCCGACCATCGCTACTACGCAGCAGGTCAACGCCCCCGAGGAAGAACTCCACGAAGGGTGTGTAGGTCTGGTACATGGCTGGGCGTTCAGGCATTAGGCTTTCACTCCAAACTCAGCAAGACGCCGAAGGGTCGGGATCCGCAACGTCATACCAGGATACATCTGCTCGAAAGGATCGTTGATCCCGTTAACCCACAGGATAACCCAATAGTACGCCGGGGTCTTGTAGTGCATATACGAAATGAGGTCTGGACGCGCCACGTGACCAGCCTCTAGGATGTATAGGCTATCCGTAGAGTGGGGAGGGATCTCTACAGGAGGGAACGTACCAAGGAAATACCGCCCCTCAGCGTCCTGGTAGGCCCAGGACTTCTCGTAACGACCTGGGCTGTGTCTCTTAGCCTGTGGGATCTTTCCCTTCGTTAGAGGCGTCAGGAGCGTTTTTGTGATAGGCATACTACACCACCAGTGGGATATCTACGTACTGGGTAGAACCGCTCTGTTCGAAACGTTGGTTTTCCCCGGATTTCGCTTGAGCGTGATCGTGCGGATGGCCGATCTCGTCCTCGTTCATACCGTACTCCTGGAATTGACAGTCCACTTGAGCACGGAACGGGGTAGCTGTTGATTCCGTGAACGCCCACGGACCCATCCACGCGGTGTTAACCGACGTCATAACCGCCTGCATCCCGATAGCCACCCCAACAACCACGAGTAGCCGATGGGGCGGGTAGACAAAGCCGTCCTCGTACTCGGGGTAAACCTTGGACTCTAGCCAGCGTACTTGCTCAACTATCCACTCAGGGGAGTATTTCCCAGACGGGTGGGTGGCTGTGAACTGGAGGCTCAGCCCCATCGCTCTGGATGTCGATGAACCGTACCCAAGTAGAGGAAGACTCCGTCCTACGATAGGTACCTCGTGGTACATTGCGCTCTTGTTCTCAGAGATGATATCTGGCATGAGCTGGAATTCAAGCCTATCGTCCCCGTCTAAATCGAGGATGAAGCAATACGCCTCAGGCGATAATACCCGTGCGTGCCCCCGCCCGCCATCATAGTCAGCCATTAGCCTCTTCCTTCACGGCGCATCAGGAACCTGTCGCCGTCCTCATAGTTGCCCCGGACAAACTTCTCTTGAGATTTTTTCTCTGGAGTACCTGTGACAGTAGGGGGCGCTGCTGTGTTGTTTGCAATTCGCATAAGCAACTGCTTCATCTCGCGTTGAAGACCAGTCTGCTTAGCCGATTCTGGGTTCTCCAAGGTAACGGACATTTCCTGAATCTGACGAACAGTGTCTGCGGCAGCGGCTTTCATCGCCTCTATCTCAGCAGTAACATCAGACTGCCCGACAGCAGGGGTCGCCATCTTTTCAGGAACTGAAACCACGGGAACAGTTTCTTGGGCAGCTTCCGAAATCTCAGTAATAGTGGGTACTGTCTCTCTAACCACGGGAACAGTTTCTTGGGCAGCTTCCGAAATCCCAGTAGCGGAAACTGTTTCTTCAGAACGCTTCTTGAGCGTGTTTGCAATAGCTTGGTCAGTTAAACCAGCTTCCCTCATCGCAGAAATTTCAGTCGCAAGATCAGCAACTTCAGGAGAATTCACTACGTCATTGAGTGTAGGGGACTCTATAGTGGGGGCATCCTCCTCCCCACCAAACAAGCCTTTAGCCCAACCAAGTAGCCCCGTAGTGGCCCGCGCCCCCTCTTCCATAACCACACCCGGAGCCATTTTCCCACCCGCATAGATATCCTTGAAAGCGTTTTTACCTTCTTCAAACGCCCGTTTTTCTGCGAGCTGAATTTCAGTGTCCGTAAGCCCCTCTGATTTCAGTCGGTCACGAACCTTAGCCAAGTCTTCGGGGGCTACAACATCCTCCATACTCTGTGCCCCGTGGAATTTGTTGAGAGCGTACGCCCCGGTAGCCCCCCGGATAGCCGTGTGCTCAAGGAACCCACCTTCAAGTGCCTTCCCAAAAGCACCCGCTCCAGGGACATCTAGCTTACCGACAGCCCCACCAATAGCTTTCGAAGCAGTAACCGCAGCCTCACCGGACACGACTCCCGCAACACCGGAAGACCACAGACCCCCAGAAGCTCGGTCCTGTTCGATGAACCACTGTGCCATCCCGCCCACAGCAGCGTCAAAACCTTCGACCGCGTCAGAGAAGATATTGACAGTCTTCTCACCAGGGATGATAAGTCCTTCTTGGAGACTGCCCATGAGCTGCTCGGTACGTTCCGCAGCCGTATCACGAATCATTGCCTCACTTAGCTCAAGAGTACCTGCTGCCTTTTCATCAGCCGCTGCTACTAACTCTTGGGCAGTCCCCCCTGTTCCTTCCCCAGTCGTACGAACACCCTCCTGCATACGCAGAAGCATCTCAGGACTCAACCCAGTCATTTCTTGGAAAGCCCCACGTTCAACAGCATCCCGCATATTAAGTTCGCCGAAAACCTTTGGTAGGGCTGTCGTTAGCGTGTCGATAAGACGCGCTTGCCCATTCGGGTCATTCATGATGTCTTGGACATCTACGTTCATCCCCGCAGCATCAAAAATACCCTGCATCCGGGCAACCTGCTCAGGGCTGTCATACAGTTGTTGCATCAACTCGGCTGGAGTACTGGCATCCAACCCCATGGTCTTCGCGGAAGCCGCAGCAGCCATAGACGACTCAACAAAGGCTGTTCGAGCGTCTCGGCTGAACATGATCATCTGGTCACCAGCCTGCTGAAGTACTCCGAACAACTCGGGCAGTTCAGCCGCCGTGTTGTGAGCCAAATACGCCATCTCATCCATGGCTTTTGTAAACTCTTCGGGGGTGAGTGCTCCAAGACGGGTGGTCTGGTCATAGAGCATAGCAAGCTCTTCGCCCGCAAGACCTGTGGCCTTCTGCAACCCGTAAATCTCGTCAATAAGCGGGGCCATGACGTCATTCGGAACAGCCCGCAATTGCATGAATACGTCCATAAGGGGCTGAACGTTAGACATGGTGGTGTTCGCTTGGACTGTCACATCTTGGAGAAGCTCGGGCATATCTCCCCAGATATCCGTTCCACGCATCCGCGCTGCTTCGATCTGTCGCTCCTGCACTTCAGAACCGATCACACCCAACGTACCCGCTGACGCGACATTTACCGCGTCTCGGATGCCCATAGTGACCTCGTCCACAGCTTCTGTGACGCCCTGAACACGGCTCTTCATTCGCTCGACTACCCCACCGCCGTCTTCGAGCATCTTCAGCCGGTCTTCTTCCAGCTTGTTGATGTCCTCCAACGTGTCTGGGTAGTCGTCAAGTGTGGCGTGCAAATTCTCAAACGCCGGGATAACCTTCGTGTTAAGGCTGTCGTGCGCTACTGCGGAGATAGACCGCGCTTTGCTCGATACCGCTTTCTGGGTGCTGGCCATCCCCTTGAAGGTTCGGTTTAGCTTGCCTAGATCGTCATCCAGTTCCCCCATCTTGCTCGACGCACCCTGAGAGTACATCGAGTCTTCGATGGCTTGTCCAATCTTCTGAGAACTCTGGGTTGCCGTGTCCCCGGTCTCACGGAAGGACTCTGCGACACCGTCAAGTTCTTTTTTCAGTGAGGCAGTGCTCTCCTGTACGTCGCTAGACATCTTAGACGCAGAAGAACCGACCTTCCCGCCACCCTGCTGAATCTCATCCACCATTTGGGAGACGGCTTCACGGGTAGTGCGGGAATGTCGTTCGATCTTCTGAAGCTCAGGCGTGACCTTATCGTCTAGCTGCGCCTTCATCGAAAGGGATTGGTCGAGATCCGGTGTCACGGCTTACTCCAAAGGAGGAGGCTCTTTAGCGCCTCCTGCTGCTCGTTTGATCACTCCTGCTGACGCGCCGAGGAGCATGGCGTCGAGCTTGAGCTTCTCCAACGCCGCTTCCGACTCCTTCACCTCGATCAGCTTCTTGTGGTGGTACGTCAGTTCCGCTAGGTCCATCGTCATGATCTCCTGGTTGCTCATCCCCAGGTAGTACATCAGGTCGAACTTCATCGCCCACTGGTCCTTCAAGCTCCTCATCTGAGAGGCGAAAGAAGTTCGCCGTGAACGGCAGGTCTCCCTCTTGAACAAAACCACACTCGTCGCACACGAGCGTCACGTCGGTGCTGATCCCCGGTGTGTAGTACGACACCTTCGCTCGGAGGTACTGAACGTCCTTGGCCGGGAGCGAGAGGATGAAAGCCAATAGCTTCTGCTCCGGTGCGTTAGTGACGTCCTTCCCATCCACCTTGAGGATCTGGCGAGCCAGCCGGAAAGCCGGAACGGTGTTCTCGACCATGATGCCCTGCTTCTTCTGAGCCTCTAGGCCCTTGGCATACCGCTCGATAACCGGCTCGTCGTACCCGCGCATGAGCCTGAAAGAGATCTCCCGTTGAGTCTCAGGCAGGCGCACAGTGAACGGCTCCGTGTCATCATCCGCAAGGTACTTCATCTGAAAGTCATCGGGGATGTGCACCGTCTTGGTGTTCTTGTGACCGCATGTCTCACGCATGGTCTTCCGGGCAGGGCACGTCCAGGTGAACGTGTACTCAGGACCGTAAGAGATCGCACGAAGCATGAGGAAGAGGAAGAACTTATCACTGCCGATAAGGCTGTTAACTTCTATGGTTTCGGCGATGCAGCGCTTCAACATACGGTCGATGGAATCACCACCGGGGTTATTGAAGATGGCCTCTTCGACCATGGTCATTGGGGAAAGACTCAGCTTCCCAGAGTGCATCGGAGTACCCTTCGGGTACAGGATCCCACGGGATGGTAGACTCACCGAAACGGTGGTCTTCGGGATCGGCTCCAAGAAATCATACTCATTCGCCATTGTGTCCTCCTAATCAGGATTGGTTGGTTATTGCAAAAATACAGCCTGCCTCTTATCGGAAAAAGAAGGCAGGCTGAAAGTTCTTATAAAGAGAGAGAGAGTCGAACAACGTCACATTAGACCGATACGAACAACGGAACTGCCTTGTCGAACTGGAATGTCACGTTCAGGCGCATGATATCACCGTTGATATGCGATGGGGCTTCCTGTGAGATGTCTTGCGGCCAGACACCGATAAGTTCCCAAGATCGAGAAATTGAACCCTTAGTGTCGTACATCGTCAGGGTACCGTGGCTCTTGTAATCCGCAGCATATCCGATTTCAGAAGTGAGCGGGTTGTACACGAGGTTGGACCACGCTTCGATCATTGCGTAGACACCCATGTTGACCATGTCACGGTACACCACCGGTCCCGGTGCGTAGAGTGGCCGACCAGCGATATACACGGTTTCGTTCATGTAGGGGAGCTGGAGAGGTTCACTGTTGTGGCTAACCCCGAGCGCGGTTTCGACAGACTTCAAGAGGATTTCTGCATCGCCTGCGGGAGGAGAAATGAGCAGCTCAAAGTTATGTCCTCTCTGTGGCTCGTACCCACCGCCTGGATTGGCGATGTGCTTGGCTCCCAGAAGATCAGATCCGATTGGTTCCCAGTAAGGCATGTTAAGAACCCTCCTATGTAGTTCACATCAAATAAAGAGCCTTCAAGGGCTACACCCTAAGAAGACTTTCAACCAATCTACTGATGATTTCCTCTCGTGATTCAGCACGCATGAGGGACATCCGCAGACGGTGGTTCGATTTCCTCGCTTTCTTCCCGGCTTCCATGTAGTGGTGAGCCGGTAGGTCAATAGGCGTTTCCTGTTTTGGGGCATTTACAGCCCGCTTCAGGGAGTGGTAGTGATCCGTTTCGTGCCGTAGGCTGTTCAACCCAGCCCCAGCGAAGGCCCCGAGTGTCGTTCCAACTTTGGGCGCGTGCTTACGGACGTACCGATGAGGAGACCCTGCTGCCAGCATTTGGCCTGCAACGTGCCCTGCAACCGCTCCAGCAGCGATCCGGACACCAGAGCGCCCAATACGTTGCTTGTTGTAGGCAAGACGCTTAGAGGGGCTTGCTTGCACGCTACGCTCGGACTTCATCATCTGGTTCTGAAGCATGTCTTCCCGCTTCTTGAACCATTTGGCGAAGCTCTTCTTACGCTTACTTACCTTTTTTACGTAAGGGTGGAGCTTAGAGCGAATTCCAACATAGCGAAAACGACGACGCTTCCGTTGGAACCCGGTGATTTGCTTGGGCAGCTCATGAGAACGGCGGGACTCTGTCATCCGCACCATGCGCGGGGCGTCCCCAGCCTCTTCATCGCCGTAGTAGACAGGGCTGTTGGTACGCTGCACCGGCATGGCGGCATAGTTATGCTGGGGATACACATCGTACCCACGGTAACGAGCTTCCTTGTTGGCCCGGATCTTTTGCCGCATGGCCCGAACTTTCTTGATCGCGTAGCCCGTAGCAAGTGCTCCCGTAAGAGCCACACCAGCGCGAATAGCCGTTCCTCGAAGCGCGTCGTTCCGTACAGCAGCCATCTTGTTGTAGTGACGGTCCTGCATAGCCACCCGGTTAGCCAACTTGCGCTGCTGCACGACACCAAGAGGCATCGTGCGTAGGTGACTCTGTCTGGTGAGATGATCCATGCGACGTTGGCGATCCCCAAGGTACTTGGTGGCCCTGCGGTAGCGGCCAACGTCTCTTCCAGCAGCACGGAACTGCTGCCCAGGATAACGGGCAGCAGAAGCCAGGGACTGTCTCCAGCCCCCGGCTTCAGCGAGAGTAGTCGTACGGCCCGACATGGGCTTAGTACAGGATTTCGTCGAAGTTCGCGCCGGTTGCGGTGATCACGAGATCAACCTGGATGAACTCAGCCGCTTTGACTGGCTTCAGGAAGATCTGTGCGTGCATCTCGTTCCGGTCGATCACCGCAGGGGTGTTCGTGGTCTCGTCGCACTTCACGCGGAAGTCGTACAGGCCACGGCGCTGGGTAACGTCGTTAAGGAACGGGATGACGAGGTGACCGAACAGTCTCCAGGTCTTCTCGTCGTTAGGCTCGAAGACGAGGTAGCGAACGGCGGTGCTGATCACCTTACGGAGATACAGCAACAGACGACGGACGTTGATGCGGTCCAGAGCGGTTGGCGCACGTTGGAGCGTACGCTGACCCCAGATCACCAGACCGTCCTTCGTGAACTTGGCGATGGGGTTGATCGCGTTCTGGTCGCCGTAGAGCAGGTCCATCTCGCCAGGAGTGGCACCCATCTCGACGTCGATACCGGAGATCACGCGGCCTCGGGAGATACCGGCTGGAGCAAACCAGCTCTCGGTGCTCTGGTCGGTGTAAGCGAACACCGCCAGCGCGTGACCCGAAGGAGGCGTCCAAGCGTAGGCTCCGTTGTAGGAATCGTACACCTTGACCCAGGGCCAGTAGCAGGCCGCATAGCTGCTGTTGAAGGCAGAGTGCTGGCCAGCGTAGTCGCCCGTACCGTTGTGCCAGTCCACGACCTCGGAAGGACGCAGGTTCTCTGGCGGGTCAATGATCGCGAGGCAGTCCGCACGGGACTCAGCGATAAGGATCAACTGGTTGACGACAGCCGCGTCTGACCAGCCCGGAGCAGCGATCAAGTTGATGTCCACAGCGCTTGGCGAAGCGAAGAGCTGCAAGCCGGTGGGTGAGGAGAGCGTGTCGTCCCAGGCCACACCGTTGATCTCGGTCGCGCTCACGCTGCTAGCGTCGGTGTCACCACCGGACAGCGTCATTGCGAAAGTTGAGGTCAGGTTAGTGGGCAGTTCAGAAGAGCCACCAGCAAGATCCGTATCCAGATCCACGGTGATGTACTCGGACACGTCGTTGATCTTAGTCTCGATGAACTGAGTGTTGCCCGTGGTGTCATCCAGGTCTACGTTGTTGAACGACTCAACAGCAACCCCGTCCATGAAAACGTTGATCTTCTTGGTCCCAGTAAGCGAACCATCTTCGACGGTGATCGAGATGTTGTTGCCCCACTCACCTTCGGAGATGGCCGAAACGGCTACGGCGTCCGTCAGGTAGGTGTAGTCGGCATCAACAGTCGAAGCGGTCTTCGGGGCAAGGGTACCAAACGCCATGGTGACCACGCCTGTGCTGTACACGATGCTTCCAGCTCCGTCCACAGAACCCACCAGAACACCAGCACCGTTATCGGTGAAGGTTTCAGTGCTGTCGTCGCTCATGGTGAAGGTGATGGTGACGGATCCGGGTTTGATACCATCGTCGCCCAGGTTGCTGAACGCGGCAAGAACGAAGCTCTTGGTCGCATTATCAAACGCAGGAGTCGGGGCGGGGTTTTCGGCCTCAACGTCCGTGCCATACTGGAGGGTATCAGTAGCTGCCGCAGCCGAATCACCGACCACACGGACGAACCAAAGCTGACGGCCACGACGCAGGTACTGGAGAGCCGCATAGGACTCGTACCCGATGGAGCTGTCAGGGGCACCAAAGGTCTCGACGAACTGTTGCTGATTGGTGATGTAGGTCCGCACGTTCGTCGGTCCCTTCGAAGACACACCAACCATGCCTACGATAGTGGTAGACAGGGCAGGCACGTACAGCGAAAGATCCACTTCGCGGGTGTACACGCCAGGGGAAACATAAACGCTCATAACTTAACCTCCTAACGGTCTTATCAAGGGTCTTATTCGGTCTCTTCGTCTTTGCCCTCAGCCTTCTTCAGACGGCTGCGGGGTTTCTTAGAGGCGGGTTTCTCTTTCTCCTCAGGCTCTTCTTCGTCGAGTTGGATAGGGTCGAGTTGGATAGGCGACTCCCACGGAACTACGGGCTTTTCAACCTTAGCCTCAGGTTCGGGTTGGGGCTCGACCTCGATTTCTTCGATCTTGAGGATGCCGAAACCGGCTTGACGACGGATGTGGAACGTCATTTCCTCTTCGGTCAGCTCCACTTTTCCACCGCGCATAATCTTGAACTGAATGAACTTCCCTGTGTCGGGGTCACGACGGAAACTGGAACGCGCTTGTCCCGATTTTCCGATTAAGAGATACTTCTTCATGGACCCTCCTAACTTGGTCACTAAATAAAGAGCCGTACGTTACTGCCTGGGGGAAGACTTCTTCTTCTTCAACTCCCCAAGAGCGAACCGTAGCTGCTGTTTCGTGAACCGGTTACGGCCTCCCATAGCCGGGTCATCCTTGTTGATGCCCATGGGCATGTTGAACCCACCGATAGCCGATGCCATCGTGTCTTCGATTACCTGCTGGAGAACCTCCTGCTGCTCCTCAGATCTGAGCAGCCAGAACTTCCCCTTCTTAGCCCCCGCACGGATACGGGCGTTGGTTGCTTCGTGACGACGCTCTATCTCATCAACGGCCTCTGGGATAGAAGCCTTCTCATTCCAGCCTGGGTGCTTGCCACGAACAGCCAGTGCAACACGTTTATGTAGTGGAGTGCGTTTCTTCCAGTTTTCAACACGCTTTCGCCTACCACGAGCCTCTCTTTCCATTTGCTTATAGTGCCATGCTGAAAAATGATGCCGTTCAGATTTTTTGACCCCCTTGGGGAACACCCCTTCAGTATGATCAAAGAAATCCGTGGGGTGGGCTTTGTGTGCTGCGTGAAAACGCTTACGCATTTCAGGTGTGGTCTCTTTTCTAAGTCGATGTGCATATTCATCCCATTCCATTATTTCCACTCCAATACCTGGGAAGTGTCGCCGGTATCCCAGAACTCTTGCTTGTCAGCCCACTCAGTCTCCAGCGTTTGGAGGATCTCCTGCGTGCTATCCTCGATCAAGGAGACGGAGACCTTCTGAACCGTACGCACCCAAGAGGTTGGGAGCGGGATCCAGCCCTGAAGCGTGACTGTAGCTACTCCTCGGAGTTCGCGTTGCTGCTCACCACCTTCGAGGGTAGACACGTTAGAAAAAATGCCCTGGCTCTGCATGTGCACGCCCTGCTCTCCCCACGGGGGTGGATACTGCACATCCACGTAGTAGGTGGGTTGCGGGAACTTCCTCGCCCACTGCTCCATCATCATGTTCAGCTCTGACTGTTCTAGAACCCAGAAGTCGAACTGGTAGGTGAAGTTGTAGGGTAGTGGGAAGTTAGACCCCAAGACCATGTTCAAGTCATCAGAGTAGAGCAACTTGCGCCACGGAGCGTAGGTGAACCGGACCTGATCGAATGTGATATCCAGCCGGGTAACCGAGATCGCCGGGTGAACGATCCTCTCAAGCTGGGTGGGGGCGAACTCGCCCTCCCATTCCATGGCCGTTTTCTTGTCATCCGTCTGGGTGTGGATGTCCCGCTCGGAGACCTCTCTACGCGGGGTAGCGAAAACCTGCGGAACCATCTTCTCCATCAGCTTGTTAGTTGACTCATCAACGTAAGGCACCCAGAACTGGAAGTAGTTCATGATCGCGATATCGTGACGACGAATAACATCGTAGTTCTCTACGCGCTCACGGGCGACCTCTTGTACCTGATCGCTGAATTCGTCTTCACGGTAGATGCTCATCTAAACCCCGCCTTTTTCATCGTCTGGGCTAGGTCGTGTCGCGCACGACGCCTTACTTGATAAATCTTCGTACGCCACAGTTGGGTGGCAGGACGCCAGTGGGGGCGGGCGGGCATCGTTCGTGTTCCGTACTCCAGCCACTTACCCAGATCCCGCAGTGTGTACTTGCTCCCAGGAGCCAGAGGCTCTTCAGGAACAGCAACAATCCAGGTGCCATCCCGCTGTTGGGTAGCCTGGATCGAGCGAACATACCGCCCTGTCGCGATCAAAATGCGGGGGTCTAACCCCAACATTCTCTTCCTCTTAGCGTATCCTTTTGACAGGGGCACCCAGGAGATCAACTGCCGCTGGATGATCTCTTTCAGGTCATCAGCGAACTCTTCAGCCATCTCCTGACTAAGACCGGTGATGGCCATATTCCCGGCCAGCTTGACGTTCTTTCGCGCTTCGGCACTGGCTTTACGGGCAGTTGGCCTCCGGATACGAAGGAGTTTAAGCGCCTTTGTAACGGCCCTACGCACTCGCGTGCGGAACGCCATTAGTACCTCTGGAAAGGCTTACGAGTTTCGTCCTTCGGCGTGCCCTTCCGGATCCAAGGCGTGATCAAGAACTGGAAGTCGAAAGGGAATCTGCGGTCGTTCATATGAAATCCCTTCGGATCCACGGTCACGACTTCCCAGAAAATGTCTTGAACCCACACAACGTCCCCATCAGTGGGGACATCCCGATACCTATCCAGCCCCAGACTAGCGATCTTATCCTCAAGACCCTTACGACTCATGTAAACGATCAGTGAGCGGTCTAGCTGTTGACCCATCTTGTAGAGATTCGCAGTACCGGGGTCACTCACCTCAACGTATCCCGGAACCTCGTACGTCGCGTCTTCAGGGATATCCCGGTTGATATCCTCATGATACAGCTCGTCGAAGGTCTCAGTGCGGAAGCTGAGTTTATAGACCTTTATCGGGTGCATGTACAGTTCGTACATCTCCTTCCCAACCTGCTCCATGTACTGGCGGTCTTTCGTGCAGGAAAACGTAGGCATCTATTACCCCATAGACGGTAGGAAGTGAACACTGGTCCGGATTAGCTCATCCGTGTAGGCCGCTTCGTCTTGTTCGCCTTTTTGTCGTTGGTAGTCTCCATCCAGACTAACCATCCCACCAGCACCAGGAACACCCTGAGCGAATTTTCCCCGGATGTTCCCCAGTACCTGACGAGCCTTAGCTAGCGCAAGATTGAGGAAAAGCTGTTGGTATTGCCGTTTCACGTCACACACGCCATCCAACGGGTCGGCCCAGAACAGCGTGACGTTCATCTGCCCAGGAACTTGGAGGAAGACAGGACCCTCGTCCGTGATGTAGTATCCTTCTTCGGCTCCAAATTCCCGAGAGATGATCTCGGTCCAGTGACGGACCATATCGTACGTCTGAACGTCAATTCCACTGATACCACCAGCAGAAAGGAAGTAGAAGGGGTCGTAGAGTAGAGCGCCTTCGATGGACTCATAGGACGAGTAGTCCACACGAACAAACTCTACGTCGAGAACCCCCATCAGGTCGTCTTCCGGAGGAGGAATTACATGGTAACCCCGCGAAGCCGAGTACGCCTGAACATAGATTTTCGGCTGGTACTTGTTGAAGAGTTCCAACACGTCATCAACAATATGACCAACCTGCATCTCGTTTAGCTCGACGCAAATCGTAGGATCACCCAGCTTCTTGTTGATCCAGTCACGAATGTAGGTCATCGTGAACTTCGCGGGTGCAACCATGGGTTACTCCTTCTCGTCGTAACCGAAGTAGGACCACATCGCCACGAACATCACACCCTTGGTGGTGTTCTCGTCGAACTCAGAGAAGGTCTCCAGCATTTCCGGCTTCAGAGGACACCCAGCTTCGGCAACACCAAGAGCGGCCTCGCGCAGCTCTTCCACGTTGAGCCTACGAAGCTCAGTTCGACTTGGGAAGAACTTCGGCCCCTGATCGGCCTCGATAACGGTTTCGTCATCGTCGTCTTCAACAACGGTGTCGTCATCGTCATCTTCAACAACGGTGTCGTCGTCATCTTCAACGATCTCGTCGGTGTCGTCCTCGACGACAGGATCTTCGTCCTCTTCGTCTTCGAGAACCTCCACTCGCTCCTCAACCTTCTCCCCCTCAGGGTTCGGTTCAGAATCACCAGTTTTGAAAGTAGTGACCTCAACCTTGGCGTCGGTCGGCTCGCCGTCTTCGCCCAAACCCAGGTCATAGGGGTTATCAACGACTGTTTCCTCGATGAGCGCGGGCGATGTCGCTTGGACTACCTCGGGTTCCTTGCTGAACGCCTTGGGGTCCTCACTGGAGCGAACAGGCAGTCCACCCACTGGATCCGGTTTGAGGAAGAACGGTGTGCGCCCGAAGGTGTGCTTCGGCTTCACAGATCCCATCGGTTTTTCAATCAGCAACGAAGAGTCGATATTACTGAGGATAAACTCTTCGTACCCCACGATAGCATCCTGGGGCATCACAGGAAACGAAGTACCATTCCAACACACGTTGGTGGGTACGCGACCCACGTACAAGAACAACTTCTGTTTGATAGCCATCTCGGCCTCCAATCTACTAATAAAGACAAAACCCCCCGGCACAGGGCCGGGGGGCTGTTGTTACGGGTTTTTTAGAACCTTACACAGTGGTGTAAGTGATGCTTCCAGTGGCGTAGAAGTCACCGTTGATGGCCTTGACGCCGTACTGGCTCATCATGCCCTTACGGTTGAGCATGTCGTCCAGCACGTAGGTCGGAGTGGTGTACAGGGGCACGTACGGAGCGAAGACGTATCCGGCTTCGAGGAAGCTCGAACCCTTCCAACCGACGAGGAAGGTGTCTGCGTCAAGGTACGGATCCTTGTAGATCGACCAGCGACCCTGGAGGGTACCGATGAAGACCACGCCGTTACCCGCGACAGCCTGCGGACGGAAGCCGTAGAGGCTCTCCACCACGTTGGCGACGTTGGTACCGCAGACCACGAAGTTACCAGTCCCCCGGCGAGTCGCACGGAAGATGAGGTTCGACGCCTCGATGAGAGCATCGATGAAGGTCTGCTTGTGGTCGTTGTACGAGACCGCAGCAGGCGCGGGCTTGTTCCAGGTAACGGAACCGGCGCTCGCGATGGTGAACAGGTCGCTGATGACGCGACGGTCAACGTCCCAGCGGATCTTCTCGGAGAGAAGCGCAACCAGCTCGCTCTCAGCGTCCATACCGTGGACCGCCTTGAGGTTGGTGGCCGCTTCAACCGACCAACGAGCACGCAGCTTGTGGGGGATCGCCCGCACAGGCACGCTCGACAGGTTGATGTCCACGATTGGGATGTTCGCGGAACCTTCCGAGTTGTAGTAGTACGACACGGTGATAGCAGTCGCGGCCAACTGGGCAGTGCCCAAGGTGAACGTGCTAATAGCGCCAGTGGCGTAGTTGATGGTCGGTGCAGTCACGGGGGCGGTGTTACCGGTGAAGATGAACCCACCAATACCGTTGTCCCGAGCTGTCCAAACAGCCTCGGTTCCGGTTACCTGACCAGACATCACAACGGTACCCGGACGGGCACTGCCGTAATCCAACGTCGAGGCCGGAATCACGGTGTTACCACCAGCGTCAGCAGCCGTCACGAGAGTCTCGCCGGTGACCGCCTCAGAAGAATACTGGTCGTCAGCAAGGTGACCCTTACGGGCGCTGAACATGGTGTCACCAGCGGTGACGGTTCCCTTTGAGGAACCATAGACCGCGTCAAGATAGAACACCAGCGAGGTCGGGCCGGTCATCGGCTGGACCGAAACGATGTCCTTCGCGATCAGGTTGGGGAACACGGCGCGGACGATGGGGAAGACGAACTTCTCGAACGAGCCGATAGAGCTGATCTTGACGTCCTCTTCCATGTTCGCGATGTACCTAGATTCGTTTTCGAGCAGCACGGCGGTGAGTTCACGAGCACCTTTGTCCTGAATGGACTCAACCAAAGGACGCCACTTACCGGCGGCTAGCTGCTTGCCCATCTCTCCCATTGCCTGGGATTGAATTTCCTGAGCATTCATATCAGCCTCCTCCTTAGTTCAGGCCAGTACGGTCAAGGGCACCCTCGGTGAGTTCCTTATACCGGGCCATAGTTGGGTCGATGCCGTCGTCGCCGTCCTCGTTGAGAATGGCAGTCACGTCATCGGCGTCTTCGTTGATATCGTACTCATCAGCCTCAGCGGCTTCGAGTTTGGCGAGATGCGACTCCATCAGCCTATCGGCCTTGTCGTCGCCACCGACGGCTTCAGCCAAGAGCTGGTAACGACCGACAGTCTCCTGAATGATGCCGAGAGCGGCCTCATACTTGAGCTGAAGGTCAGCAACCTCGTCGGAATTCTCTTCCAACTCGGCCAGATATTGGATAACCTCGGTTGCCTCGGCGAGATCCTCTTCGAGAGCGTCGATGTGGTCAAGCAGGTCTTCCGGGGTGATTTCCACCTCGTCGTCGTCATACTCGTCCTCTTCGAGATCTTCCGGAGAGATCACCCCAGCTTCCAGGGCCATCTCCACGAGGTCGTCATCCGAGTACTGATCAAGCTCCTGACGCAGCTCTTCGGCCTCGTCAATCAGCTCTTCATCAGCCTCTTGAAGGCGATCTTTGATGAATTCGAGCCTGTTCTTCATGGGTTCCTCCTGTGTCATATTTTCAGATGTGGGCCACATAAGCATGGCCTCACGGCTTTCTTCAACCTTGCTCAGCAGGTCTGTGACAACTGGCCTGTATGCAGGGTGTTCAGCAGCCAGACTTGTGAGTTCGTGACCAAGCTCCAGAACCTGAGAGTTAACCTCTTCCATCAGGTCCGGGGTCCGTTCGAGATCTTCAGAATGGGTCGCGTTATGCAAGTCGATGACGTGCTCTGCGATCTCGTTGAAGTCTCTGGTGCGGAACTCGTCGTCCTCGTAATCTCCGATTCCCAAGGCTTCCAGGTCGCTCATGAGCGCCTCGATCTCAGGATCGTCTTCGACGACGGTGACCTCAGCGTCTTCGACGCCTTCGGTCCTGCTCCCACCTTTAGATTCCCCCGAAGGACGGGGGAGCGCACCGGGGGTAGACGGTCGCGCTACAAAGTCAAATGTATTGAGTTTGAAGTCCTCCTGAACGCGTCCGTTCTGAACACTCCCAGACCCACGGGAACTGATGCCAACCTGAACGCCTGATTCAAACAGGCTCTTCAAGATTTTGCCGTTGGGGGTGGGCAGAATTTCTGCGGCTCCGGTCATCACGCCATCTTCCTGAAGTTCCAGGTTTGTGATCACGTGGCTGACTCGTTGAAGTTTCGTCTTACCGTCTGCTGGGTGGTCCAGTTCGCCGAACATGGCCTTGTTTTGCAGGGCCTCTACGACACGGGGTGCCTCCAGCTCTTTTTCCCAGATGCTGCGCGGGTAGACCCGCTTGTTCGCGTTCTCGGTGTCCGACCGCTGAAAAACTCCTTCAACGCGGAAGTTGCCATTCTCAGACTCTACGATCTGATATTCGAAAGGCATCACTTCGATCAAGTCGTTCATCAGTGGCTCCTAAAAATAGGTCGTTGACCATTCACCAGACTGCATAGCTGGCACGTCTACGCGGATTTCGGATCTTTGAGAATCAACCGGATGCTTGTACACGACCCAGTAGTAGCTACCCAGGAGGTGTTCAAGGATCTTCCAGTCTTCCTCGTCGATATTCAGGGCCTCGCGAACGAGGGCAAAATCCCATTCGGTGGGATGTTCACAGATTTTGTACCACTGAGCGCGTTCCGTGACGTCACCGTCAGGGTAGTGCGAGATGTGCAACTCCGTATTGCTCGTTGGGAGCATCGAGTTTTCCATGTCGAGATGGAACCGGGTGATGGATTCACCCGGAACGATATCGGCCTGGATAGCTCTACGGCGCTGCATACCCGACTACTTACGGAACCAGCGCCCAGATGGCGTCGAAGTGGACCATCGATGCAACAAGATCCGTCACGAGGTTGGTGATATTGGTGTCGAAAGTGCTTTCGTCACCAGCGTTCACGACCTTTTCTGGATACAGGTTGCGGGTGTCGATGTCATGCAGGGTCTGAATCGCCGCCCAAATCTGCCAGTACGACAGTTGGAGAGCGCGTTCAGCCTGATCCGTACCTACCCTGAGATCAATCCCATCGGGCAGACTCTGGAGATCCATGTTCGGATATGCCATTCTGTTACCTCCTGTGGTTTAATGAGTGGTGTGAAACACCAGTTCCCTAATCACTCAATAATTTGGTTGGAGGTACAAGCAACCCGAATCGTGCCTGCTTTTTCAAGGTTATCGTTTTAGGGCTTGTTGTATATCCCCGTATAGGTCGGAAGGCATGGTAGCAACTTCGATTCTAGCGTCTTCGGTGAGACGCGAATTCAATACCTTCCCGCCCTTGATCAGGGGGATCAGATCGTCCACGCAGATCTCCCATTCATGGATGACCACACCCTTCGGAGGTTCGTCCTCTTCCCAGATGCGTTCCTGCGCGTACCAGTCTGTTAGAGCCGCTCTTTGGGAGAAGAAAGCCCTCTCGGCGAGATTGTCGGAAGGGTCTACCTTCCAGGCATACAGCTTCACTTTACGGTGCTTGCGTCGTATGATGCCCTCGATCAACTTTTGGCGGATCTTAGGGTCCGCATCAAGCTCACTGAGCTTGAGGACTTGCCGTTGCCTACGTAGGCTCATTAGTAGACCTTCCCACCTCTGAATTTTACGCTACGGCCATACCGCTGTCTATGCCACGCCTTGTTCGCCTTGTTCTGGGTGTAATGGGAATAGCGTACCCCCGCCTTCTTCACTCCCGCCCCTATCTTCTCGTAACCACCAAGATGACGAAGAGATTTGAACATCAACCCCATAGCGGCCATGGCAACCGGGGCATAGATAACCCACTCGAAGGGGATCTTATCGATCACACGACCTACAGGAGCAAATACCCTCTTCCAGAACAACCGGAGTTTTGTTCTACTCGGTCTCTCGGGCATCTTCTGTGCTTCGTATGCGGCCTTGGACCAGTCGATTTTCGCCAACACGGCTTCAACGGTCTTGTCGTCTGGCTCGTCCAGCCCCCGATCCTTGGCGATCCGCTTCATAATCGACTTCATATACGGGTTAATAGCTTGCGTCACATGAGCGTTAAATACTGACGAGGTAGTGACCGGAGCCATGTACCGAGGGTGGTGGGGGTCGAGGGTTGCTGGGTCTGGCTTATCCAAGTGGATAACCTTCGCTGCTTCGCTGAGCAGCCCACGATAATCACCCTCTTGAATCCTATCCACAAGGTTATCAAGACCGCGCACGACGTCCAGGGCCTCATCCTCCGTAACGTCTAGTCTCCGGGAGAGCACCATAGCGAGGTTGTCCACTCCAGCAGCAACCTGACGGATCGCCTGTTCCTGTTCCGGGTGCATTAGTACGCCCCATAAGAAGACGGCATCCCATCCAAGTACCAGTCGTTGATCTCACGGCTGATATCCGGCAGGAGGCGGGCAACAAAATCATCGTAATACCGCTGGTTGAACGCTGGAGGTTGCCCATCCTTCTTGATCGTGAAATTGCCCATGACGGCAGCGTTGAATTTAGCTGACTGCTGAACACTAGGCTTGTTCAGCGTGATCTTGATAGGGACATCAGCCTGCGGGTTGACTTTAATCGTGTAGATCCGTTTCAAATCCACCACGTCCCCGGTTGCTTCAGCATGGAGGCTATGGAGCTTCTCTAGGATCCGGCGTTCCTGTTCGGCTTTCGACGCAGGCACCTTGTTCTTCGACCGGAGGTGCATACTCGATGCCCCAAACTCCATAGCGTTCACAACAGGGTTGATCTCGATCTTACGGAGCGTACGCCCCGCCCAGTTCTTGGACCTACCTACCTTGGACGTCTTGACGCTGTCTACAACCATGGAAACCACAGCCGAGAGCATCTGGCGGACAACCCAACGGCCCGCTGACTCTGCGGCCACGGCTACCTCGTCCTTTACGATCTCCTTCAAACGAGGGATCATGACTTGATTGACCCAGGTTTTGACGCCCGCCTTACCACTACGCTCGTGTCTGCGTAGAAGTTCTCGGCTAGTAGCAGGTTGACCCAGCCAGTCCTCGATCTCCTTCGCCTCCTTGGAGTGTTGGGAGATCTCCATCTTGCCCGTTACAACAGGCATCACATCCCGCTTAAGTGCGATAGAAGTCTCTTTCAGCACGTCAGTAGCAATCCGATCCTGGCGAGGTGTAAACCGTGGTTTAGGCTTACGGGGTCCACGTTTTCGAGGCTTCGGTTTCCGGCTATGTGTTGGATACCACTCGACTATAGAATCACGAACTTTTTCATCTTTGCCCTCCAAATTGAGCGACCGGCTGAGGTGCTTAGTTGCCCCCGGAGGAGCAACAAAGTACATCCCCATTCGGCCCGACGTGTACAGCTTGTTCTTGATGAACAGCGGTGAGAAGAACTGGCGCAAGAACCCTAGAAATACCTTCCTCTTGAACCGAGCTGACGGTACATCATTGGCAGGAAAAATGAGGGCCATATTATCGACCTTCGCGATCTGCTTCGCAAGAGCCGGGAAGTCTGTCCGGAAGTAGTTACGGTTCTTGATATGGCGTGGGTGAACCGAGACCTCGCCGATAACCGCAGCTTTGTTCACATCAATACCGTGCATTTGAAGCTCATGAATTGATGGAAGTTCGATCATCCGGTAGGTTACGTTCTGCTGGATATCCAGAAGTGTATGGGACTTCTTGGGGTAAAACGCGTGTTGGAAAATGGGCACCTCTACCCGCACCCGCTTCGAGGGGTGGAGTTCGTAACCACGCAGCGTCAGATCCATACCGTTAGTCCACTCGATATACGGGGCATTGGGGAACCCGGTGTGTGCTGATGCTCGTTTGTGAAGCGCCGTACGCGACATATTACCTCCGCAAGAACGAAACGTCCCAGGACTGCACGCCCGCCTTAGCAGACTTGTAACGCTCCGACCAGGACTTGTGGCGAACCTTTGGGTAGGGCTTGTTCGTCGTCATGGGGGCAGTACGTGTGTGCATCACTGCCCGATCCGGAGAAGGCAACTGGCCTCGGGGATCAGTGTCGTAACCCCGCATGATCCTGTCATGCCGACGCACATTTGCCATCTTCTGGGACGCGCCGAACTTCGTATCTGCTGTTGCTTCCAGCCCTGGGCGCATGTGGGATGGGATCTTGGGTGCTACACGCTTTACCTTCTTAGGAAGCGGGTTCTGTAGCCAGCCGAAGAAAAGCCCGTCTAAGACCGAGTGATTAAAGAAGTGCGTCTTAATCGTTTTGATTAGCGTGTTTGTGGCCTCTGGATACGGGTTCAACTTCATGACAACAAGGGGGACGATCCAGTCTCGGATCACGGCGATGATCGTGTGATACCGCCCGTAACGCTGCCCGTATTGATGATAGCGTTGGATCTGCTTCAACCCAGCCTGTTCTGACATCCGCATGGTTTCGAAATCAGAACGGGTCAGGGGGTGCACGGTAACTTCTTTGAGGAACTGAGTTACCTTCTGATCCCCAATCTTGTGCGTTCGCACAGTGTTTTGAAAGACCTTGTTCTGGATCGTGTTGTGCACCTTAGCTATAGAATCCAGCCGCTTGGGGTCGTGGCGCATCTGCTCGATGTGGCTTTTGGTAATCAAGCCGGTAGCCAATAGGCGACGACGGTTCTCTTCCATCTCACGGTCAAACGCGAGGATGCTATCCTGGTGCTTTTCAGCCGCCTTGAGGTGCCCCTCTAGGTACGACCGCATGGCTTCCAAGTCTGAAGTGTTGTTAGAGGCATCCAATTCTTTGGCGTACTCTAAGGCACGGGCGATACTCGTGTACCGGTGCTCCCCCTTGAACATGAGCTTTTTGCTCTCTGGGGATAGCCCGGTCAACCAGTTGGCGAACTGGGTGTAGTTACGGCTTTTCCCGGTCTGAGAGAATCCAGATTCATGACCCGTACGGGTCTGCCCCTTACCGCTGCCCTTACTCTGTTTCGCGGCTCCCTTAGCAGCCCTCTTAGCTGCCTTCTTCGCGGCTTTCTTAGCTGCCTTCTTCGCGGCTTTCTTAGCTGCTGCATTTTCCTGTTCCGCAGCCACATCTGCCTTGGTCTTCACAGGCTCAGGCTGGGCATCGGGACCGGATCCATACTCAGGGGAGTCTCCCATGTAAGCGTCAAAGTCGTCCTGTGATGGCAGGTTATCATCTACGCCATCAGCCGACCAGCCCGTTGGAGCTGCTGCGCTCTTCTTCCCATTCTTGCCCTTAGGCTTTGTGTCGGGAGGCGTAGAATCGTCGCTGTCGGTCTTTGGACCCTGCTCGTCGTTTGCTCCAGGGGTGCCGAAAAGCGGATCGAGGATCTCATCCGTGTTCGTAGTCCCGCCACTAGCCTGATCCAACATGGCTTTGTGGTCTAAGTGGTCCTGGGCAGTCGGGAACCGCGTGAGCATTCGTTCATGGATAACGCGGTACAGGGCTTCAGTTGCTTGGTCAAAACGCTGCCTTCCTCCTCCGACAAATTTCAGGTTTAACCCCTTGTTACTTCCGGAGTAGTCTTGCATGTCAGCCAGAAGATTATCCACCCGGTGCTTGAAGGCTTCTTTACTACGGCGGTCGTACTTCGGGCGACCCGTTTTTTGATTTTCTCCGGAGGGTTCTGGGGTAGGAAGGACGCCCAAGTCCGCGAGCGTATCAACCATACTCATAACTTGGTCCTTACCCATGGCCGTGAGACCACCACCGTCACCCAGAAGTCCTTCTCCGGGATCGGCGATAGTTGAAACAGCCGCTGCTAGAAGGGCAGCATCATCGCTGAGCTTAGGACCGCCCGCTTCCTCTACGAGGCTTACGATTTCTTGGAATCGAGACCCCCCTTTTTTGCCCTCTGTGAGGGCCTCTACGCGGGGGGTCCGTTCTGGTGTAATCAGACTTCGCTGAGGGTTCATGTTGCCTCGGGCGATGTTGTTCGTGTACTTCTTGCACTTACGGTAGTTGAAACCCACGAACGGGCACATCGCGCCGTCCAGAGCACAGAACTCCCCCTGCTCCTGGTCCAGGAAAGGGCAACGGCGGGAAGCGTCTGTGGCGGGCAGGGAAACACCGGGACCGCCTTGGTCCCCGTAGAACATGCCCAGGTCTGGAAAACGGCTGTCTCTTGGCATTGGCTACGCTCCTGCGATCAGATCGTATACAGCGGGGTCTGTTCCTGATGTCTCCGTAATAACGAGGTCCGTTACTAGGGTATTCAAGAGGATAAGCATCCCCGATGTAGACATCGGGAACACCGCAGCGTCGGAACTGTCATCTGTGACTTCGACCGAGACTGCCCCTGAAGACAAAGAAAATAGGATCGCTGTTGCCTTGTTAGAGGGCAGGTCGTTGAAGTGAACCTCATGCGCTTCTCCCGCAGGAACGGAAGAGCGCAAGCGGCTCATCATCATGTCCACATCCAGAGAAGGCGCGATACGCACCAACTCCTTCCGATCTACCTCGGTGGAGTGGTAGACCGACCCATCGAATGATAGGGTCGGCATGACTTAGTCTCCAACAAACAGATTCGAGAAGTCCACGATCTCGTTGACGTCAGCCATCACCTGCGCGAAGCGGGCACCCGCCTCGGCTGCGTTGATCTTACCGGCGCGGAGATCCCCGGCCACCTCGGACAACTCATCGTAGTGAAGATGGAGGGCGCGTTTCTGGAAATTGGGAACGGCCAGTGTATAGCACGAACTCAATCTCTCAACTGCACTGTCCAGCTTCTCCAGAAGCGATCCAGTAGGGAGTTTCGTGGGGTTGACTTCCACGTTCTCCGAGATCACCTCATCAATGTCTGAAAGCTCTTCATACCACATTTTCATAGCGTCTGCTCCTTCACCATAGTGGTGGTTGTTCCACCCACGGGCACGGGTGTCCCGTGCAACTTCGTCTCCCCCTCTGAGAAGGGAAGCAACAGCGGCCTGGATCGCGTCATCATCCACGATCTGGGACGCTCTAGCTAGCGGTTCACCTGTGCCACGAGGCATGGATTACTCCAAGCCCGCCATGACTGCGACGAAATTGTCATGGAACATATCAAGCTGCGCGGAAGCAGCCTCAACGTATCCTTCACTCTCGACCACGTCGTCAATCTCAGAGATCGCCTCGGCGACCTCGGTGTCACTGCACTCGGCCAGCTCGGGGTCTTCCTTGGCACGTGCGATGTAATCGTCGAGCACGGAACGATGGCTGACCTCGGCTTCAATCAGTTGAGCAACGAGTTCTGCGTGAACGCCCAACAGATCATGGATCTTCTCGGCTTCGTCGATGTCTTGGATGTCTTCGAAAATCGATGGGGCCTTCTTGTCGTCTTCGTCAGTGGCCCACTGGTAGTAAAGTGTGTCAATCGGGGTCATTTTGAATCCTCCCTAAAATACGCGAACGTACACCTAATAAAACCCTATTGCTCAGATCTCTTCAAGAGAATCCTCTCGTACTGGAAGAGAAACCCTTGTCGAGACAAAACTACGTCGTTTACGGGATCTCTGGCTACGCATCGTCGTGTTGAACGCTGAAGCCGAGATAACCCGGTTCCCAGTACGAGACCACGCGGTCTCTCTGCGAAGAGCCTCTAACCGGTGGGCGGTGTTCTTGGCACGGTCCAGAGCAACCTGGATTTTCTGTTGCGCCTCATCGTGGTTGCGGGCTGTTACTTTTGCGATCCGACGAAGAACTCGGTCTTCATCCGGATCCGTCCGTGTCACACCGCGCCCCGGCGTGTATGTCTGGAACCCCTGGCCCCTATAACGCTGGATAAGGTTGTTGGGCATGTGGTCTTCAGGGATAAACTCACCAATCCCATACCACTCTTCCCCGTCCGGAACTCCGATGTTAGCCATGTGCTCGCGGATCCGCTTGCTGATACGGTCGTTCCACACCACGTCGGGTGGGGCAACTTCGTGATAGGTCAAACGGAAACCGACGCCCAACGGGGTGTACACATCCGGGTTATGGCCCCCGTCTCGCCCAATTTGTACGCGCCGAACCTTGGTAGCCCCTGTTCGCGTAGTACGGGTTCTGGATGCCCGCGAGTAGACCTTACCCAGCGGCTTATCCAGTACTTGCGAGGCGTACCTCTTGGCCGTCTCCATGGATGCAAAACGCATCCCAGGCAGGGTAGGATCCCACGGAAGCCAGATCTCATGAAGACGGGGCTTAACTGGGTGGGGCATAACGCCCGCAGCTATCCCGCCTTTGGCCTGCAACCGCTTCAGCAGGATGTTGCCCAAGTCTTTACCCGACATCAGAGCCGTGGGCTTGGGTACATCAGCAACGATGATACTTGGGTGCTTCCATACCGTTCGGCCCGATGCTACGCCCAACACGTAATCACGCATCGCAGACGTTGAGGTTCCTACTTGACGGCCTCCGCTGTTGATTTGGGTATCATGGATGTACCCGATTGTCTTGGCCGTACCACCTTCCCATGGGAGCCGAACCGTGCGGATCTCGAAGCTATGGCGTACGCCAGACTTACCGTAGTCAGCGTCTTCTGGCCGTGAATACTTCTGAGTCTTAACGGCAAGATAAAACAGGCACTTCTCAACACTGATAAGGCCCATTAGTCAACTCTCATCATCTTAGCGGCCATGTGGGCACCGATGCCCCCAGGCACAGTTGAACGGCTCCGGTAATCCTTCTTGTGTTTTTTGCCCTGTTGGTATTTTCCGCTATCCCCATATTGGCGGTTTCGAATACTTTCCCAGTCAGTGTTGGAATACTCTTGAGGCTTGTACTGCGTCCAAGTGCCCGCACTTTCATTCTGGATAACTCCGAAGTGCATGGAGGCCCACTGGGCTAGAAGACGGGCATGTTCTTCTGGAAAGAGCTTACGGCGACCACCAAGATCGGTGACTTTCATCAAGCGTCCAACGGCCTTGTTATTCACCGACCGGCGAAGAAGACGGTAGAAGATTACCAACTTAGCGATATCTTCAGAAGGAGCCTTGACAGCAAGAACTCCGGTACGGTGCCCTGACGAGCCAACGGGGGCATGATACTCCGACAGCTTCATCTGCTTCACAACTTCTGGAACCCGAACAGTCCTCCCAGAAGAGCCAATCTCCTTCTTAACAAAACGTACGTATTGCCGTACGTTGTTCATCATGTCATACTCTTTTGTCCCCCGCTCAGGACGACGACGGAGCTGCACAGCTAGGAGATGCTGCATCATGTTGTTGATCTGCGTCTCAGTTGTGGTTTCTAGCTCCATCGCTTCACGGATGTACTGGTCCCACGCGGCTTCACGCTGCTCGGCAGATCCGCTGTGTTCGTATGCCGAAAAAATACGCTTGATTACGTTCCCTGCTCTGTCAAAATGTGATTTGATGACCGGGGAGAACTTCTCACCAAGGTCCATGTACTCCATTTCGGGTGTTGCATAAGGGGTGTGGTGGTCTACCACCCCGGCACTCACCGGGTCTGTGTCCCCTAGCCGTGCGCGGTTTCGAATAGAAGTGATGATCTTTTTGTCGTAATCTGGGCGCTGCACAAATTTGCCGGGGGGCGCAAAAACCGCCTTTCCAGTCTTTTTGTCGCGGATGTAGTAGTTGTTCCCTGCACGACTCACAAACTTGAACTCAACATCCGCGTCATCATCCGGATGAGATGCGCCTGCTCCCACAAAGGGCGTAGGAGCCGCAAAGAGATCAAGCTCTTGCATGGAACGCCGCTTACCCCTCGGAGTACGACGGAGGCGGTTCAACATCTCGTTATCAGTGATGATTTTACGAGCAGTCTTGTTCTTCGAAAGCAGGCCAAACTCTTTCTCAGCCGCAGACGGGGGCATCGCGACGACCATCATATACGCGTCATACGAGACCCCGTTAATCCGATAACCACGCTGAGTAACTTGGATCCCCTTCGGGAGCATCCTGTTGTACCGCTCACGTGCCTTCGGGTCTGTCGAGATCGAAGGCCGGATTAAACGGGCGTACGGGAACGGCAGGTTAGGATGGGCGCGAATGAACGACCACGCATGGACCTGCTCAAAGAATTTGAAGTCTGAATGGTTGTCCCGTAGCCACTTCTTGAGGTGGGACTCACGCACCGATGTCAACTTCATGGGTTTGATCTTCACCCGCTTCGACCGGATGATGTTAAGCGGGATCATAAACGTCGGGCTGGCATTCGTCTCCGACGCTCCATGAGCGAGCACGTACTGGATGAGGAAAAGCGCCCACGGCTCTTTCTTCCCACCACTAAACGCCTGCGTACGCCGCTTAGCCCGCCTCTTGTTGATCTCTCCACGAGACCAAACTAGCGGGAGTCTTTCCCCTTTGGAATTCAGGTACTTCGCCCCTTCAGCCGCTGAAAGATTGAACCCCATAGGCTTTTTGAACCCCTTACGGAGCCAATTGACGTAGTTGTTCCAATCCTCTTCGTCAATGCCCTCTGGAGAGTCTGCCAGTGGGTTAGAGGGTGTTTCGAACATCCCCGCTTTCTTTACATCGTAGTTGAACTTCTGGAGCATATGAACCGGGAACATACGTTGTCCCTCGGCATTGGCGTTGTAGGCATCCTTGATGGTTGTTTCAACGGCCCGTTTGAACGCCTGAGCTTGGTCATCAGTACGCCGATCAAGCTCACGCTTAGAGATCATCATCCCGGCCTTCGGACCACTTGTTTGCACCATATAGTAGGCTAGGTGTGGTCGGTCGCCAGTGACTTCCCCGTAATGCTTTAAGGCCCCGTGATACAGGCTCTTGCTCTGGTACCACCACGTAGAATCCCTCAACCCAGGACGGATGATCGGGTGGTCGATGTACAAGCCGAATACGGCCTTGTACCCCGGAACCTCAACGATAGCCTTTACGTTCTTAGCCGCAGGCATATCGAAGAGCGACCGCTGATCCACAGACTCAGCAGGTTTTGTGAAAGATCCGTCTGACAGCATCCAAACACGCATACGCTCGTCAGCCGTGACGGTCTCGTGGCGCATTTCCCCGCCCTCAGCTCGAATGGACCCCACTACAAGGCTTCCCGTAGCTGGGCGGTTAGGGCGAACAGGGGGCTTGGCCCGCTTGATGTTCTTCAAGACGTCATGCTCGTCCCTGTGGTCCGCCATGGCGTGTTCAACGGTCTTCTGCGGACCCTCATGGGACTGGGTAGCAAAAACGTAAAATCCGGGCTGAGATGCGTACCCCCAAGCGGTGGTGACGTAGTACTGCATCAGACGGTCTACGAGCTGTTCCTGGGTATTGTGGCGGGTTACTGGGCTAATGAGCTTGGTGTAATCAGGGTCATCGATGTAACGGATAACCTCGGGTGTTCCGCCCAGATGGTGAATCGCCTTCCCGGTCACCTTGAATTGCAGCGAAGGGTGCCCCTCAGGGGTGCGGATGGTAGTCCGGGTGAGGTCAATCCACCCCAACACCTGCTTGTTAGACTGATACCACGCACGCCCTTTTGACATCAGAGCACGGGCAACAGCCGCCCTATCTCCCTTTTCGTAGTGTTTCTGCCCTTCTGCAACGAGCTTTTCGAATACTGAACGATCCGGCCCCACAAGGTACACCCGCATCTTGGATACGGGGAACCCCTTCTTCATAGAGGTTGCAGCCAGATCAGCAGTACCCCTACGGTCGTGTGCCCACTTAAACAGGGCCGCGTAATCAGAAGGCATCTCCGACGAAGGCATGAGATGGACATACACCTCGGGATCTGACACCTTGGTTGCAAAGAAACCGGGAACCACGACCGATGAGAAGTTCTTGTTCGAGACCAACTGCTTCCAGTTATCGGCATTGCCGATTTCAATGGTGTCGAACACCTTCCAATCGGGCTGCTTGAAAGTGTCCTCTACCCCATGTTGAAACGGGGATGAGAAGGACTCCAGCAGGGCGCTGGCCGATTCATATGGACCAAATACACCCATACTTACCGCCTACGGTACGTGCGGCGAGCAACGCGGGGGCGGGCACCGGCACGTGGACGCCGAGGACGGGATGGGCCAACCATGCGTTTTCGGACAGCCAAAGTACGCTGACGCTTCATCTTGGACCGGGGATTACGGGCCGCACGCATACGAGCAGCACGGCCTTTACGAGCAGCCCTTTTCGCGATCATGCGTCTTTTCGGGTCTTTTCGCCCGATAACCCGCTTAGTCATGTACCCCCCACTAGCAACCTTCACGCGAACACGGTGGGCCTCTTCAATAGCCTGCTGCTTCCAGTCTTCATGCTCTTCATAGAGGAGTACATCCGAAATATCCGAAACGTCATAGCCACGGGCTAGACACTCGTCAAGAATCTTGTCAAGAGTTGGGTCGAAGTTCATAGGCTCACTCCTGTCACATAATGAATACCGGAGCTTGCTACTTCAGGGCACGCATTCCACGAAGTAGCTCTTCCCTCGTTGGTGCGTTCCTCTTCACCTGCCGGTAACGCAACACTGTCGGGTGCTCGATTCGTAAGTGACACTTGCAGTTGCTCTTACACTGGGTATCCCCAGAAGCGGGTACTGTCGGAAGATTCGACTTGATGAACGGACTCTTCGCTGCCAGATACAGGCAATGGGGACAGTGCTCGGCTGGTGAGGTCTCCCAATAGTAGAGGGCCGTAACCGACGACCCCAACACCCGAGAGGTATTGTACATCGTCTTGAGCGTTTGGACGTACATCTCGATCCGACGCTTGGGGTCCATCTTGGAGCGATCTCTCTTGACGTCTTCGATAAACTTCTTCCAGTAGTCGAACTCTTTACGGAGGAAGGACTCCAACCAACGTTTGTCTTCGGCGTCCAGACGCCCCCCGACGAACCCTCCCTTGATAGACTTGTTCCCGAGAATAAACGCCTCCGTATAGAACTTACGGAAGATAGCTTTAACCGTTCGATTATGAGGATACTGTGCGGGTTTCCCCGGAACGTAGTCAGAAGGCTTGCCCGCTTTTCCCGCTTTTTGAGGTGACCCCTTAGGCTTCACCTCTGGGGTTATCCCGGCGAATAACCTCTTAAGCTCTCGCCGGAACTCGGCTTCGAGACGGGCAAATTGTGGAAACGTAAAACGTTGCCCCACGTCGTGGTGCACCTGATGGCGCTTAGGACGTAGGGCAGAATTGATAACAGCAGCGATAGCATGGTGCCGCCAGGGATCCTTTGCCTTGGCGTGCCCACCGATGTTTTTCGCTTCAGTCAGATTTTTCTTTGTCATCCTTCGGCTCTTCGACCTGAGGGGTGTCAGGGTGAGTAGCGTTGTACATCTTAGCCATCTCACGCTCGACTGTAGTGAACTCCTCTGGAGCTTCCGGTTCCTGCATCATGTGGGGCAACTTCGTGTTAAACATCGTCGGTCTCCTCTTCTTCGGCGAGTCCAATCAAGTGCATGAACTCTTGTACGCGATTATTGAGCTGTTTGAACGCGTTAAATCGCACAAAGACCTTGAACTTGGTCATGTGCGTCTCTTCGGTCAAACCGGATTTTACCTTACGGGGCGGCTTACAATCCGGGTAGAACCGCCCGAACCCCTCCAAATACACGTCCTCGCCGTGTGAAAGCGCATCTCCGATCTCACTGAACGTCTGTGACATCAACCCCATCAGTTGTTGTTGGGTCATCTTAGGATATCGTGAATCTTCGTCAACTGCGCTCCATACACGAGTAGCTAGCTTTTGAAAGGTAACAGACACTACGGTCCTCCATTATTTCTCCTCCGTCAAAACCACTTCTTTCCCCCCGTCCTTCCTTACCGACTTGATGGCCTCGTTCAGCCAACGTATCGGGATAGCGGGGGGTTGGTGGTTTTCCAGAGTCATTGCGTGGGCCTCGTCTGAGGGGGTCCAATTTTCAAGTAGCTCACCAACCACGTCCATTTCTTCTTCAACGAGGTCACGAGCCTTGAGGTCGTTTAGAACACGCGAGCGGAAGTCTTCGTTCGCTGACTTGTTCTTCTGGTTGTCGCCCTTGCTTTGCAGCCCAGCAGTTGCCTGTGCCGTACCCACATCCACTGCTGCCTTGTTCTGGAGTAGCTGGGTCTGCATGTCGATTTGGTCTTGGTTCAGGTCCGTCTGAGCCGCTCGGAGGGCCTCGTCAGGGATAACCAACTTTTCGATCATGCTCTTATCGAGATCCGGGTAGTACGACTCAAGGATGAACTTGACCCACACGTCGCGATTGAAGTTCATCTGCGTACCTAGGTCGTTAAGAAGCTGCATAAGCTGGACCCGGTTGAGCAAGATCTGGTCATACTGTTGGCGGGCGATCTTCGACACATCAGCGAGATGCAACGTGAACTTCGCCGCCTTAGCAGCGTCCGCATCCCCCCACTTCACAGCAAGGTGGAAACGGAGCATGATCTCCAGCCCCTCAAGGAGCGAGACCTGAAGACGGTGCAACTTACGAGAAAACCGTACGTCTTGAAGTGCTAGCGCTTCACGGGAGTTCCACGCACCGGATACCTCTCCGGTAAGGTAGTCACGTGGGATCCCAAGGGCGACGTACAGCTTCTCGTTGAAATGGTCCAAATCCTGGAGCTGTCCCTGCTCAGGGGGAGCGGGGAGCTTCTCGATCCTAGACCTCTCTGTGGCCGAGTTCACGGGCCAGAAGAGGTTTTCCAACATATGGTGGGGATCGTACTGCTGTTCGAACGTGTCGGAGTCGGGATTGATGTAGGAACGCTTGTTCCCGAACTTCCTCTTGTACTGGTTGACGATACGCAGCCCATCTGTCGGCGAGGCAGCGCCCACGTCGATGTAGTACACAATCCGCTCAACGGCACGGTTCAAACGGTAGATAGCAACAGAGTCTTCTAGGAGTTTGAGGTGGAGCCAACGCTTACGCGCAGGCTCGATGATCGCACGTCCGTACATGGTTGAGAACCCGAAGGACAGCATCCGGAAGTGGGCACACTCCCAAGGCAGAAGCATCCCATCCTGACGAGGTGAAACCTTCGCGATCTGCTGGTCAACCTTGTAGAACTTGACAAGATCAACGCTAGGACCGACCCTCTGAACGTACTGCGGGGGTAGGAAGAGGATCCGGTCCAAACCTTGGTAGGTGTACCTCTGGTGCAAGAACATGTCACCGTATTTGGCAAGGTTACGGGCGAACCCCTGGATCATTGTTCGAAGACGCAGACGTGTGATCACCTCTTCAACATCTCTGACGGCCTTGGAGTCCCCCGTCACCCAAAGGTTGGTCTCCTTGATGAGGTCCTGCTGTGTGGCCTCCTCAGCGTAAATATCGAGAGCAACAGAGACGTCACCGTAGTTATCCATGGCATCGTAATCACGGTAGCGCATCTTGCGCTCCCTGTGCATACGAGTGATCATGTTGAACTGGCTGAGAGCTTCCTCAATGACAGCCAAGTCCCCCACTAGGTCGTCGCTCCCGATCATCTGAGTAGAGATACCACCTAGCTGCGCCCTTACCGCCATCTCTTGGCGTAGGATCTTGTCCAGCCCAGTGAGCCTCATCAAACCTGATCGGATATCGGCCATGCTTACCCCTTAATTGAACGCATCTGCGGGAAGCTGGTACCCTTGGTGTCTCCAGCAAAAGCGAAGAACAGCCCCACAACACCGCTAACTATAGCAGAAATAGAGTTTTCGCTCAACTTCATGTTGAGCAACGTTCTACCTACGCGGGCGATCTCCCCATGCACGTTCTGACGCTTCATGGACCGGTACAAACGGTCGATCTGAACGTCGTGTTTCGTCTTGTCGTAGGCATCCTTGAACGACAGGCGCAACCTCTTGACAAGCTGCTGGTCACGGAACATCCGCTGCAACTTACTGGGCGGGATAACCTTACCGCCGAACTTCGCTCTGGGGATGAGCTGCTGAAGTGCGCTCGGGTTCGTCATCAGATGCTGATGGAAAGTCTCGAACGTGGCCTCCAAACTGCTGTTAGGGTTCAGTAGTCCCATCCGTTGGGTCTGAGCCAGCGTACGAAACAGGTTAAGAAAGGCCCGTTCTGACTGCCCTGGCATGGTTAGCTCAAGCGCACCGCGCATGAGCTGAGCCTTGGGTGTCATAGAGGCCAAAGGTGTGTCAAGTAGCGCAGACTCCAACAGCTCATCAGCCGTCTCTGTGTCTACGCTCTCGTGGAACCTCGCAAACAGCCGTCCCATGAAGTTCGAGACCTCCTTCCGCACAGTCGTGATCTCACGAGAGATCATGTCTGCCCAGAAGAAGGGTGCCTTAGTTGCGATCAAATCGCCCAGCGATCCATAGTTCTCGGCTGCGAGTTTGGCTTTGATGTCATCCACCACACCCAGGCGTGCTACCGAAGTAGCGAACTGATCCGGATGAAACACGCCCTTAGTGTCGATACTCGTCACGAGGGCTGCATACAAGCTGCCCTTGCGGTGGTTGACAACAGCCGTAATAGCATTAGAGAACACCCGTGAATCCGGGTGCTTGTCTTTTCCAGCCTTGGACTCCAGCGCCGTACGAAGTAGGGTACTAGAAGACCCCCGAAAAACGGTGAACGCAATTGCGTTGACGTCACCGACACTCAACGGGGCGATCTGTACCCGCTTCTTAGCGGCGAAGAGCCTCTGCTGAGCGCGACCCTTCAAGGTTGCCATCGGCAACCTCTATTCGTCTTCGTCCTGCAACGACTCCAGGTCGGCGAGAACCGCTGTCACTGCATCTTCGTGCATACCATGTGCGGCATGTCCGAATTTCGCGGGCGGGTACTGCTTGTTCTGGTCGCGGAACTTCGCAGGGGGGATGTGGTTTGGCTTTGAACGGAACTTCGGTGGGCGGTCGGTACCCATCCAAGGGAACACCTTAGCCTTAGCCGACTTGGGTCCGTTCTCATCACCACTCTTTTGCGGTCCCGGTTTCTGGTTCGGGACTTCCATCTCTACAACGGTGTCCGCGTCGGGCAGAACGCCCTCTGCGAGAGCCGTGTCGATATGTTCGTCCAAATTCTCAAGAAAGCTCATAGGTAGACCTCCGCTCTTTCGAGTCACTAGAATAAAGCAGGTTAACCGACTGCGGTGCGCGAGGTTCCATAGAAATGGCCATCATAGCCGTCCTCATGGCGAACTGGTTCGTCAAACCCCATTTCCTTAGACTGCTTCGCGGCTTTGTACTCGCTCGGGTGTTTCTGGAACAACTTAGGCAAAATCGCCTCTTGGATCATATGGGAACCAATAGCCCCGAACCCATGTTTGTGTGTCCACATAAGGGCGTTCATATACGCCCCAGCGAGTGAGTCTGCAACGTCCTTGGACCCATTCGGGGGGTGATCCACCGCACCCTTCTGAGTCGTGATGTCGTGTTCTAGCTCACGCAACTCTTTGTCGAGGTAGTCGAACGGGGGCTTCATGATCCGATTCTCAGTGAAGGCGTTCATCAGCTCCATGTACGCTTCGTCTGTTCGGTCTACCGATATCGTCTCCGTCTCAAACCCGTTTTCCTTAAGAAGCTGGATAGAGTGGACCGACTGCCAGGAGTCATACGATACCCGAACGATGGGATACCCGAGGTTGTCCCTCAGCCATACGATGAACTGGCGAACCTTTTCGAAACTGATCTCGTCCATCTTCGGAGCCTTGATCCGTGTATGGAAATCTACGAAAATGAAAGGGAGTTTGAGCGTGATGCTCGACTCCTCCTCGTCTGAATGGGGGAGCGTCTTCTCGTAGTAAAACGGGATGCAGAGACTCGTGATCCCCACGCAGTCCCCAGATTTCGCCAAGTCAACGTGGACAAAACGGCCCGCACGCGGGTGATTCTTCAAGTGACGGGCTATGTTGTCATAGCTGCTAACATCGTCAATATCAAAGAAATCGGAGATTTCCAACCCACCTTTAAGACCAATTTCAATAGTCTCTGGTTGGATCGGGTTGATATACACCCCGTTGGCCTTTTTGATTACCTCGCGTTGTTTGAACAGCTTGTTCAACGAAGCGGTCGCCACGCCCCCTAGGTCACGGATGGACGCGTCAAGACTCGTTTCGAAAGACTCTCTGAACGTATCAGGGACTTGGATAATCTGCTCTCCCGATTTCATGTCGGGGATAGTCTCCCCCGGTTCAAGAATACGGGAACTTCGGAAACCAGAACCAACAAACACACGGAACCGCTTAGTGCCGTAGTGGCCCGGTTTCACGTCCCACAACGCGAAGTCAGAGATATGAACGTTCTTAAGGTTCCTCTCGCGTACTTCCTGGATCCTCTTCTCGACGAAGGAGTCCGATGACCGCGCTGACGAGATGTTGATAACGAGACCTGGATTGAACCCGGAGTTTTCGAAACGGGATTCAATACGAGTCCGAACCTGATGGTACAGAGACTTAGCTGAGTTCTCGTCTTCCTCGTCCTTCAACGACTTCTTGGAACGGAAGTTCATCTCGTCCAGAGTGGCCGAGAAGACGTCAAGAGAGAGCGCGTGGCTGGTCTGAGAACCAAACAACAGGTGAAGGTTGTGGGGGAGAAGCAGCTCGAAAAGATCGTCTTTCTTAGGGTGCTCCCTATAACCCGCCCCGAACATATTGGCAGCACCCTGAAGGAAGACCTTGCGCTGGTTCTTGGGCAGCTTCTCACGGAAGTAGGGGGACATGTTCATCAGCCCCTGAAACTTCGCGTTGATCGCGTCTTCGGCCTTGCCCTTGGTTACCGAGAAGAAGGCGAAATAGACCGGGAAGTGGGGGGCCAACCCGAAGAGGCGCTGGGGGGACTTCATGCAGGTCAACCAGTACAACTTGTAGAGCTGGGCTACGCAGGCAGCGGAAGTTTTACCAGTACCAATAGACCCGTAGATCACCCACTCATTGATGGCGTTCTTCGGGTCTAAGATGTAGAGGAGTTCTTCCTTCCACTTGGGGTAGAGTGAGTCTACGAAATCACCGAGATAGAATTTGGAGTGCAGAAACTCATAGGGCGTGACCGGCTTCTCTTCGTAGTCAGCAAGAAAAAGATCATCGAGGACTCCGATGCTACCCGTTTTCCCGATGTATTTCAGCAGATCAGCGACAAGCTGTTCGTCCTCTTTGCTGCACTCTTCCACCCGCATCGCCGGTAGAATCCTTGAAATATCGGTCTTGCTCCGTCTGCCCATCCGTGTGTTCCTCGCTTGCTATCGCGTTGAATAAAGCCAACGACGACTGCCACTTGTGGTTATCGGGGTTAGTCAAATCAATAGCTGCTAGAGATTTAACGGTAAGAGAGGCCACCGCCTCCGGGTTGAAATAGCGGTCTCCATACATCAGCCCCTGTCCTTCGGGGGCCTGGATGAAGGAATTGTAGGCCATGGCTTCGGCTTCGGTGTGAGTCCCAGCCGGGAACACATCGACCGCAGCTTCCCTAGAACCCCCAATAAGAACAACTCTGACCAAGACAAGGTAGGCGTATCTGGAGATGTCAGACATCTGCCGGGTCCTCCTCCACGTCGTCTTCGTCTTCCAAGGACGAATCGATCATGTTCGCCACAACCCCTCGGGCCGTAACGAGATGGGTAAGCGCGGTACAAGCCACAGTGGCCAACTCTGTATTCTTCGACTCAATATGGGGCACCATAAGGCGCTCAATCGCCGTCAGAGCCTCTTCAAGAACCGCATGGGGGTCTTTCACCTTCAACGGCTTAACCTCGGAGACAGCCTCCTTGGGGGCCTCAGGGATGGGCAATGGGCCAACGACCGCCGTACCCGGCTCACCACGACCCGTGTGGATCTCGGGGCGCTTGAGCTTCACAGGAAGACCCGCTGCCATCCGAGACTCCTCTGCAAGAGTCATTGTGGGAGGTTGATGGTCTATCGGGCCATCGTCCATACCAACGAAATCATCACCCTCCATAATCATACTGCCGGGATTGGTGGGCGTGCCGTGACCATCGGCTGAGTTTACGCCGTCCCCTGTGTACCCAGGGAGATGGGTTGCAGGAGCGAGATCCTTCACCTGCCCAGTTCCGACTTGGCCCGCTTGAGGACCAACGTAATCCCGCGCAGCCGCGTTCTCCTCCAAAGAGTGTTGCGTAGGCGTAGCGAACGCCTCGGCCACCTCGTCAGGTACCAACTGCGAGATCATGGCATCGGGCTGGATCTCAGCGGGTTGAACCGCTTCAACAGCCTCGACCACTGCACGCCGGGTGATATCCACTAGGTTATCCCGCGTTATAGCCCTAGCGCGGGCAACCGCGTCAATCACCATTTTGAACTTCATCTCGGGGATAGCTTTAGTAACAAGCTCCCCGTAGTTCCCTGCCACGTCGCCCAGGAAGTCGTTCAGCGCAGCGTTAATCTCCTGTTTCGCGTTCATCGTCCTCGATCCCTTCTATCTCCGCAATCGGAGGCATGAAGTCTGATACGTCCTCCAGGCTTTGGTCGAACGTACTCGCGTCCATGATGTAGTCACGGGCCATCTGTGCCCTAAACTTCTGAAAGGCAGCGTCTCTTTCAGCCATCGCTTCAACAAAAATCGCTGTCATGTTCTTAAACCGGCTGGCGTACATACGAGAAAACGCCCCCACGAGGACGATGGGCCAACCAACCGCAACGACAAGAACGACCCAGAACTCAGACATCGTACTTCCCTGGGGGAAGACCCTCACTGGCGGGGTCAAGATCCTTCTCTTCACCCAGCATCCCGTAACCACGGATGTCTGACCACGGACTCTCGTCGTCCGCTTCACGGCGCTCCGGAGTGTAAGATCCAACGCGGGTCAGCTTGTCCTGACAGCGAACCCAGAGAAGCATGTCCTCGTACTGATCCGGGCTGACGCCATCTGGGTAGTCAGCACGCATCTTAGCGGCAACTTTCCTGATGGCATCCCCGTATTTGTTGTTCTTTAGAATGACGTGCTTCGTTCCTTCGACACCGATCTGGCGTAGCCTCTTCGCTTTCGCCTCGATCCGCTTCATGTCCGCATCGCCCATCACACACCCCTTTCTGCCAGCCCCTCTTGAATAGCGGTAACGACCATACTCAAAATGCGCTGACGTTGATTGCTGGGCAGAGAAAGGAGCTTGTTCAAGAACTGCTCCTGGCCTTCCTTGGTAATCCCTTCGGTCAAAGTCTCAGCCGCGCCGAAGGTGTCCTTCATGTTCGCGGTGATCATGCCGATAGCATCCTTAGAAGCCGTCATGTTATTGATGATCTCGATCTTGTTCTTGATCGCCTGATTGAGTGCCGAGACAGCCCGGATCTTCTCACCAGTAGATGCTTCAGCTAGATCTTCTGTATCCAAAATCTCAACGGTAGCATCAAGCGCATCGAAGTAGTGGGTGAGCTGGGTAATCCGGTCTACCACCATGCTCACATAGAGGAGCTGAACGTAAACCTGATGAGCGCGGATGACGTTATCAGCCAACTCAATCAGCTCGGGGTCTACCTCTTCTCCACTAGATACGGCCATGTACAGCTCCGTAGTGAGCTGCTGGGCCATGGAAATCTCGGTGTTATCCATCTGAATCATGTGAACTCCCTCGGGCCACTATATCACCCACCTTAGGCAGCTTGATAGTATGACCCCCAAAATACCTGATGAGCGTTTCAAACGTATGAGGCCCGAGCACCGAGATCAACTCGGGGATCAGGCTCTCGTCCTCTCCCACAGCAGCGTAATACCCGTCCAGTACCTCGGGAGTGAGCTTGTCGAGGTTATCTGCGATGTCTATTAGCTCCTTGAAAATAGGGGGCAAAATACTGGGTTCGTTCATGTAGCAAAAACTGCACCCCAGGTGCGTACGTGGCTATAGGGAAGCTCCGTGAGTATTTGATGTTGGCCAGTGCAAAAACTGGTCGAAGTTCTAGTATCGGAGCAACGATCTAAAGCCAACCACAACACCTGGGGCACACTCCATTTCTTCGCTGCTAGGCATAGCCTAGGTCTCCGTCAAACATAGCGTTCTCTTCCGCACCGATCCCGATAATATCCATGTGGTAGTCGTTTGTTTCGGGTTTACGGGTGCGCAAAACAAGGAACGCTTGGGTGAGAATGAACGTACAATACTCCATCATGAAGTTCCGGTTGGAGCACCCCATGAGCTGAAGAACGGACTTGGCAATTTCACGCCCTTGGATCATCTGAGCCAAGATGTACACGCACACACGGCGCATCTTACCCTCAAACCGTACGTAGCTAACAGCGATACCAAAGAGCTGCTTGGGGAGCCTCTTCAGCGTTAGTTCAGCTTCCACCTCGTAGATATTCTGTACAGTAGACGTCTCAGGCTCCGTGTGCATCTCAGTGATACGCTTCTGGAGCTTGTTGTGTTTACCGTGCAGAACATCATACTCACGGTAGAAAGCATTCACCACGCAGGTGAACAGATACCGCATGTATTTCTGATGGCTATTCAGCTTTTCGATCTCCTTATCAGCCATCTTAGGGATAGCTTTGGTGATCGTATAAGCAGCGTGGGAGATGAGGTCGTCCTCATCTCCCATGTATGTGACTTTGAATTTTTGAGTGGAGTAAACCACCCGGATGATGGGCAAGGCGAGTACAATGGCCTCGTCTAACTTCGCATCGGTCTGGTCAGCTCGGTAGGCGTCAAACGCGGCGTACGCGTCTTTCTGCTTCCACCAGCCAAGACTACTGAACCAACCTGACGACATACACCCTCCATCCCCACATACTATATCTTGTGGTGACGAAGAGTGTCAACAACTAAATGTGGTGGTCAAACTACTTACCTAAATGATGCCGTGTCTCTTTTAGCCAGCGGTTCAGGGTGCCATCCGGTACCGAAACCGACCCCGTGCTCTGATAAACGGAGAGCATGTCGTAGGCACGACGGAGAAGTGACTTGGTGATAGCCACCTCGACAGCCTTACAGACAAAATCCCCCGGTTCCCGTTCGTGGTGCATAGGGATCTCCCTTTCGAGAGGGATCTTGAACATGACCTTCACGCCCTTTTTCTTAACACGGTCAATGAAACCCTTGAGCATAATCCCTCCAAAGGGAAAAAGGGGGTCTACAGACCCCCGTACGTTCCCAGAGCGTTAATCACCCCTTACGGCGTGTCGTCAGCGAACGCGATCTCGTCGCCCTGCACGGCCTTGCCATTCGGCAGAATGAACAGCGGGAATGTCGAAGCGTCTTGATCGCTCGCATCTGTCCAGGTCAGGACGAACTTACCAGTTTCATCCGTCAACACCTGGAAGTCAATGGTCGGCGAGGTAGTCAGGATTGTACCTGTCGTAGCCGCAACAGTAAGGCCCGAGATAGCCGCATCAAGTGTATCGAAGTCCTCGTCAGTGAACAGGACCACCTGGACAACCACGGCCTCGTTGATCGCATCACCAGCCGGGTCAACGACCTGACCAGTGACGGTCACAACCTCGGTATCCTCGGCACTAACGGTTACCTCAAGGTCTTCAATTGGCGTCTCGATATAGAACTTCTGGTAGAGTTCCGAAACGGTGTCGCGTTGGCGTTCTTCTTGGGTGTAGTCAAACGTGCCCATGATATCCTCCTAGAGCCTTATGCCCCTTATGGGGCTATCACTCAACGTACACCTAATAAAGCGCCCTAGGCAAAACTAGCGAGAAAAACGCCGAGACAGTGCGGCGAGCCTTGAATCTCCCACATCTTCTTTAGGGTCAGGGAGATGCACCTCTTCAACCGCCACAGGGCCGGTTTTTTCAGTGATTTTGGGCGTATCGAGGGCACCCTTCTCCACCGGCTCAGGAGCATTGTAATTACTAGGGTCTACGCCCCTAGCGGCCAAAATGCGCGTGACTTGCTGAGCAGCACCGACGATATGATACCCCTGGGATTGCAGGTTCTTGATGGCCCCATCGGCCTCGGCGATCTTAGTCTGCTCACCCTTGATATCCTCGTTGATCTTGGCGATGATACCCTGGAGCCTACGCCACTCTTCAACGAGGCCGTCAGTACTGTCGTCCAGCGGGACCACATTCGGAGCAGGAGCGCCCTTCGGGGCGCTCTGCAAGGGGGCCACACTCTTGTTGGCGGGTTTACGGATCTTCTTACTCATTGGCTATCCTCCTTGGAATTCGTGATGTTAGGAACTTTGTGTTGGATGAGAGCACTCACCTGCTCTAACGTTTGGTTCAATGAGCTGAAATCATCAATAGCGAAGGTCAGCTCGTCCTGGTGCAACGGAGCAGCCGTCATCTCATAGGCTGACGCGTTCTCCCATACACCAAAATCGACCTCGAAGACACCGCCTTCGGGCCGGATCACGATACGGGTGAGTACAAGAACGGCGTGCAGGTAGCGATGTCCTGCGGGGTGATGCCACTCGATAGTCTTTGTCATCGCACCTCCTGCCACCACATAGTAACCGGAAACCGCGATGGTGTCAACTATAGCGCCTGGATAACCGCCAGGATCTTCTCGTGGTACATCAGTAAAAGCACCAACAAAGCAATAACCGCAGTCAGCGCGATGTTCGTTGGAGACCACCCACTAACGATATCCCAGACGCTACGACCAATCGGGGACGCGGAAGAATGTGGCTCCGTAGAAAGCGCCACAGCAGCTTCTTCGGACTCCTGGGCCACGATACGCCGCTCGTCCGCACGGGCGTTGGCCTCAAATTCAGCCCGATGTTGGCTATACACATCACACCCATGGTCTTTGATGTTGTAGAGGATCTCTTTCAGTTCTTCCCACCGCTCTGCGGAGTGCTCGTGATCCTTCTTCAACAGTTCAAGAGCTTTGTCTATGCCGCCTACTCTGGCCGTCAGATCTTTGATGTCTCCCTTAACCTCTTTGATATCCGCCTGAGCAGCTTTAAGGTTGGTGTACACCCCTTCTGACCAGTCCTGGAACTCCTGCCGCCTATCCCAATGCGTACGCCGCTCCACATCGGAGCTGCCCATCCTCTTAAGCGCAGAAATAACATCTTTGTGAAGGGCTTCAATGGCTTCTTTGGTCATATCAGTCATCGAATATCCTTAAAACCCAGGAGACGCAGGTACTGTAACCGCGATAACCCAACAATCTCCCCCAAGTGCCATTACCGAATGTGGAACATTCGCCGGAATACGAAGAACTCCCCCCTCGTCAATTACGCCATCGCAATCCGAGGGATCCCAATCCAAGTCAGCCCCCGCTCCTGGGGGGTTGTCGTGAATTTTGTAGGCCAACTGGCCGTCATAAACGATGAGAATTTCATCCTCATGGTGGATATGTCGGGGGAACGGGATTTCTGACTTGATACAAGTACGCAACACAGCTACACGTGGTTCCCGGTGTAACCGGTAGGCTTCAACGTCTTTCCCCATGTCCAGAGGCCAAACAATGTCAGGATCCCCAACACTCGCATGGAGTTTATTAGTTAACTGACGAAGATCTTCGAGTAGGACTTCACCTCTCGTGGGCATTCTACTTACCTCTTTTGCTAGTTACCTACAGTAACTCGCGCGTCTAATAAAGGCGCATTCCTACTCTTTGCCGGACTCGGAAGCAGATCCCATATCGATATCGTCGTTAGCTCCAAGTTATTGGTCTACTACTATTCCCAATTGCAATGAAACGACCGGTTATCCTCGGATCAGTCAAGGATGAGTTTGCGTTTACACGGCACCGAATATGGTCAGCCCCGGCATCGCCTCCGGAGAATGACACACTTAGTGTTCCAGACGAACAGACGTTTGAGGTCCCGGCGATCCCAGCCGTCCCTGCCGTGTTGGTGCCACCTGAGGTCCGGACCATGGTAAAGGTCACGGTCCCACACTCAACCTGCATGTCGGTCCCGTCCTCGGCTTCGATCTCATAGTAGAACATGGCCGACTGCGCCCTGGGAGCCGTGGCCGTGTTGAAGATACGGGCGAACTCAGTGTTTGACCCATCGGTTAGAGTCTTGCTCTTGACCGCCTGAAGCCTGTTGAAAATCCCCTCTGCGGCCTCCATGTTCCCGGTCGTCTCGATGTCGTTGTCGTCGGCGTCAATAGTCCCGCCTGCAATGAGATTCATCTGGTGATTGACGTTGCCGACGTTGACCTCGTCGGAGCCGTCCAGCGCAAGAATCTCTCGGTCTCTGGCCGAGGTGTCCCTGCCGTAGTACCCGAAATCGTTGGACAGGATCAGGTTCGCTCCACTCCCACCGATAGGTGGCCCGCTAACCCACACATCTTCGAGCGCGTACAGCTCCATGTTAACGCTTGGGTCACCGAGGCGCAGGATGTCAGCGGTGGTCATCTTGAAGACCTGGCGGGCGGACCCTCCGCTATCATCGGCCGTGACGTTCACGTCGTTGTCAAACGCCAAGCCGTCCTCCGGGATGTCGTCCAGCACCTCCATGGCGTCAGCCACGTCAGACGCCGCTGAGAGCATCCCAGTGTGGGCTCCGCCAAGCGGGACAAGAGCGTCATCCAGCGTTCTGCCTTCCCACCGGCTGTCCCCGTCGTCCCAGGCCAGAATCATCTTGTCAGACGGGCTGGAAAGCGCGAAATGAACATCGTTGAGGTTCCACAGGTCCAGCCCATCCAGCGTGGTCATGGCCCCGTTCAGCGCGGAGGACCCGAGGAGAATGCCAGAGTACGGAGAGCCGGACATCGGGATATCGCTGTCATCCAGGTCGTCAAGAACGTCCATCGCACCATCGACGCTGGTCTCGCCAGTGAGGAGACCGGCGTGGGTACCGGAGAGGGCTATCGCGCTATCTGGGTGCTGGTTCGGGGCGTCGCGGTCTGATAGCCCGGCGTGGCTCGCTGGCGGGTTACCTGACCCGAGGCTCGCCTGTCGAAGATCGTAGTAGTCGTTCCCATCGTCATCCGAAACGATCGCGGCGTGCCAGGTGTTGCCCATCCCCGCCGATGTCTGGTACAGCACCCCACCGATGAAGTGGAACTCCTCCAGTGGGAGTAGCGAGACGATCGAGGAAATTTCATTCTCAGCGGCGGCTCTCGCGTCTCCGACCTTGGTGTACTCGGCCTGCCCCATGAGGGCGATGATGGGCTGATCCGGGTCGTTGGTCGCGATGATCCAGGAGTAGACGAAATCGTTGTTCGTCCCAACCTCGGTGAGCCCCCACGATCCACCACTCAGCTCGTTGTAGTACA